CTTATCAGATCAGATGACTATAACTCATCCGACGATCTTTGTGAAATGATCTTTTGCGTGAAATGGAGTTCCTGGACCACCTTCAATCATCTTTTCGATGAGAGCTCCGATATCGCTCGATTCCATTAAAGTGTAATCGTTGAGTGCTGCCAGAGTGCTGACTTCAGACCTTTCATTAACGAACTTCTCCTCAACTTTAAAGGAATCATCGAAATCGCCACCAGCAGATCGCATCTGGAGAGCGAAGACGAAAGACTCTGGAGCAGAATACGAGAACCCGTTATAAGATATTCGAGCGCCATCGATGTCCTGTATTCCTGCGTCGTGTCTTTCCAGGCCTTCTGCAATGAAGCATCCGTGTCCTATGCAGCAACGATTTCCTTCTCCGTCGTCGAGAACATGCTTCCTCTTCTTGACTCCAGATTGGAGGAAAGCTGCCCAGTTCTTCCGGTTTTCCAGAACTTCTTCCCAGGTCTGAGGATCGAGATAGATTTTGAAAGTCATACGAGTTTCTCCACTTCGAGGATTTTTATATCGGTGAAATTTTCCTTGAGCCAATCGACAGCTCCGGTCATCTTCATGAAACGCTTCGTCTCTGTTTCGCCGAAGGTCTTGAGGCGCATGACCACAGGGATAGCGGTGGCATCCATCTCGATAGACATCACATAACCATCGATCTTTCCTGTGAGTTTGATTTCTCCTAACGCTATAAGAGCTTTAAGGATATTGTGGCTAGTGCCGTGCATTTCTATCTCCGTGCGATTACAAATTCTGAAGAGTTTCCGGCGATGAGTTCTTTGTACTTCCCGGTTTCAGGATCGAGTCTGGCTCTCATCACCCATACGAATGTGCCGTCTTTGAGGATGGCTTTCGACGGGCGAGAGAAAACGTCGATGGACTCCCAGAGCTCCGTTACAGGAATTCGAACATTCCGAATGACCTGAGTCTTGTCTCCGATCGTCTTGACGCAGATGAAATCCCATTCGTAGAATTCGATGTCGAGAGTGATACGGTCGGTATGAACCCGATCAAATCTCCGGACATCTCCGAATTTCGCTTCATTAATTCTTTCGATAGAGATCGTAGACATTTTTTTGACTCCGTTTGATTTAAGGTGACCATACACACGAACTTAAAGCTTGTAAACCCCTAAAATGGACCCAAACGAAAATTAATTCGATGGGTCCATCTAATCATTTCTTAGACGCGAGAGTTTTCTTCAGTGAGGCAACTCTCTTGTCTATATGCTCTTGAGATTGCTTGTAGCCGATCCCGATCTTGTTTCCGCGCATCCCTCGCGACTGGATAGTCCTTGCCAAAGCAAAACTCCTAGAAGCAGAATTCCCTCTGCTCCTAAAGTACGCCAAAGCTCTTGTCATCTTCTTTCGCATCGTGATGTTCGAAAACATCCTCGTTAGAAGGAGATGACAAATGTAATGTTCGCGTGCAGTCAAGAGAACGAGGTTTTCCTTCGAATTATCTCCGTCATACGACTTCGGAACAATATGATGAGATTCGAAATAAATCTCACCGTTCTTGTTCCGATTTTCAGAAACAGCTTTGTCGACGATCGATCTATAAATCTTATAGTGTCGACCGTCGGTGTAGACATATCCTCGAGGAAAGCGCGAATACTGTGTATCCGTTATGCTATCCATAAAGTATTTTGAGAGGGTTTATTTCGTCTCGACCTTCAAGAATTTCTTGACAGTCTTGCTGTCGAGAGCTTCTGCAACGGCGTCCATCGTGTCGTATGTGATGTAGCTGTCGGCAATGACATAATCGAAAGAATTTCCTTCGAGGGATTTCCCGAGGTCTGCTTCTGGAACAGCTCTTAGACCTGGATGGTCTTTACGGAGACGAGATGCCTCAACTCCTCGTCTGGTAACGAAAATGACTTTCTTCCCATCCTGGATGTATTGCTTAGCCAAAATGATGAGGTTTGTCGTCACTCGGAATTTCTGACGAGGGAAAACGAACTGATGAATTGTTCGTCCATCATTCGGATCATCGAGGACGTCTCGAAGAATTTCCCACAATCGAATGTCACGCATTAATTTTCCTTCCTATTGAGTTCAAGACCTTCTGGCAGATTTTGAAGGACTCCGTTGTAGCGCCACTGGATGGACTCTTTAAACCATTCAGGGAACATCTGTTTGTTATCATTGTAGAGCTTGTCAAACATCCCGTCGAGGATGAACGTGTAAGAGAAGTCGTTCTCGTGTCGAGTTCCACGGCCTGCTGCCTGGACAACATGACGAACGACCTGCTGAGTAATGAGATACGGACGCTTCTGGGAAATGTACCGAACTCGAGGATCGCCGAATGAAGGGAATGGAAGCTTCGCAATCACGTTGATCCGGCAAAGATCATCCTTGCCATCTACACCGGCCATGATCGAAGGAGAAGCGACGATTTTCTTCTTCTTGGAATTGGCACCATCCTGGAGAATTTGGATGGCTTCCTTGGCAGACTTCGGAAGATCGATGTGAGCATAGGACAGATCATTGATCCGATTGGCTCGCTTGTACGAGGCAGTATGGATCATCATGTTCGCGTCGTACTTCTCGTCGAGAGCATCAACGAATTTCGCAGTGTTGTGGAAGTCCTTCTCTTCGGTCTTTGCCGACATCCATCCGAGAGGATTGAAATACACCTTCCTGGTGTCTGCAGGGATAGGGTGGCGCACACTGACAGATGCCCAGTTGTGATCATTGAAGCCAAGCTCTCGGCTGTATGCATCATCGCCACATACCGTTGCAGACATGTGAAGAATTTTCTCACCCTTAGAGAAAATGAGCTTGTCGGCGAAGTCAGCAGCATAGACCGGTTTGATCATCGGCTTCAGCTTCGGGTCCTTCTCCATTTCCTTCGGATCACGGTGAGCGATGGCCTCTTTGCCTTCCATAATCCAGCACGCAGACATGGCAGAGGTGAGACCTGCGAGATGACCTGCGAGAGAACGATAACCTGTCTGACCAGCCATTCCTTCGACTTCCTTCTTGGCTTTCTCTAGATCGAATTCATGGAGACCATCGAAGACAGGCATTTCGAAGACTTCGCCATGCTCGTACTGAGAGAGGTTTTCACGCACGCCACGCCAGATTTCTACGAGTTGAGAAGAACCTGGTCCGAAGAGAAGATTGAACTTGACTTCGTCCTCATGGAAAATAGGAGTTTCGGCAGCCGAGGTAATGACAGAACCGACTTCATGACACTCGTCGAGAACGAGGAAATGCCAGGATCGAGGAATACGAGCGACGAAGTGAGTATTTGTGAGGGACAAAGGACCCTTCATGAATTTCTGCTGGGCACGCCTGTAAGGGCATTCACCCATGCACTTCTTCGCAGTCGCCTTCACATGGAGGACACAACCTTCGGTGTTCCTGTTGTGGAGATCATCGCAGGTGTAGATAGGATCAGCAGCTCCACGGATAGAATGAAGATCAGGAAAGTCTCGAATGTACTGGTCCTGGAGATATTTCGTGATCGTGGTGAAAAGAGACTTCTCCTCGCCATAAGTCGTGTGCTGGATATACCGCGCGATCGTGTAGGCGATGGCAGACTTACCTGCACCGGTAGGACCATCGAGGATAACGTGTTCGACACCCTCGTTGAATTCATGAAGAGATTTCTTGATAGCTTCGAGCTGGATATCACGAGGCTTATCGAACGGGAACAATTCCAAAATCAACTGCTCGTCGATTTCCATCCCGTAGTGATGTTTCTTTGTCATACTTTTTCCTTATTGATTTGGTGAACATACACCAGATCATTGTCAGAGTAAATAAGAATTTAGTCAGAAATCCATTGGTCTCTGACCCATTCTAGAGCGGATGTGAATTCGTGTCTGGTCAGAACCGTTTTGTTCGGTTCGATAGGACCCATCGGATGGATGAGACGCTTTCCTTTCGTGGAGAGGAGCGCATCACGATAGTCCGGACAATGAAGCGAGACTTCGTAATACATTTCCTTTACGAACTCCCGATAGACTCGAGACGTCCGCATCATTGGAGTTCCTTGCCACCACAGAGTCTGCTTCTCTTTCCAGGAATCCGGTTTGTATTTCGAGGGAATTCTCTGGGCCTCTACTCCGTGCTTCATACACCATCCACGCTGGAACTCCGGATCATTCACCTTAACAGAGTGAAGAATTCCTTCCGTAGATTGGCACTGGACCCCTCTGAAAATGAAACGGTGCTTGGAGAGATTTGAAAGGACTCTCCCAACACCTTCCTGGTTAAATCGAACGAGTATTTCTTCCATATCAGATTTCAACAATTTCACCAGTTCCGAAGAGCTTCACTTTCGTACCTTTCTTAAGAGCTTTGCCTGTCAGGAGACTTTTTCCGTTTGGCATAACCGGATCGAAGAGATTCGTGATGAAACTACGTTCAGCAAGACAACCGATCGGTTGACCTCCATTCGATTTGATAAACTTGTTGAGAGCTTTCTCTTCGCGGATTTCAGAACGTGTCATTTTGGATGTCTCCATGTTTCGTTATGATTATTCCTATCCTAGACTTAAAGCCTTGTAAATAAGAAAAATCAAATATCGTCGAAGAAAGTTTCCAAGATAGATGCCGCGATCCTCATCTCAAGGTCGAAGAGCTCTGATGACCTTTCTCGCATGATGTCTTCCCAGTACATGACGTCCGTCTTCCTGAAGAATTTGTCTGTGAGGATAAGGTCTTCCACCTTAATTTGATACATCGCGCAGTGGAGACCGAAAATTTGTTCAAGTCTCAGCATCTCTTCCTGGCCATTGAGACCCAGGATGTCTGCCTTGAGACGGATAACATTGGCAAGTGTTGGATATTTACGTAGTATCATTCGTCGCTCTCCACTGGCGCGCAGCTGTCACAATAAGCCCATTCGTCATGGACCTCTAGTTCATAAGAGTAGTGCCACCATCCGCATCCGAGGCACTGCTCAACATTTTCTGTAAGAAGTTCATCTTCCCAATCGTAGCCTTCTTCGAGTTCCAGAATTTCCAGACACATGAAAATGCTCTGGCATGTTCCGACGATATACGAAGCAAGGCGTTCTCTATCTTCCTTTTTAACCATTTCAGAAATCCTGGAAAAGCCGATAAATGACTGCCAGGACGATGACCGCGGCAGCAGTGAAAGCCATAGCCAAATCCTGGTTCCGCTTCTTCTTCGTAATCTTCTCTATCTCGAAGTCCTCTTTAGCTCTGAGTATTTCCAGAAGGAGGTCGTATTCTTTTGAAAAATGATCTTCGACGTATACAGCCGTGAACTTCTCGGCGAACTCGATTTCGTCTCGAGAAACACAACTCAAAGAGTTGAAATGCCTGAGGTGCGCAAGGATCGTCCTGGCCTCGATCACGTTGTGATAAAGACTCTTAATGTGCTTCGGATACGCCTTACCTGTAGTACGATGATATGAACTTCTCGTTCGGTGGTAGAAATTTCGACTTGCGGAATAGGACTGATTCGAGTCGAAGAGATCGAGAGCGGCTTTTAGACTGTCTTTGAGCTCGTTCAGTTTCTCGTATTTAGAAAAGTCTTCCATTTTAAACTCCGAAGATTTTCGTGATTACGTGGACGGATGCAAGAATTACGATCACGCAAGAGACGAAAGAGATAAATTCAGACCTGGTCAAGACTAGCTCCTGATTTTCGTTAAAGATTTCTCTTACGTCTATCACACGATTTAGACCTTGTAAATACTAAAGGTCGATACCTTCATTGAGAATATGATCGAGGAAGTTCCGAGCTTTCAAGAAGTCTTCACGGTTGCGGAGACGAAGAGTGATTTGATCGGTATCAACGTCTGCGATTCCATAGTAGCCGGGTGTGATCTTCTTCTTGACTTCGAAACGTAGTTCTTCAGCCTCAGGAAGAACTGGTTCCTGCACGGCCACAGGGAGTTTTTGGAGTTCTGGCTCGTACTCTCTCAGGATTTCGAGGTTTTCCAAGTCTTGCAAGAAATGCGGAGGCGGAGACTCTTCAAATGTTCCTTCAGGATCGATCCTTTTGCCAGATTTGCTTTTGAAGTAAATGACGATATCACCTTCTCCTAAAGAGACTCCTCTGACTACATAAGAAACGCTCTTAGAGCCCCATGTGACACGTTCGTCCACGAGGAAGTCGACGAGAGCAGAGACGGAAGCGTGTGACACTTCGTGTACGCTCCGATAAAAAGTCTTCACATTCTTCTTGAGGCTAGGAATCTCGTCGAATGCTCCAATGCTAAAGAGGAGTTCATCTTGGTCTTTTCCTTCAGGACCAATAGAGATATTCTCGACGAAACATACCTCGCTTTGGATATAGTGGATGCGACCGAGAAGCCTCTTCCCTTTCTCAGAAATTGTGACGATGTCGCCGCGCTTGAAGATCATTTGTAAATACCTTTCTCTATGCAGAAATCGATGAATTCTTGAGCCTCTTCTAAATCGGAAAGATGCTTGATGTTAACGTTAGCATATAATAGGAAATTGTTTTCGTAAACGTCTAAATCCCCTCCAAGGCGAAATTAATCGCCTTGGAAAGTTTGATCAATCGATCTTAATCATCGGAGTTGCACCACCGGTAACCTTCGGAAGTACACCATCCCAGGTGTCGATCTGCTTGTACCGAATCAGTTCTTCAGAGATCGACTCTGTGATGAGTCGGTTAGCTTCCGCTTCGCCTTCAGCCTTGAGAATGGCTGCGTTCTTCAGACCGAGAGCTTCAGCTTCCAGCTTCTGAGCTTCAGCTCGAGATTGTTCGACTTCCTGAAGACGCTGCTCAGTCATCTGACCTGCCTGGATTTTCGCGTTGATCTTCTCGATAACTTCCTGAGGAAGCTGGAACTGACCAATCCAGTAAATTCGCTCGATCTTGATGCCGATATCTTCGACCTGCTTGCGGACACGTTCCTGGACACGTTCGAGGAGAGCTTCCTTGCCAGCACCATAAGCGTCTTCAACGGTGATCTTCGAACCTTCGGCAACAAGAGAGTCGCGGATCATGTTCTTCAGATAGACGTCGGTAATTTCGTCGATACCGCGTCGATACTTCTGGAAAACAGTTGCAGCAGATTCCGCCTGGACGTAGTACGAGAGACCCATATCGACGGAGACGACCATGCCCTGGTTGGTCTGGAATTCGAATGCCTTCTTCTCGGAACCCTTTTCACCTTCCCAGATTTTGTTCTGGGTGAAAGTCGGGAACGTGTAAATCTTTTCGTTCCAACCTTCCCAGTATCGACCAGGACCGAGGACTTCGGTGTTGCTTACACCTTTTTCGTCACCAAGGAGCTTGACCTTGATGCCGACGTTACCGGCTTCGACACGAGCACAGGATGCGACGAGAGCGGCCAGGAGACCGACGGAGATAATGCGAGATAGCTTCAAGAGTTCTTTCCTTTGACGAGTTTCTGAATGACGTTGTATGCCAGAGTCACGATCACGTAGATCAGCAGGACTCCGAGGAATACACCGCCGAGGTTGAGGATCGTGTTCTTTGCAGAAATGAGTGCCGGACCAAGATATCCGAAGAAGAATACCACGACCGCTACAAGAGCGATAATGGAAAAGTTCCGTTGATGATTCACTTGATTTCTTTCGTTAGAGGTTGAGTTTACATCCGTTACTCTACACAAAAATGAAACGGATGTAAACAGAAAAATTACAAATTTCTGATAGCTACAGAAATCATTTCCATGGCTACGGAACGGTTCTTGTGTTGACTCTTGTAGCCGTGGAACCGTGCCACAGTGCCGGTAGGGAGATGGACAATAGATACTCCATCCGGAGCAACATTGACTAACCCTGACGGCCTGGAGCTGTATGTGTTAATCTCAACGTCTTCAGGACGAAGTATCATGTCATTTACCTTCCTAGAGCTCGTTCGCTCTCTGTTTCGAATTCGAATTCGGTCGTGCCGGCTTCGATGAACTTGAAGTGGTTGATGTCCTTCTTCCTCGTGGCACCTTTCGGATACGCGATGGAGAACATCTCAGCAGGACCCATGTGAAGAGTCTTCGAGAGACGAGACGTGATCACGATCTGACGAAGAGGCTTGTACTTCTTGCCAGAGTTGAAAGCAATCTCGTTGTCAATAATGATCGAACGGACGATATCGAGATGAGTCCGAGGATCGATCTTCATGAGAGTCACACCAGGATTTTTCTCACTCTGGACGACAGAGAGAGCATTCATGCGACCGAGAGATTCGTTCGGATCGGTCACAGCTACCACCGTTCCGTTCGGAAGATCGGAGATGAACTCATCGAAGAGATAGTCCTTGTCCGTCAGTCGATACGGGAAATAGTAATGGAACCTCGGAAGAGGATCATCGATGACACGATTTCGAGACATCTCGAAAGTCACTCCAGCCGCTTCGAAGCACCGATGATATGCACCGAACCTTGCCTGGTTCCAGTTGTAGAAGAATGTCATATCAGAATTCAAGATCGCTTCTTGGAAGTAATCGAATTCAGACTCGTCGTACAACGGATTTTCAGGTCGAGGAGAACCTGGACATACGAAGATCGTGTGTTCATTTTCTTCGCGATTGTGCTTGAAGTACGTGATGTTGAGAGCTTCATAGTCGAGAGGTTGACCGGAAACGACGTATCGGTTTTCCTTTGCATTCGAACCGTAGTCGACATCGAACAAGAAGATGTCAGCTCCACAGACAGAGAACTTCTTCCGAAGAGCTTCGAGAGCATCGTCTCCACCTTTCACGAAAGACGGATCAGGACACGAGACCGAAACCGCTTTGATCGGATTTCCGTTCTTCTTCGCCGTTGCACATGCCGCAGTGATGATCTTGACCATCGAATTGACATTGCCATCAGTGAGAACGTCATAGAGACCTGTCTCGTAAGACCTCATTGAGTATTGCTGGAAAACGCAAATCTCTTTGAGGCTATGGAGAGAAGCATAGTCACCTATGCTCTTTCCGATGTTTTTTGTTGGTACTCGAATTGCCAAATTAACCTCCGTAAGGAATATTATCGTAGGCTTCTACGAAAGACTTCGCGTACTCTACATCACGACCGTAGATGTGAGCAGACGAAATAATGCCGGAGACGGTTCCGACCTGGACTCCGATATCCTTTGCCATTTTCTCGAGAAGAGTTTTGGCGATGAAGAAGTCATATGGCCATACAGAGACCATGTTCTGCGAACGCATCATCGACGTCACGTTCAGATAGGAAATTCCATCCGTGTCCTTCGTGATATCAAAGATCAGAGCTACCGTACAAGGATATTCGACCTTCTGGAGAAGATCGTCACGGAGCGCTGAAAGCATCTTGTTGTCGTTGATGCCATCGAGAACAGAAATGACTGCTCGACGAGTCTCAGGGAATGCACGAAGTTCATTCTTGACGTTGTCGTACTGCTGAGCGATACGAGGACCGTAGAAGACCGAGAACGACGATGGGAGTTCGAAAGCTTCCAGGTCTTCACGACGATAGTTGAACTTGTCTGCAATCGGATTGAGTTCGATCAAAGATTTCGGCATGACGTCAGAACCTGAGAGAACCCAATCGGCGAAAGCCTTTGCATATTCTTCAGATGGCTTTCGCTCAGTCGGCCAAGTTTCAACAAATGTGCTCGGATTGGCAATCTCGTAGACGAAGTTCCGAAGCTCCTTCGAAGAACCGAAAGACGATTCTCGAGTATTGCCGAAGTTGACGATCTGGTCCAAGACGTCAGCATAAGCATCTTCAAATGTGTGATAGGCGTTTGTCATTTCTTTTCCTTTTTCAGATTACGAATTCAGCTTATCACGCGGCTTCGTCGTTGTAAACACCTGGTCGATCAAAATGCGCCTGGATTTCGTCGAAAAGACCTTCATGGGTCGGAGCTGTCCAGCCTTCAGGCTTCAGAAGATCAGGAAGTCTGAAAGGGTTCGGACGACCTGGCTTGATGCCTCGTTCCTTGGCCAGGTTTGCATCCATCACGCGAGCGTAGCCTTCCAGATACTTTTCCTTCGAGACCAGGAAGTCGACAGTGCCCTTCTGGAAAACGTCGATGTCGATCAAGCCGTCGAACAGTTCTTCAGCATCACGGTTTTCGATGGCGGTGAGGATTTCTTCGAGTTCTTCACGCATCTGGACGTTGACTCGGAACTTCATGAATTCCCAGAATACCTCATTGCTCATAGCGTCGGCAGAGTCGTGGAAACCGAACTTCGCGTGCATGGAGCGCACTTTGTCAAAGAGGATATCGGCGTTGTGTTCGGTTTTGGTTTGTTCAGGTTTCATTTCAGTCCTTTCAGAATTTCTGCAGAATATATTTCACACCGTGAAGGCAATATGCTGCCTCTTCGATGGATAGATTGTTGGCGGATATGACGTGGAGATAATCGAGGAACAAGGTCATAGCGTGAGTGTCCATCGCGAACTGTTGACCTGTGTTATCGATCACGAAATCGCACTGCTTCTGGAGCTTAGCGATTTCCTTCTCTGGATACGATCCGTCGTTTTTGACGTCTCGATTTTTGATAGCGAAGAGAACACTCTTCGAACCTTTTCTAACACCTTCGAGTTCGTTTGTAAACCGAACATTGTCGAAAATGTTGATCATGTCGTCTTCTTCATTTTTGAAGGCGCGGTTCGTCCAAATCTCTTCGAACATCATCTTCCGACCCCATTCAGAGCCGAGAGTGTTCAGAGCATATTGGATAGACCGACCTCCAAGACGAGGATCAGGAAGTTCTCGGATTTCCTTGTTCTGGAAATCTTCCATCGGAATACCGGTGGCTGCAACGACCGTTTCATAAAGTGGATCAGAAAAACCGATCGTCTTTACGAAAGCCGATGCAGACTTCAGCTTCGATGAGATGTGAGTTTTGCCGGAGTTTTTATATCCGACGAATCCTACGCGGAATGCCATGAGTTGTCCTTATTCAAATATCAAAGAATGATTCGTATGTTCGACGGTAGATGACACCGAGCTTCTTAAAGCCTTCATCAATAGAGATAAGATCGTCATCTCCTTTGGCAATCTTCGATCCGGCGTTGATGAAATCTACGACTGCGATTTCCAGGCGATCTACCATTTTCATGAATCGCGGAGAACGGCAGCCGAGCTGGTATTGCTCGAGGCACCAAATGTAGAGCTCAAGACGATCGAGTGCTTTCAAGAATTTCTGTTCAGCCTCGTTCATATCATAACCGTCAAGGATAATAAACTCCTTGTCGATCTTTTCTTCGATGATGTCCACAACAGCTTTGAGCTCTGGGAACTTGACCTTGGCGTCCCCGACGATGTCACCGGTCACGAACTCAGGATAGTCGTGGAAAACCGTGTGTCGAATAAGTGCAGGAGATGCTGTAGGAAGAACGAGGAGAAGGAGCTGAATACAGTTCCCGATATGGGCCCCGTTCGAATAAGCAGAACCGTTCGAAACCATCGTAGTATGATTTCTGATGATCCCTGAAGATATGCGAACGACTTCGAGCTGCTTCATTAATAAGTCAGCGTCTGATTTCTCTAGTAGCGTCATTAAATTTCCTTTTGAGATTACACGAACGGTGTACCTTTCTTAAATAACACAACTTAAAGGAGAATGGAAATGTTTTATGTCTATATGACCGAGAATATCTTAAACGGCAAGAAATACATAGGTCAGCACAACGTTAATCCTCTAAAAGACAATTATCGAGGTTCAGGGAAATTAATCTCTAGAGCAATAAAGAAATACGGAATTGAAAACTTCTCATGCAAAATCTTAGGAGAATACGAATCTAGGGAAGAGTGTTCTGTTATGGAAGCACACTTCATTATTAAGTACGACGCCATAGAGTCTAAAGACTTTTACAATTTAGCTCCCGGAGGATTCGGAGGAGCTAGGAAATGGTCCCCTGAAACTCGATTGAAGCATGAGGAAATCAATCGTAAAAGGAAAGAATCAGGAATTCCGAAAAAATTCAGAAGAAACTAGAAGAAGACTTCGAGAAACGTTTGCGATTCAAAGAGCAAATCGAACTACGAAAAGAATGAAATCAGGAAAATTGATTTCTCCAGATGGGATATTACACGAGTTTGTTGGAAGGGCCGAATTCTGTCTCGAACACGGCCTCAACAAGGGAGCTATTAGCCAATTGCTCCTAGGAAAATCTGCATCGTACAAAGGTTGGACATTACCTAAGTAACTTCGTCAATTTTCGAAAGTCCTGTTTTGTTGATGACAAACAGGGAACCTCCGAGACCAGACTCGAACCTAATGTTTTCGCCGTCGATGACAGCTGGCCTTTCAAAGTAAGAACGTCTGATCGCTTCAAGATCAAAACTCACAGGCACCTTGAACGAAGATAGATACTTCGCTTTCGGTTCTCCTGTTCCATCGTCAGTCGGTCTAAATTCAGAAACGTGGAACATCATCCACGACTCATTCTGAAGATTACCGATGAAGATCAGATCGACTTCGTACTTAACAGCGATTTCTGGAGTAAAGGCTACCGGATAAGCTTCAGTCGAAGACACGTAGGACGTGAAACTGAAATGCGTATTACCAGAACCATTCTTTCCTAGTCCGTAAACGAACTGTGAGAAAGCAAGATTGAAATTTCTGTCAGTGGCAAAGCTTCGTGAGATGTTCCTCGCTTTAGGATATTTATTAGGGTTGTAAGGCATCGGAGTTTCCCGTACAGTTGTCTTATACCACAGCTTTCGACGGAGTGGAATACTTCTTTTAGACTATTTTGGATTTCTTAACAATCCATTTGAGAGGTGGTCCATCTTGCCGGAGAGGTAGACATAATATGCGTCGACGACATCTGATGCTGGAGAATCGCCGATTTTGCAACCAAGAAGGTCATGGATATAGAACCCATTCTGGTTCTTGAAGGCTTCAGCCATATCTTCCTTCTTGGCATTGCCAGCACCGGAGGCATATTTCTTGACGGACGTTGGAGAGATAGTCTCGATCCTGAATCCCATCTTCGCGAGCTCGTGCTTCATGATGCCCGTACATTCGCCGATATTTGCCAACATCCCTTTTGCTCCGAACGCGTATGCTTCGAAGTATGCCAGACCTACAGGGTCAGTGTCGAAATGGTGGTGACGAAGGATTTCGAGGAATTTACCTGCGATTGTTCCAAATCGCTGGATGTCCTCATGCCCTTCACGTTTATGATCATAGTAGTGGCCGTATACGCGAAATCCACTCTGTTCAGCGAAGAAGTCTTTGAATTTCTTCTTGGCGGTCACAAAGTGGATTTCAAATATTCCTTTATGAGTCACGCACATAGCGGGACTGCTCATACTGTAGTCGAATCCGATCATAGCAAAATTCCTTTCGGATTATTTTGCTACACTTCTCCCATGATCTGAAGGAGATTGTACGGATGCAGAATCATAACGACCTCTGTGTCTGGATCGATCGAATTGATGTTGGCACTTCCGTCTATAATGAAGAGACCTTCGATCTTCTGCTGAACCTTATTCTCATTCCAGACTTTGATCGTCTTCACGATCCGATATTCCTTCGTCCCTTTGAGTTTCGTGACTCTCCACCCATCAGGGACTCTTCCTGCGTTGATGATGACACGGACGTCTTCATCTTCTTCGAAAATTGACTCTTCCATTTCAGCTCCATTCGAAAATGAGAACGACAACATGGCTCGCCGCTTGTGTTTTGATAGCCAGGATATCCTCTAGCATTATTTCGTTGGCTCCGTCGAAGATGACCATCTTGTCCGTTCCAGGACGGATTCGATAATCTGAAGTTTCAAAAACATTGAACTTCGTTGTTAGAGGATATTGAGGCTTGTTAAACTGAGCCAGGCGCAGACTGATGACCTCGACGGAAGGAATTGTAGAACCATCAAGCAAATCTGAGATCAGCGCTGGCACTCCGCTGGCTGGAACCCTATATCGATACAGGGTCCTTCCTTTACTCCATCCGTCGTCTATTTCCTTTCGGATATCCGAGATGAGATTATAATCACTCGAACGAGAATGTTCCAAAGTCGTCATTGTCTATCTTTCCGTTCTTTTCGAATTTCGGTGCACGATGAATGTCTGTCGGACCGTTATCACGCACGTTGTCGGCAAGGTCTTTAGACTCGTTTTCAGAAACGTCGAAGAACCTCATCATCGCTCGTTCGATACCAACGATGAAAGTCTTCAGTTCGTCCTTTGACCCGTATCTATTCTTGAGGATTTTACCGATAGCTCGTTTGGCTGCAGCCATCTCATCAGTGTCGAACATTGCCAAAAGGAAATCGACGGTATTCGTGATGGCTTGAGACTCCGCGATATCAGAAACTTCAGGAGAAGAATTCTTCTGACCTCCACGACCAAACTGAACAGCTGTGAGAATTGCAAGGTTCAACTTCTTCGCGAGAGAAACGAGGTCTTCAGAAACGTACTTGCCGTTCAAGAAGAGGCTGTTGTCCTTCGTTCCACGAGCTGATACCATGAGGTTCAAGTAGTCGAGAACGAGTACGTCCACAGGCTCACCCATGTGCATCTCGACTTCCTTCAGGTATAGTCTCAGCTTCGCAGCTGTGATTTCGCCTGGGCCGTACTCCTTGACGATCAGATATCCGTGTTTCTTATTCCGAAGACCTTCGAAAGTAGATCGAAGACTTTCTTCGGACATTTTCCGCATTTCTTCGAGAGTCTTCTCGTTGGCAGTAGCGTCCATTCGCTTGCCAATACGAGTGTCCGACATTTCGAAAGTGACATAGACCGTGTTCAGACCTTGCTTCGATTGGAAAACAGCTTCGTCGCCGAGCCAGATCGATTTACCGAAACCTGACGGAGCTGCAACGACGTTAACCGTCTTACGCTCCATACCACCATTTGTGATCTTGTTGAGGAGACCAAGCTTGAATGGGATTTTCGTGAGGTTCTCATCGTACGACTCGATTTTCCTGTCGATGTCCTCATAGAAGTTAAGACCGAGGTCAGGATCGAATTTGAAATTCACTGCCCTGTCCATCAGATCGGAAACCGCGTGTAGAGGAGCTTTCGATTTCCCTTCGATGATATCCAACGACTCCATGAGAGCTATCTTCATGGCACGGCGCTTGCAATAGTCCTCAGAAACGTCGGTCATCCACTCTGTGGATATTTCGTCGTCAGGCTCATATCGAAGGATTTCCTCGATAAGATCGGATGACTCCGGATTGATCGAGAGCTCAGAAACCATTCCGAGGACTTCGACGATCGAAGGACGTTCGGAGTATTTCGTTATGTACTCATTCATCACAGTGAAGATAGTTCGAGTTTCCTGCTCCTCGAAATATTCCGGCTTCAGGAACTGACCTGCCATCCGGAAATATTCATCATTCGCAAAGAGCGAGTTGATGATTAGTCGTTCTGTAGAAATGCGCATGTTTTACCTTCTGTTTCAGAGGTGGAAATTTTACCACAGGAAAATGGAGTTGTAAATGAGAAAAGGCCGAGAGAAATTAATCTCCCGGCCTCCCATATCAGTCTTCGAGTTCGCCTGTAACAGGATCGTGCGGAGGCAAATCGTCATCCGGAGGAATGTAAGAAGCATTGTCAGCATCGTCCGTAAAGTCTGCAGCATCGCCACCGACAAACTGGAGAGAAATTCGGTTCTCAACGTTCTGAGCGAAGTTGGTCTGCTTGAACATCGTCTTTTCCCAGAAATCAGGATCGAGACGCTTGTCCTTCTCACGGAACTTCGGATGCTGGTCTTCAGGAAGGATATTGCCGTCCTTGTCGATCGTCCTGGCTGCACGCCATCCGTTCGAAGGAGAATAGATATCGCCAGTCTTCAGAGCCATCTCGTAGAGACCAGTGTATCGATTTGGACCACGTTCACCGTAGACGACTTCGAATTCGAATTTCGAGCCTTCCTTGATGAAACGAGATTTCTCGATCGTGATACGGAACTTGTTACCGAAGCGACCGTCATCCGTCGTACGACCAGAAGTATCTGCCTTCTTTTCCTTGTCCGAACGTTCATCCTTGAGCTTTGACTTCGCGAAGAACAGAACGGTGTTGGCTGCCAGGAGAATGCCGGTACCGCCGCCCATAGCTACCGGAGCATACTTGTCGAACGACGCATGGACAGAGTTGATAGCCAGGAGAGGAATGTGATACTGGTTCAGAGTCGGAGTGACAATTCGGAAGAAGGATTTGATTTCCTTCGCTCGAGTCATGTCAGCTGCAGAATTCTCTTCGAGAGCGTCATTAGCTTCCTTCTTCGATGCGAGCATGCCGATCGAGTCGATGAAGATAATGACCTTGTCCTTGTCGGTCAATTCGTTGAGCTTGTTCTGAACGTCGAACTTGAGGTCTTCGATATTCTTGATAGGAATATGGAGAACACGATCCATGTCGACGCCAGCAGTTTCCCAGTAACCAGGACCACCGAACTCCGAGTCGTAGAATAGACAAATACCTTCTTCGAACTTGTCTAGAAATGCCTTGACACCATAGATGCCAAAAACGGTTTTGAGCGATCGAGAAGGACCTGCGAGAACCGTAACACCAGGAGTCACGCCGCCATCCTTGAACTTGCCAGATACGGCCAGGTTGAAAAGATGAGTGTCGAAAGCTGCGCCGTACTTCTTCGAATTGAAGAAATCCGTGTCTGCTAGAGTCTTCGACTTGATCTTGTTAGCCGAGACTTTCTTCAGTTTATCTAAAAGAGCATTTGCCATGCATTACCTTTCGTAGGAGTTATAACGTGCGAAGACTCCTGCCGGTGGATCAGCAGGAGTCTCAAAACTGGAGGTTTTCGTGTTAGAAGAATTACGCGTTGAAGATCGACGAATAAACTTCGTTCATTTCTGGTTGCGTCAGATGAGCGAACTTGAAGCTGTCCTTGTCGACGACGATCTTGCGAGCAGAAGCAGTCGTACGGTAGCGGGAGTATGCAGCGAAGTCGAAGAGTTCGCGCTGTTCCAGGACATTGCCTTCAGAGTCTTCGATGCGTGCCTGAGGATCGGCAGCCAGACGGTTGGAAACGAAATGATGCATTTCACGAAGAGTAGTGATCGAACGATTGCGAACAGGATTTGCAACGAACATCATACCTTCGGCGAGACCGGCAGAAAGAGCGATTGCAGTCTTGTAACCGCGAGAGTTGACGATGAAGTAGCCGGTAATTGCGATAGACATGTATTGTACCCTTATGGGTTAGAGTTGAGGGAAATGAACCGGTTTGGTTCAGACAATTTATTTATACGCTATCTCGATGTGGATGTAAACAGCTAAATCCCTCAGAGGCGAAATTAATCGCCTCAGGGTTTTAGTAGTCTCTTTGACCAGAAATTCTCTTGATGAAGTCGTCTCGGAATTCACCAATGAACTGCTGACGAATGATCCAAATCTTTTTCTTCGCCTCATTCTCACGGATGATGTGTTCTCGAAGAGTGATCATCTCTCCATTCGAACCTGTGATCTTCCTGATAGGCATATCAGACTTGAATTGAGTTTTGTCGAAACCGTAGAAGATTTCCTTTCCATCGGCCTCAAATGAATACCATCCTGCCGGAGGAATCGATTTGCCATCAGAATCGAGATATTCGTAAGGCTGCATCAGCTGCCATTCCGTGTATTTCGAATACATCATCCGATCGAGCTCGTTGTCTTCCATGGGCCATTCGTTGATCGTGATGTTGTTCACCACGAAGAATGTCCACCAAAGGTTTGAGTCATTGTAGAGAATATGAGCCAGGGTGTCTGGACGCTCTCCTGTAAGGAGAAGCTCTTCCACTAGGACTCCGTTGTCAAAATCCTCTCCTCGGTATGCTACCTTTCTCGTCAGGTCTTCGAGAGAATACCTTTCGCCATCGAATTCGAAAACTTCGATAGGGAAATTTCGGAAAAATCCAATAGCCATTAATATTGACTCCTCTCGAGCTGTTTCCTATCCTGGCGTTCGAGCTCCATGAAACTCATGGTGAACTTGATCGCAGACGGATATTTGTCACGTGTGAACCGAGGGACAGGACTGCCGTCACCGTAGTCCGCTTCGAAGTTGGTACATACGAGCTTTCCGATCGCTGGCAATTTGGCGTCAACCCAGGAGACTTCGAATTCTCCAGGAAGAATGTTGATACCATGCGAGAGCTTCTCTGGATGAGAGTCAAGATTGAGCTTACGAACGCAAAGCATCATCTGTTCTGCTTCGATCGCATTCCTCGGAACCAATTCCCAATTCCAGGTGAACTTTCGATACTCTTGACCTCTGAAGAACAGCTCACGAAGAGCATCAGAGTAGAGACCCATGTTTCGGATAATCATATCACCGCCGAACATATCGACGGATTCGATTGCTCGAGCGACCGCAATACCGATCGCGTTCGGAGACTGGATTTCTTGTCGAGACGATTCAGGAGCGTTCAACGATCCGACGAAAGTCGCGAGAAGGTTTTTCTCTTCAGCGTTCCAATTGAAATCCGTCGAGAAACGAAGGTTGTCAGGGATTGGAAGAGTCGCTGTGCACGAATGCTCACGAGACCTTTTAGCCGAATTGATGATCGATGTCGGAGACGTGATATCGATGGTTCCGTTATCCATCCCGGTCATGAGATTAGACGTGATTCGATATGCGCGAATCTGGATTTTCGGAATGCTCATTCCGTTCTTGTCAGGAATCGAGAAATCGAAGGAGAGAGCTTTCGTTCCAGCGATTTCAGATGCCGTTTTAGCCATTTACATTCTCCTCGTAATTGTCATCTTTCCCTTCTTGAGTCGGGACAGTGATAACCATCTTCGGAAAGAGGAAATTGGCTATCTCGACCGCGGCCGTATAGTTGTCCGCATAGACCCCAGTTGCTCCGGTTCGGCCAGAAGGAAGACGGACACGGAACGAGTAAAACTTCACGCCGCTATTCATCGGTCAATCCTCCCGCCGCCACGAAGGAGTTCCATTTCTCTCTTCGTTTCCTTTTGTTCGTATCTGAGTTGTTCGACGATCCCTGTAAGCTTGATGACTTCGATTCTGATCTCGTTGTCAGCTGCTGAATTAGATTCAAGTTTCTTCGTAAGGTCGGCCAGAACCATTTCTGACCTCGTCAACTGTTTCTCGATGAAGATGAGCTTCTCGTTGAACGAACCCGTCGAGGTTCCTCTATCGAAGACCCCGGTATAGAGTGCAAAGCACATTCCGATGATTGAAACGGCTGAAACGAAAGAAACGGCCTTCTCTTTGGAAATCGGGCCACTGTTCTTATTTTCTTCCGACATGACACTAAATCCCTGTCTCTCCTTGGTCCTTTTAACTTTTGGTATTTTACCTGACCAAGGAGAGTGAATTAGTAGATCAATTTAGAAAAACTTTACTTAGAAAGTAAAGACTAGCCACGACCAATAGAGACCTGAAGAAGACGGTCCAGACCTGTCCCGCGGTATCTTGCTGTGATTCGCTTGATAGATCGCAGAATGTCTTCGTCTTTGATTTTGCCTTCGACATATTCGTCAAGGTCCTTTTCGTTAAACGGTATGAAAACGAAGTCACAAAGGAATCCATCCTTATTGACATGGCGAGAGAAATGCCTACCGATAAGGTAAGCATAATCCTCTGAGAATTGCTCATTAGCATAATGCCGAGCAATTTCAGGAGCCGCTTCATGGAAGGAGAAAGTTCCTTCCGAATCGCCAGTCTCGGGATCATACACCACGGTGACAGCGAGATACTTCTTGATCTCGTCTTCCATGCTGATAACGTCGCGAGTTATCGTCTCGAATTTAGACATTTCATTCCTTGGAATTAGCGAGGATTTCAAACGATTCCTTGATCAGATCGGAAACTGCGACAAGCGTAGCCGTCTGGAAGGTGTTAATCTTTGCCCGTTCAGTCAGTCGGCCCATGAGTTCTGCCACGGCGATCTCGATGGCTTCTGCTGCTTCTTCGATAGAGATGATCGAATCAGGACCAATCGGAACGATATCGATCTTGCCATCAGGTCGAGCAACAGCTTCGAAATTACGATTGAACGGGTTAGGAGTTTCAGACATTGGATTAAACCTTCTTCATTGCATTATCCTCTTAGGATTTCTTTATGGATTATCAATATCACAAACCATTTTCAAAGAGAACCTTAAAAGGCCTACTGGTCAATAATTATATACAAACTTTGACCAGTAACCTCGGTTTCCGACACGTCGGCCGCTTCGCGGTTAGAACCGGACTTCAAGACCAGACGTTAGTACACTAAATTTGTATACTATCCTATATAATCTCCATCCACCGGATAGAGTAAGGTAGGGTGTAGGGGAATGTGCTATCGCAATTATAACGAGAAATCCGGCTTTAAGTAAATACGAAAAATGACGTCGAGTTATTTATTTTACAAGTCATTGAAACTTAACCCTAAAAGAGGCCAGAGACTTTCGAATCTGACCTCTATTATCATATTTAGTCTTCCAATGGAATAGGATGTGTCGCCTGAACGGTCTCCACTCCATCTTTTGTGATGATATCGCGTTCGAGAGTAGGCCAGAACTTCGGCCAAACCTTGAGGTCGTGATAGTCGACGATGATCTTTTCGATCTGCTCGCCGAGTTCGTTTCCGCCACCGTCGTCAGGGCAAAGTTCCATGATCGGGATTTCGACGTCGATACCACATTCGCCGGTCTTGGCAATTTCGATATCTGCTCCTTTGACGTAACCGTAGAAGTCGATTTCCATCTCGAAGTTCAAGGTGTAGACGACAATACGTTTCTCGTCATAATCCGTCGCATTGTCCTCAAGAGAGATATCGATCAGATTGATCCTCACGTCCTTGTTGATGTTGTCGAAAACTTCATGATCGCATTCTATAGTCATAGACGGTTTGAAGCGAGGGATGATTTGCTCTACGACCTGGAGTGCGGTGTTCTGATCTCGAGCCACGATGTGCATAGAGAATCCGAGAGTGTATGGCGTCGGTGTAAATCCGAACTGGCTTCCGACTCGAATCTTGGCAGTCTTCTGGAGCTGGACAGCTTGACGATATGACATGCCTTCAAACTCGAAGCAGATTCGAGGATAGACGCCATAGAATTTTTCGTAGATGTCCTTGTTGGACTCTTCGTTCGAAATCCAGTCCTTCGTGAAAATCCTGGACCTCGGAACGTAGAGAATTGGAACGTGACAGAGCTTGTCGATCTTCGTGCCAGTCCGATCGAACCTAGCAATGTAAATTCGATTGAAGACTGCTCCAAATAGACCGATGGCGGTCCGCACGTGGGCGTGGGAGAAGAATACGCTTCTCAATGAATTACTCCTTAGCTAAATCCGAACGACTTCACATCGCGGTGTATCTTGTCTGCGCTGTCACATTCGAAATCGGCGTTCTGCGATTGGAGACCGAGGTTCTCCTTCATATCGAGCATGGATGTTTGGTCGTCCTTACAGCCATCGTCCCACTTAGATTCGTCGACCTTGTTGACCATATCCTTGATGATGTCAATAGCAGGAGACGAGGTGTTTCCGTCATTGAGATTATCGAACGAGGCATATCCTTCACCCCAGCTGTAAGGCTTGATGAAGATTTCGAAAGTGAACAGACGACCGCCCGAAATGATAGCGTCCTTCGAGTTCACGTTGATGATTTCGAAAAGCATCTTGTTTGGATGGAGGAAAATCAGATCGCCTTCATGCGGAGAATCGATCTTCACCTTGGCGATGAACTCGTTTCGAGAGACGAGAACAGAAGCAGCTCCAAAAGAGAAGCTGAAACCGTTCATGCCGAGAGTCTGGTTTCCACCGAAGAACATTTCGGTATTATGAATGTACATGTCCAGAGAAATGGCATCATCGAAAACCGACGATAGAGGCTCATTCAGGATAGGATCACGATTCATGATTTTCCGCGGCAGATATTCAGCATCAATCCCGTTGTCGAAAATGAAACGGTCATGGATCGACTGAATGAACTTCGCGTCATTCGAGAACAGACTATGTGAGAATAGTTTGTTTGCCATTTTTCCTTTTCTCCCAAGCCAATTTTGCGCTCTCCGACATTCTTTTACGGATATCTGGAGGCCTCTTCGATCCGGTGTGAGACTTAGACATTTTTACCCTAGTCTCTACAGAATGTTTCTTACCTTTATTCGAAACGGAAATCTTCGCTTTGGCCTCTTCGCTTTGTTTTAGGCCTTTATGAGCTTCTCCGATTTTCCTTTTAGTTTCTTCAGAATGTTTCTTACCGAAACGGCAGATTTTCGCTTTCACCTTAGGGTCCATAATTTCAGGACCCATGAACTTTTCTCCGGCGATAGCCATATTCACGAAAAGTTTGGATTTATGAACGGCAAAATGCGTCTGGATTTCGGTTTCGTATTTGATGGCTTCTTCCTTAGTGTCAAAGGACTTCAGGATTTTAATCCTGAAAAGATGAGGATTAGAGGAAAGTTCTTTCTTCCAAAGAGCCTTATACTTTTTAGAAGAAACTGATCCTCTGTAACCATTTTCGATTTTGACTTTAGAAGAATACCCTATGTAAAACGGAGGAAACTCTCGTCCGTTATACACAATTAAGTATGTGCACCAATCTTTAACCAATGACTATCCCCGATTCGAAGTAGGCCATATCGAGCATTTCTTCTTCGAGCTCAGCCTTCATCTTTTCGCCTCTGTCAAGGATTTGAGGACCGTTGTACTTCACGCCGCCAGGAAGGCCTAAGTCTGACCAGTTCGAAAGGTTTTCACCCATCTTAATGCGGACGAGAGCTTCCATGTAACGGATAAGCCAAGAGTTCGAGAAGAACTCTCCTTCGAAGTCTTCAAGCGAAATCGAACAGCGCACGAGGAGCTTAGAGCCGAGGTTCATTCGATACGAGCCGCCTTCGATGACGAGCTCATGGTTGGTTTTCGAGAAGACGAATTTCGGCATCGTCTGGAAGATAGCTTCCCATTCAGATAGCTCTCGTTCGTAGAGATAAATGTCGACCTTCGAAAGAGATGTTGACTGACCGAAATGGTTCTTTGAAAGCATCGACCACATCGAAGCTCCGTACGCGTCCGTCCGATAAAGGAAGTCGTTGATTTTGTACGAAAGGATCGTGTCGACGCCGACAACGAAGTTAGGCATCTTGATGGTCTTAGAGGCCTTCAGCTCCTCAGTGATTTCGAAATCCAGGTAGGCTTTCGTCGTAGACTGGTAGTGGAATTCGACAAACCTCGTGATCGCTTCCTGAGCAAGGTGCTGGAGCTGAGGTCCAGTCACCGGAATATGAATGTCAGGGTGACCCATCCTTTCCAAGACGGTCTTGATCAATTGGTCTCTCGAGATGGGTTTCACCGTGCTCATTTATTAATCCTTCGTTTAGGTTTAGACATTTTCGCCTTTGTCTCTTCGGAATGTTTCTTTCCTTTCATTGGAGAGACTATAATCTCTCCTGATGCGAGTTTCCTAGCGATTCTGGCTTTCTGACTAGCTGCGATCTTAAGACGGGTTTCTTCAGACTTAGGCCTTCCTCCTATCTCACGTCGGAGAGCACGGAGTTCATCTGTGACGGCTAGTTTATTTCCTTCAGAGATTTTCCTTTTAGTCTCTTCGCTGCGTTTAGAACCCGTTAGGTGCTTAGTGGCAGCAACAACATGTTCCTTTGTAAGTTTCCTTCCTCTTAATGCGGCAGAAATTCGTTTCCTTACATTCTCGTCTTTAGGACCTCCGAAAAATTCCGATCCGCCGATATTCATATTGATGAAGAGACGAGACTTATGTGCATCGAAATGTTTTAAGATTTCGGTCTCTTTATCAATAGCTTCTTTCTTAGAATCGAAAGTATAAAGAACTTTCTTTCTAAATCGTGAGGAATCCTTCGAAAGTTCTTCATTGTAGAGTTTCCGCCACTTCCTCGACGCCACAGAACCGAAATAATCTCCTAGGAATTTCGAAGTCGAAGTCTGTCCGATATAGAAAGGCGCCAAAATTTCAGAAGAATTCACGATTAGATAGACACAAAATTCCTTAGACGGATCGACGCCTTTCGAGTACCTCATCTAGATATCTCGACGCAAAGGTTTGCGGGATTAGTGACCTCACCATTTTGAAGGGCAATGACCACGATAATCATCTGGCCTCGCTCGAATCGTTTCACGTGTTCTACCGGAACCTTGATCGTGATAGTCTTTTCGTCCTTCTTGATGAACTCTACGAACTCGAGGAAATTCTCGAAATCGAATTGATCATATGCAGACACCGAGATATCTTCGATGTCTTCAATCGTGCCAATTTCCACGTCCTGGATAAAGTCCTGGAAGAACGTTGTTTTCTTTATGAGGTTCTTTGTAACATGCTTTGTCATTGTCCTATTCCTTGATAGCCAGACGTCTATGTCTGTTTATCTATTTTGATCAAGACTCGCGATCGCTTGCCGCAGGTGCCGCAGGGCCGGTGTCTTCCTTAATGGCATACGCTTCCTTCGGATATCCGCGTGGCCAAAAGAAACCAACGAGTCTTTGGGCACTTTTACCGGATCGAGCGACAGAGTCCTGCGTATTTCCGTGGACCATGACGATGGAACCACCTTGGATAGCATCGACGAAACCGACGTGGCCAGAGTTAGGATTCGGAGGACGAGAGAATACAGCGATACATCCACGAATAGGCGTATCGAGTTTCTCCATGCACTGAGCCTTCTCCCATGAACGAGCCATGGCATTAGCTCCCTGGATAGACTGACCAGACTTCTTCAGGCACCATGCCACGAAAGACGAACACCAAGGGATCGTCTCGCTTCCGGAGATGCCTACGGTCTTGTGATACTCGAGAATCCGAGGATTGTCTGAAGGACCAGAGAATTCCTTTTGACCAATCTCTCCGCGGGCAATAGAAAGCCACGGAGGTTCGGACTCGGAGAACTTCACGTTTCCAGGTAGATTGTGATTCGAATCTTCGATGCCGCCGGAGTTCACTACGCCGTTTCCTTCTGATCCGTTTGCAGACGTGACGCCTTCAATAGGGCCAAGAGTCCCGAGTACGCAAGGCTGCTGCATGTCATTTCCGTCCATGAAGAAACCAAGGACGAGTGTTCCAATCATAATCCCAGTTGGAGATTGACCAACACCACCGATGGCAGCAGAAGTCACTCCTTGCATGACCTGCGCCCATGGGAGCGAAGTCGTAGGGATGAGTGATGTATCTAGAGTGTGACGTCCGAAAATCCTCACGCGTACCCTGCCCTGCTGCAGAGGATCACCTCGATCCTCAACGATGCCAGTCCAGAATTGCAAGTTCTTGCCGAACTCAGATGGAATAATTCCGATCATCTTTAGCCTGTTCTTCCTTCAACTTCCAGGATAGGTTTAATCTCCTGAGAGACCGAATCCGTGAAGAGTTGGACGGTTGCGAAATACTTGTTGTTTGGTGTGAATTCGTGCTTGATCGCTTCGACGATGTAATTGCCAGAGAAGTAACCATCTATTGACTGGACTCCGGTGACCGTAGCCGAACTGAACGCAGGAATGTTCAGTCGATACTTCTGACCGACTCTGAGCTCGAACGATCCTGGAAGAAGTCCTCTCACAACCATCTGCTCTGTCTGCTGCCATTTCGAAATAAAAGAGTAGAGAGACGGGTTGATCATGGCGCGTGAGTCCATGTCAGAGAAGAGAGCGTCGTTCTTAGGCACGGTCTGCCAGTAGGACATATCATTCTGAGCTTCGATTCCGTTCGGTCGAAGGAAAGGATATTTGTTCAGGTGCTGCGAATCTTCGAAGTCTTCCTTATAGGAGTATTCTCGAATTTCCGTATCACGAGCGAACAGATCAATTTCCTGGACAGCATTATTATACATGCCGTGCTCGAGGTTCTCACCAAAGTCGGTAGTCTTAACGATCTCGAATCTCTCCATCGAAAGCTGATGGACACCCATCCTTTCATGAAGAGCGATAGAAGCATTGTCATCCATCGTATGACGGCCGAACTTCAGAAGGATTTCTCCTCGTTCGATGTTTGTCTCTTCGTTATAAAGGAAATCGAGAGGAAGGAAATTCATCTTCCCATCCTTCTCTTCGAAGACGGTATATGGAGACTTCGCGAACTCTGCACGAGATGCTACTGATCGAGACGCCAACCACTTGACAGAATGGCCAGGACGCCAGTTTGGAATGATGCAAGAGATAGGAGCTTCGGTCTCGACCCATTGAAGCTTTTCTGCCGGGATGTTCATGTAATTCATACAGACATCTGCGAAAGCCGCCTCAGTTTTCATCTTGGCGTAGGCTTTCGAAATTTTCTTCGCCTTCGAATTGATGTAGGACTTCGACGCGAATTTGATCGTGTAAGCAGTGGAGCTCAATGAAATCGGTCGACGGTCAGAAACTCGAATCAGGACAAAATCGAACTCGAGTTTTTGACGGTAGCAGTCTCGGATTGTGAACTTTACCTTCTCGCCGCCTATAAAAGGCTTAAGAGAGGCCATGTTCTGCGTGTCGATCGCGTTGATTTCCCCCGTGACGTACGGGAGATTCATATCTTCGAAGATCACAATGGAGCCGACCTTTGCAAGAAAGTCTTCGCCAGCGACCTCAGCCGACTCAAGCTCGTATTCCCCAGGGAAATTGAGAGCCTTGTCAGGATCATGCTTTCTTTTCTCGTAAAACTGGATTTCGCTCATAGTGAACTATTTTAAGAGGAGATGGCACTTTTCTATTTACAATCACTTAGACCTTGAATATAAGAAATCCAAATTCAATAGGAGACTAAAATGAACATTTTCTATTTCGATATCAACGTAGACAAAGGTAAATACTCTCCGGTCTTGAAGGAAATTTCGAGACCGACGAAACCGAGTCTTAAGGCTAATCATACTCCTGAAGACGTCATCGTTTACGCCGAAGCGCTCAAGGCTTACAACCTCGAGAAAGCTGAATTCGAAACCGCTCGAGACGAGAATCGTCGAATAAGCACAACGGCGTCAAACCAATTCTTCATCGATTCCGCCTCGATCTTCGGCATCAGCGAAGAAAAGGATGCCAGGAAATTCCGGAACTTCGTTATGCTCATTAACGAAAGTCATGAAGAAATCGACGGTCGAGTCTCATTTATCAATGACCTTTACACCGTATTCGGAGAATGACGATGACCATTGAAGAGACTCTAGCTCTCCATGCCAAACGGATAGCGAAGCTCGAGCTCTCTTACCTCAAAGAGGAACACGAGTATACCGAGAAGGCTCTCAATCTCCAGATCGTCAAAAGGATTTTGTATCTGGCTCAGAAAGGGAAATGCTGCTTCTGCGAGTGCTTGACGTTCCTCGAAAGTCCTCCGAACAACAACGATCTAGCGACGATCGAACACTGTGTCCCGAAAGCCAAAGGTGGAGAGGACGCACCTTCGAATTATGCCATATCTTGTTTCGAATGCAACAACCTTCGGACGACGAAGGATTTCAAAGAGTTCAAGGCTGACGTAATGGAGTTCGGTCGAAAGGCTCTTCGCGACATCAACATCGTCGAAGGAAATATTGCCAAGACCATGAAGTTCGAACTCGATAAGAAATTCAGAAAGCGGAAGCTCTCCGTCTGGAAAGGTTTCCTGGATAGCGGCTTTGTAACGAAAGCAACCAAATCAGCGGCGAAGTACGGATTGTTCAGTGAGGCTGAAATCCGTCAAACATTGGAGAATGAAAAATGAACCTCGTGAAATTCAGAAATCGGTTCTACGGCAATTACTACGAACCGGACAATATTGGTCCTTCTCCTAACGGGCCGAAGACCAAGCCGTGGATCGATGTAAGCCAATGCGACTCTCGAAGAAGCTAAGGTCTATGTGGAGCGGCTCGAAGAGTGGGAGAATTACATCAAAGCCGTCGACGCTCATAAGGTCCGTATGGACACTGTCGAGAAGGAAGCGTGTGCGAGGTTCGACGAAGACGTCGAAGAACTCTTCAAAAGAATTGTCAAAGAAGATCAGGCTAAGCGTCTCGTCCGTTACTTCGATCAGTTCGAATACATGTCGGAGAAACTCGAAGCCGTCGAAAATCTTCACGATTGCCTGATTTAGTTGTTTACAAAGGCTTAGACCTTTGCTATAAGGGTCTAAGTCAATAACGGAGCATATCATGACTCGCATAAATGTCGTCCCTCCTTCTGAACTTCACGACAAGCATCTCGTGGCCGAGTATCGCGAGCTTCCTCGTGTTTTCAATCTCGTTCGTAAAGCTATCGAGCGCAAAGAAAAACCTGACGACAAGCGCAATCCGAAGTTTTACACTCTCGGTCCTGGTCATGTCCGTTTCTTTTACAACAAACTCGGCTATCTCTATTCGAGGCAAATTCAACTTTGTCTCGAAATGGACAAACGCGGGTTCAAGGTCAATTTCTGGCCAGACGCCAACACCATCAAAGGTATAGGCACAGAATGGCTCGGTGAATGGGAACCAAACGCATACGACATCAAAATCAATCGCGAACGCATAGCCGAACGCGCACCGAAAGTGTAATGAGATGATTATTGAAGGTAGAAAGATCGTCAACGTCGAACATGCGGAAAATATCCTCAAGAATCGACTTTGCACATTGGCTTCTCTCGGCGGATATCACGGAACAGGAGCGGCAGACGACGTTTCGAAACTCGTCCGCTATATCATAGACGAGTCAATTAAGAAATTCGAAACGTCTCTGGAAGAACGCCTCCGTGAAGTAGGAGTTCGTCTCCTTCCTCCAGGCGAATCTAATTTCGAAGACCTCGACGAAGGAGTATGACATGAAGCTGAATGATTTCACACAAATCAACACAGTCGAGGATGCTTCAACATCACTTGAAGAAAGTCTCCTGAACATCGTGAGTCTTGGCGGAGTTCACGGCATGCCCGATGCAAATGATGCTGTAGAGCTCATTAAGTATCTCATCGACTCGGCCGTCTCGGAGGCTAAAAGACAAATTCAGAAAGAACTTGCAGAAAAAGAGATTTACATCGATATTTATTGATGATATGGTCCTCTTAAATTAAATCGAAAGGACTAAAACATGGCAATCTTGGCCGATTGGAGTAATATTGCTTCTGCAGTTACCATGAAAGCAATCCAGCTCAACGAGTTGGACGATCAAGAAACTACTCCGGCAAGCTTGCTTCTCGGCAAGCTTCGCCAAATCAACACGGAATTCCGTGGCAAATACGGCGAGCTCATTCTTTGTGCAGACCATCGTTCTTTCCGCTTCGACGTATTCCCAGAATACAAGTACCGTCGCCGTAAAAAGCGCGAAGCTGAAGAAGTCCTCGAAGGTTCTATCATCCAGCAGGTCTTCGAAGAAATCCACTCCATGTGGGATATTCTTCATGACGAACAGGTCTATCGTACCATCAAGTGCTATGGCGCTGAAGGTGACGATGTCATGGCTGTTCTCGCTCAAGAAACTCCTGGTCCAAACCTCGTCTGCTCTGCTGATAAAGACATGGCTCAGCTCACTCGTTTCAAGCACATCCAGGTCTACAATCCGATCAAGAAAGTCATGACCGATAACGGCAAGGACTACTATCGTTTGCTGACTCTGACTGGCGACCCTGGCGACGACGTGCCAAATATTCTTTCTGACGACGATACCTTCGTCGATCCTAACAAAAAGCAGCGCACTCTTTCAGCTAAGATGAAAGCTCAACTTATGGCTGCTGTCGATGTCGAAGACGAAATCCTTCGTACGAATTTCAAACACCTTCCGGCTTCTGAAGTTCTCCGCAACTACAAGCGCAACAAGGCTCTCGTCGATCTGACTCAGACTCCTAAAGAAGTCAAGGATCGGATCATGACCGAATACAACAAGGAAATTCGTCGCGGCGATGTAAACAATATGCTCATTCGTTTGCGTCAAGGTCAGTACGTCCAGAAAGCCGAAGACTTCTATCCAGAGCTGAAGACTGTTTCCGACCTGGACCTCTTCTGATCAAAATAGACTACATAAGAATAAACGAACGGAGCATTCAATGCAGAATTCACACGAACAATTTCAAAGCAAGGTAGCTCGTCAGGAGAGCCTTCGTTTCCAGGGCCAGGCAGCATACTCTCAAATCCGTGCCTTCATGGACGGACGACCAGTGCAGCACTCGACGGTCCTCGACAACTTCGTCTGGCTCGTCGGCGGTGGCTACAAGAAAATCCTGATTTCTGGCGAAGTCCCTGAGTCCCTCGTCAATCGGATGGAAAGGCCAGCAGCATCGCTCGAGAAGTTCTTCTCTGACTATCTCCAGTACTTCTTCCGCCAGGATTTCGATCGACCGAAGCTCGAAGAACTCTACGTCAAGTTCACGAACCAGATGACTGCAGAAGACGTCAAGATCGTTTACGCTGCAACTCTCGGCGAAATCAATCTCGATCCTGACCACCTGGAGCGTTATGCTGGAAACCGGAGGTTCGCCAACGGAGCCCTTATCTTTCGGCGCGACGAATATGTTGCGTTCAAATCTCAAGAGAAAAAAGCGGCTCCTGCCAAGCCTGTGGAAGTTTCTAAAAGCGCTTCTCAAGCAGGTTCCGGTCACGATCCGCTATCGATTGACGGCCTGGAAGATGAGGTCGACGCAGTGGATAATGTGGCTTCTGCTACTCCTGCTCGACGCAAGCCTGCTGTGGACAAGTCCAAAGAGAAGGTGGCAGCGCCTAAAAAGGAACGCCCAGTCAGGAAAACTCGCACTCCGAAAGCTTCTAGCTAAGGATTACTCTTTCCTCTCGAACACGAAAGCATAAACATGGATTTGTTCCTTTCAATCCTTACAGGCATCGGCGCATCAACGACTTTCGCGTTCTTCGTGGTTCTTGTCGTTGTATGCTCTCAGTCATATTTCCGATCTAAAAGGAATTCGAACGACATCAAGAAAATGAAGAAGACGGAGAAATCCGTCTCTTCTTTGAAGCAGCGAATCTTTGAAGAAAAGGTCTATCACGAGGATGTTGTCGATATCCACGTCGTAGAAGGAATGGAAGACGAATTCAACGAGATGGTTCAAAACACCTCTGAAGAATTCGTCCAGAAACAAGCACGGTTCTTCTTTTCCTGTGCGCTCAATCTTATGGCTCATTCGTACAAGGATATGGATGAAGTGAAGAGAGTCGCACAGGAGATGCTAGAACTCGAACTCGAATACTGAGGATCGATATGGCAGAAAATAAAGACAAACTAAACAATTCGCATACTGATAATTTCGTATTCACTTGTCCGAAGCTTCCGAAGACATCTCTTCGAGCGGTCGATATTATCATGCCAGGGATCAGTCTTGACACCACTGATATTCCTATTGGACAGATCATCGAACGGCTACCTGGCGCGGTCTGGCGGCCAGACGATCTTGTTCTGACATGGATCATGGATGAGAAATGGGAAACATACATGGAAGTGCTTTCTTGGACTCTTAAGATCAAGACTTCTGATGAAACTGAAATCCCGTCTCTCGTATCGAACGCATCACTCACGATCCTTGACAATCATGGTCGAGGAGTTGTAGGTCTTCGATATACGTCTCTTTTCCCTCGAGGCGTAAATTCTATTTCCTTTTCCTCGAATTCTGGTGTAGCACCTGTAGTGTATGGCATCGCGACGTTCGGTCTATCGAATATCGAGGTGGACACTATCAACGGCAACGTTTATGAGGACAGTGAAAATCTTGTCAGACCATGAAGAAAACGATAAGAAGTCGTTTCTCGAAAAGCTCCTAGACTCCTGGGAAGCAGATGCAGAAATCGGAAACGACTTATCTTCGGAACAGCGACGAATCTCGAAGCTGCATTCGAAGTACTTCAATCAGCTCATTCGTGTGAATATGCGATTGTCTGAGCTGGAAGATGAGCTCGAAGAGGCAGAGACGAAGGAATCTCTCTATCTCAAAGGTCGTGCTCATGAAGACGAATACAAGCGTCGTCCGCACAATCTGATTATCAATACGAAAGATGAGCTGAACCTTTATCTCAATGCGAACATTCCTATTCGAACTCTTCGGAAACGTGTTCGATCGGCGAAAGACTCGAAGGCGGCACTCGAAGAAATCCTGAAGCAGATCAACACTCGGTCTTTCAGGATCAACGGAATTCTCGACAACGAAAAGTTCAAGGCAGGTCTCAACAAATGATTTCGATTTTCCTCGAAGATGAAAACAAATATTATGCCGTCGCGGCTTGCATTACCTGGTTTACAAACGAACCAGGAAAGATTAAAGTCTATAAAGACGAGAACTGTGCAGCATTCCGTTTCGACAAAGGTGTCCTAGAGAGGTCATCTCTTTATCGTGACAGATGGAGTGTTGTTCCTGTTCCTGACGTCGCAAGCAAGAACAAAGTTTTTGAAGAAAGGTATTGAAATGTTGGAAATCTTCTTCGGTTGGATTAAAGCGATCTCGCTGTTTCTCCTTTTCATCGTATCGGTGGCAGCACCTGTCCTGATTCCAGCGCTGGCATGGATCACTCACGTGGTAGTATGCATCAAGACGTCCTCGTGGATTCTGCTCGCTTTTGGAGCCATTATATTCCCTATCGGGATCATCCATGGCATTTGTGTCTGGGTAGGAATTCTTTAAATCTTTCCGAGGCGAAATTAATTTCGCCTTGGAGGGGATTTAGCTATTTACAAGGACTAAGTCGTAGGATATTAGTCGAACATCAAAACTCAGACGGAGAAGTCGAATGGTAAGACTCGGCGAAATTGTATACTTCAAAGACTGTAACACGTCAGGCATTGGGATCGTGAAAGGCATCGGGATTGACCACTACTTTGTGACTGATCCTCTCGGAACAGACGAAAGCCACTTTATAGGTATCGACGAATTCGGCGACATTTCAGATATTCAAATGTCGACTCTTTACGAGACGGACAAATTTAGGACATTCGCTCTGGATGAAGTCCGAGCTCCGACAGAGATCGAGCTCAAGAAGGCGCTGTCTCTCGTTATTGGAAAACGAATCACATGGGGAATTAGATTTCTCTCTGCAGTCATCGAAGGCTTCGGTATTTCCGAAGAAGAAAAAATCATCATTTTCAAAGAAGGATCGGCTAGAACTTCTCCTGGAAGCACCGGATTTCAGATGAAGACTGACGAATTCCGAAATGGCGGAGAAGACCTAGAAATAATCCTTCGATCTGGAATGCAATTCGTTGAAGTCAATGAAGAGTTCGAAGACTTCGTCTTCTCGCTAGAGAAAGGCGACTTCATCACCTGGGATCAGGGAAATTATGCCATCGAAGTAGAGTCAGCTACAGGTCCTCTTATTAACTCCAGACGAGAGTATGATACGAAGACTGGAGAAATGTTTGAGAACGTGAAGTACGGTTTCGATCTTTCTCAGCATTACATCGTGGACCTCAGGAAGGTAAAAGTCGAATGCTCAGATACAGAAATTGAACCACCTTTCAAGACTCGAACGATCATTGAAAGAGGTGAATACGGCGAATCTCGAAACATCGATGTTCAAGAAGGTCGCATGTTGATCAACATCAAGTCTCGAAACCAGGCAATCGAAGCGATGAAATTCCTCAAATCGTTTATTGATTCAAACGCCGAGATTTAAACAGGACATAATATCATTTGAAATCAGACAAGACCCAGGTATTTGCCTGGGTCTGAGGGGATGAGCATGGGAGAGTTAAAGAAGAAAGATGAATGATATATCAGCTCGATAGATAAATCGCCACAGCTCCCCCAAAACCCAGGAAAAATCCTGGGTTCTAAGGAATCGATTAGATTTCGATGTTCTGGATTTTGAAGATGCGGAGCAGCGGGTTCGAGCGCGGAACGATCTTACCTTCAGTGTCAGCGAGCGGGTTGGCAGCAACGCCGTAACGCTTCTTGAAGAAGATCATCGGCTGACCGGACTTCGGATCAACAGCGCGTACGGTCCAGACGGGGATGTACGGGCAGTGATACATAGCAGCATCAGCTTCGTTGGAACCCTTGAAGCCGACCATGCAGAAGCCTTCACGTGCACCAAACTGTGCGTAGTCATCGCGGTAAACTTCAAGCTGACCGAAGAGCAGACCAGAGTTCGGAACGTTGTTCCGGATGATCGGGTCAGCACCAGTCATCATGTTGTTCGACGGACCGTAATCCGAGATCAGACCAGCGCCCTGGAGCAGGTTGTAGGTCTTGCGATCGACGACTGCGAAGGTACCGTAGCCGGCACGAGTCGTAGCCATGATTTCCGAAGCTTCGTAGATGATTCGCAGAGCAAGCGTACGAGCCTTTTCAGCGATCCAGCCACCGGAGCTGTCTACGTTCAAGTCGTACACGCCAGGAGTCGAAGTGTCGGTGCAGCCGAGCTTCGCAGAGATGTACATCGAACGAAGAATTTCGTAGTAGGTTTCAGCAGCGATGTTGTCAGCCAGGATGGACGTGAGGAACGCATCAGCATTCATGCCGTGCTGACGTGCCATGTCCTGAGCGGTTTCCATCGAGTAGCTTGCCTTAGAGCTACGAGTCTTCGCATCAACTCGTGCAGAGTCGATCGTGACGGTCAGCTCAGAGTTCACATCACCTTCGCCGGTTGCCGTGTCCATGCCGAAACCGGTCGTGAAGCCGGTACCGAACGGATCAGCAGGCTGAGCCTTTGCGAACGGATCGAGAGCGACGTCAGAAGGAATCTCGTTGGCGAGGTCCCAACCCGGGTTACCAGCAGAGTTGAAGCCGGTGAACGCGGTCTTCGGAGCACCCGTAAGAACTTCAGGACCTTGCTGATTTTCGTAACGAGGACGAACAGCGAAGATAAGACCAGAAGGACTGGTCATTGGCTGGTTACCTACGAGACGGTTCGAAAGAATCGTCTGGCCGATACGACGTACCATCGAGATCAGGATCGGGTCCCACTTAGCAATGCCGCCGGTCTGAGTGGTCGGAGTAGACTCAGCAAACATGCCGACGCCGGATTCGCGCTCGAGCTTGATTTCAGTGAAAGTGTTTTCCAGGAGACGAGCCATGCCATAACGCATGTTGAGGTCTTCAGAAGCGATCTTCGGTGCGCCGTCGGCGTCGATGACCTTCTTCCACTTCTTCTCGAGTTCCATATCCTGTTCGTTGTAGATACCGTACTGGTTAAATTCCATTTTCTTTTCTCCAATCGGATGGTTGTTGGAATGTTCGTTTTATTTTAAGGAGTCAGAAATTTGCGTTTATTTTCGCTCGTTTCTGACTCCAGCCAAGCTCCGTTATCCGCGGAGAACTTCAGATACTGCTTCCATGATGTTTTTGGGAGCAGACTTGTCTTCATTGACCGGCTTCGGCTTACGCACGAGGTCGGCCGATTCAGTAAATCGTTCTACGAAGTTGGTATAGGACGATTCGTCTTCCTTGTAGAGGCGATCCTTGATCTTCGTTGCACGACGGAGGAAATCATTCGAGTCGACAACCTTCATTTCAGCAACGATAGTCAGAAACTCCGAACGTTCAGATTCGGTCATCGTCTTGGTCATGCGATCTACGGCAGAGCGAATCTTAGCGCGTTCGGCTTCTACCTTCAGTTCAGCATTTTCCTTCTTCAGTTCAGCGACGTCGACAGCATGTGCCTTACGAGCCGCTTCGAGCTGGACAGCAAGACGCTTGTTCGTCGGGTTCGTGGAGAGACCGAAGGCTTCCATGACACCGTTCATCGACTTGAACAGCTTTACCATCTCGTCATACTGACCGAGCTTCTTCAGTTCAGTCTTATGAGCTTCTTCGAAACGAGCGAAAGCGCGTTCAGAGATAGCGTTGAGCTTCTTGATTGATTCCTTCTTGCGAGCGGTTGCAAGGCGAATTCGCGTATTGGCCTCAGAGACGATCTGCTTCCGCGCACGCTTTACAGCCTTGGCCGAAGTGACGCGAACGGATTCGACGATAGCACCACGGAGGACATCCTTGAAGGTAGCGAGTTCGGATTCGTCGACCTTGAGGACCTTGAGCATTCGGTCGAGAACAGCTTCATCGACCTTCACGTCGATACAATCTTCCTCGTCCACTTTCTCTTCGTCAGACTCGTCCTTCTTTTCATCATCGGACTCATCAACCTTCTCGTCATCAGACTCGTCGGTCTTCTCATCAGCCGATTCCTTCTTCGAGCGCTTCTTGCCCTTAGCTTCATCGACCTTGTCTTCGTCTTCGATCAGGAGAAGGTCTTCGTCGTCTTCTTCCTCGATCTTTTCCTTCTCGTCTTCGTCAACCTTCTCTTCGTCGGATTCGGTTACGTTAGGACGGTCCTTGGTATCACCTGTCGTGCCACCAGTTGCCTGTTTCGTTTCGCCAGGCTTCGATTCCTTTTCAAGGCGATCGTTGATGACGTCGGTTTCGCCAGGCTTGCCTTCACCGTCGAGCTTCTTAGCGGCGTCATTCGGTTCAGACTCAGATTCCTTGCGAAGAGCGCCAGGCTTGGGAAGAACTTGATTGAAAGCTTCATCGAGCTTGTCTTCATCGTCGTTCTCATCAACCTTATCGTCGTTCTCGTCGACCTGGTCTTCCTTTTCTTTGTAAACCTTGTCGCCGGCGCGGGAAGCGCTCGTACGTTCGCCGTTTACCTTGCTTGCCCAGGCATCGTTCTCGTCGACCTGATCGTCATTTTCATCGATCTTATCTTCGTTCTCATCTACCTGGTCGGTATCGTTTTCGTCGACCTTGTCTTCCTTTTCCTCGGCTTCGAGGATAGACTTCAGGCTGATCTTCGCCATCTTCAGAGTCCTTTCATGATGTGCTTCAGAGCTTTCGAGAATTCAGCAGCTGAAACTCTCGTATCTGTTTCTCGAATTATTTTATGAGCTTCAACTTTTGTCATATGACCTTCCTCAACGAGGAATTCCAAAGACTCATTGAACCCGCGAGGGAAGCAGTCAATGCCGGACGGGAAAGAGACGATGTCGATCGCCGTCATATGAAACATTTCCATTACTTCCAGACCTGTGGAACGTTCAGGTTTAGACTGACCGAGACCACGAGTGGAAACGGAAATTTGACCGCCGATGTCCATAGCAGCCATTGCGATACGACCTTTCGGAGTATCGGCAATCGTCGCTTTACCCATGACGTTGTCGCCTTCAAACCAAAGTTCAGTAATGAGGTGCGACATATCAGACATTTTTACTTGGACACGTTCAGGCGGATGGTCGAGTTCGCCATATGCCAATTTCTTAGAGACTTTCTGATCGATGTAGTTTTCGACCGTCTCGAAAAGAACTTCGCGAGGATAACGACGCTTGTTCCGGTTCGGCTTTTCGGCTTGAGCGAAGATGCCTTCAATGACATACTTCTTCTTGCCGTCGATAGACTCCGCGGTATACTCGAGCTGCGAAGAGCCGGTAGATTCGGAGAAGAGCCGTGCACGAATTTTGGTCATTGAATAGCTCCTTTTTCTTTAGTGCCTGGTTCGAAGAACAATGACCAAAGAAGGACGATTGCTACGACGGAAACGCTGGCAGTCACGTATTTAAATGTCATCGGAGAAATCAACTCGTATTCCCTGGCGCAATAACCTGCGCCAAGAAAACAAATCGCTCCAATCTCGGTTAGTTTATGGGAAATCATTCCTCATCCTTTCCTGTTTCGATTTTGGGAGGATTCCTCTTATAAGGTGTGACGATAGGCTCGTCTTCACCGTCAATAATCTCCTGGGCTTTCGCGGTATCTTCGTTCGGGAACGGTTGGTTCCGATCGAGGTATTCGCTGCCTTCTTCCTTGATCTGCTTGTCCATTTCTTCCATCTGTTCCTGCGTTTGCTGGAGGATGGTGTTCCGAACGTGTTTGTTCGAGTAATAGACACCGATGTATTCCTTAACAGTATCAAGGGCTGCATGTCGGCGTTCAAGCATTTCGATTTCCTTCAACTCAGCGAAGTAGTTATCGCGGTTGAAGATGATCCTCAGTCCATCCTTGATCCTAGGCCAGTCGTCAGGCTTAATGATCCGTTTCAGGATGAGGTTCGTTCGAAGCACGTCGAGGAAGACGTGAGAGAATTGAAGACGGTTTCGTTTGACGAACTCCGAGAATTCCAATTCGCTTCGGGAGATTTCTGACTTATTCGAGAAGAGTCCGCCTCCGTCTTCACGGAAACGAGAGAGTGGCACGGAGAGCGCAGTGAAGAGTTTCTCACGGAAGTAAATAACATCTTCGATCTGACCAAGGTTCTCCCCAGCTTGAAGCGTCTCGATTTGAGTGGCGCTCTTGCCGTTACGACGAAGCATGAAGTAATCTTCCTGCATCGACATGATACGAGCCTTGTCTTCGACGGTACCACGGACAGAGTCATAGTAGACTTTGTTACGGAAGTCTGCCTTCGTGGCTTCGAGAAGTTCACGAGCCTTGATAGGCGGCAAGTTACCAGAGTCAACGTAGATCGCACGGCGTTCAGAAGAGCGCGAGAGACGATAAATCAGCAGCGCAGTTTCCACCAGATCAAGCTGGTTAGCGATCTTGACAGCCCTGTGCATGTTTCCATAAGAGATACCAGAGGTGCGATCCACCAGCCCCGAATCGACGTACGTGATTGTGTCTGGATGAACTCGGAATGAAACGTTACGTCTGAACTGTTCATAGTCATTGAGCGACATCTGAATGTTCTGCGTATTGAAGTTGTTCATGTCCGAATTGAACAGCGACGTCATGTAGACGAAGAACGTATCTTTGATCTTCAGAAGACCATTTTCCAAATCGTCGACAATCTCGATCCGCTTGATCTTACGAGGATCGAGCTGAACCATTCTCTGGACGCCATCGCTAGGCTTGCTAGGATTGATGACCTTCTGGAAAACGATCCTGGAGTCGATGTACCAATCGCGGACCTTCGTATGAGCCGTATTATTGAAGTCGAGGAGACGGCAGACTTGGACGAACTCATCGTTGATCGTATCGGCCAACTCTTCAGAGATGACCTTTTGATCTACGAGTTTCGAGGTCTCGAGTTTGACGACATCCCTCTCATCGTCCAAGATTACCATTTCGTTGATGATCTTGTCAATGGCTGAAGCTACTTCAGGGATATGTGCGATTCGACGGTAGGAGTTGATAAGGTCGACTTCAGTTGAGGAAATAAAGTCGAAGTCGTAAGACGTGGCCGCGGCGTTCGTCGAGACGTATGAACCATTCTGCTCTATGTCGAGAAGAGGAATGTCATTAATCTTGTCGGCTCGGCGTTTAATTTCAAAACCGAAAAATTCCATGTAATTTCCTTCCAAGCGGCTAATGGTGTTGAGTTATTTTATTTCAAAGAGAAATTTACTCTCAACACCACTATAGCTCGAAACTTAGAGGAACAGTTCGCCGGAGAGAAGCTGTTCTTCCATGATCAAGTTGTTTCGGGTCACAGGAGTTTCCATGTGCTGCATTACGAACGTGACAGGGATTTCAACAATAGCGTTGTCCGCGGTCCAGTCGTACTGAGGCTGACCAACAGTCGTAGGCCAGATGTTAGCAACACTCCAAGACGTGATGATACGACCATTACGGGAAAGCTGATGAACTTCACCAACTCCCATGTAATCGAGAACGTTTTCGTCAGAACCGACAGAGTCGGCATTGACCCAACCGACCATCGAGTCCGACCACTTAGTCATTACGTTGCCGATGATGTTCTTGATGTCGTATCGGAGAGTGACTTCCCAGTTGCCAGAATAGTCACGGTCGCCAGGAATTCGGAAGCGCTGGCCGCCACGGAACGGAACCGGAATTTCGCCGATCTGAGAAGGCGGAAGGTTTGCCGCACGGATCGAGAAAGCAACTTTACGGTTGAACTGGTCGGTCTCCGAGAACAGAGATGCCAGGAACGGAGGAAGAGTGATGTTGGCTGCGAACTGGTTGAGCTGAGTCACGTTCCCAAGCTGGGACTGGAAACCTGCCATATCGAAGCCGGTGAAACGAGTTTCTGCCATAGAGAATGTCCTTTCTTAGGCGGTTAGAGTGAATGGGCTAGTGAACTATTTTGATCACTAGCCCTTGGCAGGTTAGGCCATCACGATTTCTTCGAAGCTGATGCCAGACTTCGTGTAGATCAGGCGAAGGTCGATGCCTTCGATCAAGCGAGAAGGCTTCATGTAAACATCAACCTTCAGGATTTTCTGATCGACGACTTCGGGAGTGTTGTTCTTGTCATCGCAACGCGTGCGATAATCGTAAACGCCACGTCCAGCCTTGACACGTGCCAGGAAAGGGTTGATCGCATTGCGGACCTGCGAACGAGTGATTTCGTCGTTGATCTCGGCGATGATGTACTTCAGCATCTCAGCAATGTTGATCTTGCAGTAAATGGAGAGGTAACGAACGTTCATATCCTGGAACAGACCTTTCTTCTCCTGCATGGTTACCCAAGACAGAAGGACGAAGCCGGAACCCTTTTCACGAACCACGGTGTTGATACCGTTCTGATGCAGCTGATCGCGTTCGGTCTCGTTCGGGAGATACGAAACGCGTTCCGAACGACGATAATGACCACGGTTGTAGCCTGCAGGAACAGTCCACATATTGATCGAGTTATGCGTACGGGCGTACATACCAGCATCAGTACCAGAAGATGGAATCCAACGGTACTTGTTGTTGAACCGGTCGAACACGCGAATCCAGGTCGGGTTGAAGTGACCATAGCTCGAAGGCATCAGCGAGCGCTTGTACTCGATGACATCCTTTGCCTTGTTCGGACGATTCTCGAACGTGAGGTTCAGAGGAGCACCCGTGAAGGCAACACCGTCGGCACGCTTCTCGATCAGATCGATGACACGGATAGAGACGGTACGAGACTTCACAACGTCGATGACGTAGGTAGCTTCGTAGTCTTCCTTTGAACGGTACAGTTCGTAGCCGGCCAGGTAATCGGCATCGGTCGGTTCAGCACCATCAGAACCACGACCAAGTTTCCATTCACCGAAATGCTTCAGAGAAGGAGTGACTCGGATATAGCTCGAACGAGCGTTGATCGCGTCCTCGAAGTATGCCGACGTGCCATCTTCGTTCAAGGTCCCTGGAACAAGCGAGAGGAACTGGAAAGGCTCGAGAACCGAATCCTTCTCATTCGAAAGCTTGCCAGTCGAATCGAAAACGATCGCATGGCACTCGGTCATGTTCGCGAACAGCTTCAGAGAGTCTGCACGGCGAGGACGACCGAGGATTACATCGATGTTGCCAACCGGAAGGTCCCAACGAACCTGGATATTACGAAGACCGATAGCCGGAGCTTCTGAAGCTTCGAACTTGATCTTGAAACCAGTCGAGAGAACTTCGATCTTGACTTCGCCGGAGTTTGGCTCGGTCGTTACAACCGTGAAGCTTACACCGTCAACGTCAACGATCGTCGACTCAGGACGAGGAAGATTCGTCGTCAGGATTTCGTACTCAACCGTATGACCGTCGCCGGAAACCGCGAAGAATTCCGTGCCGATCGTCAGCTGAAGAGTATCAGGGTCGATGTCGAAGAAGCCCTTCGGAACATTACCGATACCGTCGAACCGAGGAGCATATTCCTTCGTACCGAGTTTTACCACCGCTGAGAAAAGATCGAGCTTATAGTCATTGGTGATTGTGAACTGGTAGTTTTTACCAGATGCAGCAACGATATTAGCATCTGTGAGGTAAACGAGTTCGTTAGTAGTGATGTCGCCAGAAGAATCGCGAGTAACGCTCCATTGTCCGGGGAGGGAACCCTCTTCAATCGTGGCATTCTCATACGTGACTGTAAGGTCCGGTGCAGCCAGGACAGTCGGAGATACAGTATAAGTAAGAGAACCATTGGCGACGACAGTAGGGTCTTCGAGGTAGACGACAGTCGCTGCAGGAGCGACCGGAAAACGGTCTTCGAAGAACGATCCGTAATATTCAGCTGCTCGGACAATTGAAACTCCAAGGTTGTTACCGAGATCGCCAGGATAGCGAGCCAGGATCGGCGGAAGTTCAACGTCGCCTTCTTCGAACTGATAGTCTGTACCCACGAAGAATTTCGTGCGAGAAACGGTTGCTACCGCAGAAGCAGTAGGGATGCCGGTACCGGTAGAGAGCAATGAAACATCGACTGCACCGCCTGCTTCATCCACGCTGTTAACACGGACTTCAGAAGCGATACCATCGGACAATCCCGAAGAAATCTCTACGATGTCGCCAGCATTATACAGTTGGCCTTTTGCGGCGATGGCGATCGATACTACTTCACCATTGATAGAATTGACGTCCAGAGTGAGTCCGGAGCCTGCACCACCGACGATAGCGTTTTGTGCACCAGCACCAACGATACGGGTAGCTCGGAGAGAACCGGATTCGGAAAGGAATTCGTTCGCTACGAACCAATCCTTAAAGTTCTTGTCAGAGGGAAGACCGAAGTTTGCAACCTGGCTTTTCTCACCGTCGAGAAGAACCGGCTCAAGAACAGGACCCCAGTTGTACCAGCCGACAGTAGCGCCTGCTCGAGTCTGAGCTGCAGGAACCATCGTATCAACTGCGTGTTCAGACGGGTAAACACCCGGGGAAAGACCGAGAGTCATTTTAATTTCCTTTCATGTTGTTTTGAGGAGATGATCGGTAGTCGATTTATTTTATCCACGCGTCAAATCGGCATACCGAGTTTCCGGAGATGGTGTTCTGTGAAGACTTCAAAATGGAGTCCATTCCTTTCGGCGAATCTTCGAGCATATGCCCACTTCGCTTGGTTGATCTGATACGTGACCATATCTTCCATATATCGAGTCTCGGCTTTACGAGTCTTCTTTCCGTTCCAGACAGGAGGAAGCGTTTGAGCGTGAGGCTTGATTTCGAAAAGGACTTTCTTTCCGTCCTTGAAGATGACAAAGAAATCGATGAAATATCGGTGTTCTCTTCCGTCCTTTGGTGATATGTATTGGACGACGACTTCTTCAGAAGCCCATCGTTCGACGATAGGGGAATTATCACACCAGGACGCGAAGAAGTATTCCCAACTCGATCGAGTGATGATGTTGGTAGAATCTCCCATGTATTTCGTCAGATTCTTCGGTTCGAATTTGGACTTAAGAGTCTTCGTATGTGCCATAGTGATTTATTTTAAGTCGATCCCCTCAGAGGAGAGAAACCGAAGCTTCTCTCCTCCTTGAAAGGAAAAGAAATGATGGACGAGTTATTTTACTCCTCGAGCAATCTCACTTTCACCGGCGCCATATATTCAAGACACAGCGGAAGATACTTGATATCACAATCGGTGAGAGGACCTTCGAAAATGATTTCGATATGACTTCCGTTGAGTCCTTTGTCGTAAACAGAAAGCTTCGGATTGTAGCCGATCATGAACTCTGTCATTCGCTCACAGAAATCGGCTGTGTCCTTAGTGAGTGGAGTAGCGAAGCGTACGAGTCTGGTCATGCCGCAATCCGTTCGCCGATCTTGAAGAAGATGTGATCGAAATCGAGTTGGTCATATTCGGGAAATTCACGCTTGTGGATGTCGTGCATTTCGATGGCGAGCTGATCGCAACCTTCCATGTCTTTCCGAAGAGCTCCAATGAGAGAATTAGAAACTTCCTTGTTCCATCCGGAGACGATCAGAGATTTGATCGAGGAGCCAGGGAACTTGATACCTTTATGGCGTGTTGTGCATTCGACGGTGACCTTGAGTCCACGAGGATCAATGTCGAAGAGAACTACCTGATGTTTCGTGATCATTTGGAATTCCTTAGCAGGAGCCGAAGCGATAGGATTGGAAGGAGTCAGAATGATGGTCGTAGAAGAAACCGAGTTCATTCAAACGAGACACATCTTCTTCGGCCATGAGATCGAGTTGAAGTCCATTGATAGAGAGAACATCAGGTTCGCAATGAAACGGATTGTTGTAGGCGTAGGAGCCTTTATCAACATACTTCTTGAAGATGGTGAGAGCTTCTATAAGGTCGTCCATGGATTATATCTCCATCCATACAGGTGAAAGAGCAGATTTCATGTCGACGATTTCTTCGACGTGTTCACGATCGAGACCTGTCATGTTGTGGATATCGTGAGCAGTTTCACCGTCGAGAATGGTGCAAAGAGCATCGATGATTGCGGAGACTTTGTGACCACGAACTTCGAGGTTGAGGATTTCTTTCTCGGTCATTTCAATATCCTTTCTTTTTAAACCATTCTAAAGCTCTATCGAGCTCCTTTTTGTAGAGAAAATCAGGCGAATTCATTTTCTCTAATTCCGATTTCCATTCGATTAATTCTCCTGTCGTAATAGGAGAAGATACCCATCCTGACTTGACGAAATTCCAATATGCCCATTTTGAGAAATTCTCTTTCGGATCACGGAGTGTACCTGAAAAAGAACCAAACTTCATTTTGTGAGGAATATAAACCGAATGACGAGAAGACATTTCGAAAACTCCATTTTTCGTTGATGGATTATTCATACATCAAGCTTTAAGTCTTGTAAATACAAAAATGGGCTAGAAGAATTTTTCTTCTGACCCATTCAAATGTTAATCTCGCCATGTAGAAGGTTCGAGTTCGAAATTCTCGTATTCTCCACCGATTGCGTTCTGCAATTCTTCGAGGAGTCCAGAGACATCGACCACGGAGTCTGACCTCTCATAATGATAATCTCGCCCGTGTTCACCCGCGAAGCCACCAGCTCCGACAAATTCGAAACCGTGTGCTTCTAGAATAGAGTCGATGCGAAGATCAATAGTGAGTTTGTCTTCGTTCTTCAGTCCTATCCTGTGAAACATCAAATCATACATCACACGGCTCCAATGAGAATTTTCTTTTTGAGCGCTGTGTAACCCATGACAAGTTCGCCATCGATGAAGAGTTTAGGGAATGTCCTTTCGGAATCAGGAAAACCGAACCTCGCTTGGAGTTCGTCCATGAATTCCTTCTTGTTTTCCGTGACATCTTTCACGGTGAATTCACGTCGACGGCATTCGAGAGCGGCTTTCGCCTTGGCGCAGAATACACAATCTGCGATAGTGTAGATATCGATTTTCAAGAGACTTCCTTTCAGTAAAGTTGAAACATACATCAAATGAATGAAGACGTAAACATCGAAAAGTTAAAATATCAAGTGACCTCCGCGATACGCCAATATCCGAGGTCTCTAGACTAGGAAGGAACCTAACGATGTCCAGCAAATGTAATAAACCGTATTGTGTTTATATTACCATCTATACCGGCGACAAACTCCCACCATTTTATATCGGAAAAGGAACCATCTCTAAAATCGAGAAAGGTTATCGCGGGTCTGTAGGCTCTGGAAGGTATAAAAGAATTTGGAATGAGGAGAAGAGAAATAATCCTCATTTGTTCAAGATCAAAATTCATAAGACTTTCGAGATCGAAGACGACGCTTACGCGTACGAGAAATCGATGCTAGAACACTTTGACGCTCATAAATCTCCTCTCTTTATTAATATGACAATCAACGGTGAAAAATTCAATTTCGCCGGAGGGAAACACTCAGCTTCTGCAAGAAGGAAAATAAGCGAAGGAAGTATCAAAAATTGGGAAGACCTCGGGTATCGAGAAAGAACGACGAGGCATATTAGCGATGCGGCTTTGAAAGATTATGCTACGAATCCTGAGAGGAAAAGAAAGCTAGCGAAATCACAGAAAGCGAATTACGACGCCAATCCTGAAAGATCGAAGGGACAAAAAGACAACGCTAAGTCTCAATGGAATGATCCAGAAATTAGAGATAAAATGTCGAAAGCTATCAGGAAGAAAGGACTCATCATGTCTCCTTCCGGAGAGATTGTTGAAGTCGAAGGATATTGGGAATTTTGTCAGAAATACGGTCTAGGATATGCTGGAGCAACAGCCGTAATTAAAGGTAAAAGAGACGAATTCAAAGGGTGGAGAAAGGTGGAGCAGGAATAAATCCTGCTCCTTTAGGGGAATTAGGCAGAGCAAGCAATACAGTCAACGCCGAAGTCGTCTGCTGCATTTTGAACGAAAATCTTTTCGTCTTTCGCTTCACCGTTTTTACGGGCTTTCTTAAGCTCGTGGAGATTTCTGGCTGACTCCTGGTTTGCGTCGAGAGTCAGTTTTTTACTGTTCTGGTAATATGAACTTTTGATCCCTAATCGCCAACCGTAAATATAGTCCATCGAAATCTTGATGTTCTTCTCGTCGTTGTTGTAGGACGTGTTCAGAGACTGGCCCTGGTCAATCCACAATTGACGATGAGCTGCCTGGATGATAAGGTCTTCCTGGTCGATTTCACGGAAGGTCTTGTAGATGTCCTTTACGCGCTTCGAAAGACCTTCCACAGTCTGTACAGAACCAGAGGCGAAACGGATTTCGTCCCATACTTCTTCCGTGTTCAGTCCTTCCTTCTCGAGCTCGATTTCCAGGAACGGGTTCTTAAACTCATACCAACCCTTGGCACGACGGTTCAAAGAGACGTTGTTCGTGAAAGGCTGAATACCCTGCGAAAGATGGATGCCCATGATAGAGCAAGAAGACTTCGTAGGAGCAATCGCGAGACGAGTCGAGTTCCGGTATTTCGGACCATCATAGTCTTCGATTTCATTGAAGATCGGCGCAGGGCCAAGCTTCTCAGCCAGATCGAGAGATGCCTGTTTCGTTTCAGCGTCCATCTCCCGGAAGATAGTCTTGTTCAGGTCGTATGCACCAGCCGAAGCGAATGCGAGACCTTCACGCTGATAAAGCGAATGGAGACCGAGAATGCCGAGACCTACGGCACGATGACGAACGGCGAAACGGTTTGCGGCTTCCATATGCTTGATCGAAGCTGTCTTCTCGATGTATTCGCTCATGACAGCGTCGAGAACCTTGATGCCTAGAGTATGAAGACCCTTATCGCGGAACTCTCTCCAGTAAAGGAGATTTTCCGAAGAAAGGTTACACACGAACGATTCCTTGGCATTCGACGGAAGGAAGATTTCCGTACACAGGTTCGAACCGAGGATGGCCAGACCCAGGAGCTGGAAAATCTCAGGAGAATAGTTATTCGCGTTGTCGTGATAGATGAAGTAAGGATATCCGGTCTCGATCTTCTTCTTCAGAAGTGTGAGCCACATCCGCGCTTCAGGTTCGTATTCCTTCTTGCCTTCGAGAGCGTACGAGATGACACGCTCGAACCACCAATCAGGAATCGTGACACCGAATGGTGTATCGCCGAGATCAGCATCGTTATCGTTCTGGAAACGTTCGATGAGTTCAGGAGCATCCGGATGGAAGACAGGGAAATAGGCAGCCCAAGAGCCTCGACGATATCCCTTCTGCGAAGTGGTCTTCACGACCGATTCGATCATAGGAGAATAGTGCGATGGACCAAGAGCGATACCGCCTGTAGAAATCACAGAACCGCGTTGGCGCATGTCACCAATCCAGGCCGAGGTACCAGCACCGTGCTTGGTCATGACCATCATCTCGGCCAACTTGTCTGCGAACTGTTCGATAGAGTCACCGAAGTTAGAGTTGTTGCAGGAAATAGGCAGACCGGTCTTCCGAGCAGCAGAGGCCCATACAGGAGAGGAGGGTGAGAACCATCCGCGAGCACCAGCATGGATAAATTGTTCTGCAAGACCGGGTTCACCCATGCGGTCCTCTACCATGAGGCCGATATCTTCGAAACGCTTCTGAACGGTTTCTCCATCTTCAAGATAGCCGCCGGAGAGGAAGCGGTTGGTGTCGTCGGTGACCCAGACCCAATCCGGACGATTCGGATCGAGAAGTTGATTGATGTCAGTCATTGTATTCCTTGGGATATGTTCAGAGTGGGAGCCGAAGCTCCCTTGTTTCAGAATGAGATGATGTCTGTGTCGATGTCATATTCACGGTCGTCGCGAGTGTACGCGTCGTTGTGGGCATCGAAATTATCTGCATCGAGTTCGGAGACTTCCTCGTCAAAGAACCACTTGTGTTCAGAGTCGAGAGCTCGGAACTTGTGCTCTGTGAAAAGCGGATCGATGTTGATCTGGATCAGCGAGTCATCGATGCGCTTCTGGATGAAGGACTTGAGGATTTTAGACGAAAGCTTCGGCTTATCGTATCCATCCAAAATCCAATCGAGGACGTTACATTCCGCGATGTAAGCCGACATGGCTTCCTTGCGAATTTTCTCGATGAAGTCATCCGTCACCAGCTCAGGATATTGTTCACGAGCCGTATTGAAGAGCTTGATGCCGAACTGAGCATGGAGAGTCTCTTCGTTTCGCGTGTACTGGATTTGGACAGCCGTTTCCGAAAGAGGATTGTTGTTCTGGTGTTCTGGATGCCAACGGTTGAACCATCGCATAATGTAGAACTGCGAGAACAGCGAAACGTTTTCGACGAAGAGAGTGAACAGAACCAGCGAATAAAGCTGTTGCTGACGATCGTTTTCGTAAGTCTTCTCGGTATGCTTCTTCAGGTACTTGACGCGATCGGCAACGAACGGAAGCTTGAGGTTTTCCTGGAAGATATCTTCCATGTTCAAGACACGGAGAAGCTTCTCGTATGCGCGGTTGTGGACGACTTCATTCTGGGAGAAAATGAAGCCTGCTTCCTCGATAAACGGATGAGGAAAGATATTGCCGATGTTGGCCCAGTAGCGCTTGACGTTGATCTCGACCTGACCGATCATTGAAAGGTCACGGACGATGATGTCTCGTTCCTCGTCAGTGAAGAGCGTATGGAAGTCATTGACGTCGCGCTTGAACGTGAAGCGGAGATGGCTCCAGAAACCCTTCAAGATTTTATCCGAAAGTTCCTCTGCGAACGGGTAATAGTTTGGACGACGAACGTCACAAGGTTCGAAAATTTTCACAATGTTTGTTTCGGACATGAGTCGTTTTCTTTTCCTCTTTGGGTTTGCGTTGATGGTTAAATGGTTCTAAGCCAGAGGACCGAGGAAGTAAACAGCTAAGTTCGTTCTAAACAACAATTTCGAACGGATTCTTCCACAGACCAAGAAAGCCCAGAGGATGAGTCCGGGCTTTCACGAATTGAATTGATGTGAGTTATTTTAGACATTCGAAGGACGAACAAGGAGAGACTTCTTCCATTTGTTTTCAGAGAACTTGGGAAGGAGCCAAAACATTTCTTCAGGAATTGGAACAATACGATGCTCTTTTACATCGTCCAACATCCAGCCGAAATCTTCTGGATGGATGCTGTTCTTGTAGCCGTACCAATCCTTGTTGAAATCCATCGCGATGAAACGAACGTCAGGCAATGCTTTCCAGATGAGGTCATTGGCCGCATTGACCGGTTGAACGACCGAAACAGATCGGTAATGATGGAGAGTCTTCATGAGTTCGTCAGACTCTATGCTTGCGAAACAAACGTGATACCCTTCATCATCAAAGAACTCCACCGTCTCACCGTCAAGAAGCGCCTTGACTATATTCCTTCGTTTCTTCAGCCAACTGAGGGTCTCGTTGAGTTTCTCCGTGTTTTCCCTCTTCGACATTATTCTTCCTCGTCGCTGCGGATATAGAAGAGAGGATTGTAGCCGCTGCTGAAATCGTAAGTATCGAAAATCTTGACAGCATCCACGTCGTCCGTGACGAGAACGATTTCACCTTCTTCAATGACTCCGTAGACTTCAGAGTGCTTGCCGAGAGCCTCGCCGAAATTCACATTCTTTCCGATAGCTTCCTTGACTTCGTTTTCCTCGGCCGAGAAAATTCCGTCGATGTCTCCATTACGACCGCAGTCCCAGGAGAAACGATAAATACCTCTTGACATCAAAATTCCTTTCTTGATTTATAGGATGGTCTTCTATAAATCACATTAGATAGAGCTTGTAAACTCGAATTTCACAGGTTCGTCCAATTTGTTCAGGAAATCGAGAACAGTCTTGATAGCTGCTATGTCTGCCTCATCCCGACGGAGAGAGTTCTTATGATCGAGCGCCATCCGAACGACATACGCATTCGTGCCTTCTTCTCGGTTCTCGAACGCTTCGAGAACTCCATCCAATTCTTTGAGGACGGCTCGATTGTTCTCGGCGTATTTCTCGAAATTTCCCATCATGTATTCGAGATGATCGCGTGCGGATTTGAGGTCCATTTTAATTCCTTTCGTTAATAAATTCAATAAGCCTTTGAGGAGATACGTCGTAAGCGTCGAGGACACCTCGGAAATTATCCTCCACTGCATCATAAAGCTTATCGAAAGTGTCATGATCATCTGGATCGATCCCGACGTTCATGCAGATTTCGTACGTCCTGTGGAAAACGAGGTCGTCTTCGGAGATTTTGAATAGCTCCATGATGTCTTCGAAACATCCGGCTCGAGCTGCAGCTTCAGATGACGATCCTCCTGTGAAGAACTCCCATTTGACGAGAGTGCTGAGGAGCATGTCTTTTTCGCGTTTGTTCATCGATAGACTCCATATGTCATGAACCAAATAAGGCCTGAGATTGACATTACCACAAGGCCTCGAGGAAGGAAATCTTTAAATTGGTCATTCTCCCAATGACCTAACGTCATCATAAATCCTAAAAGTTACCATCGTAACGAAAGAAGAAAAGAAAAACGTCAACGCCGATAGGAATTCGAGTATTTGTATGATTGCTATCATTTGATTTCCTTTAAGTAGCGATATTTGAATTGATCAAAATGGAAAGAATTTCCGTGGAAGTAAGACCATGAGACGCCGTCCTTAGAGAACTCTACATATTTCCCAGTCATATTCTTCACGTCTTCAAATTTGACTTCTTTCCACATTTGGCCTCACATGTAAGTTGTTGATTGAAATTGGAGACGAGCGTGAATTCCCGAAAGGATCACAGCGTTTTCTCGAAGAGCACGGTGCGCCTTGATCGGATCGTCAGCCTCTTGAATGATCTTATTGATATCCTTAAAAGGTGCATCCTGCTTCCGCACGAACGCAACACGATATCCTTCCTCGACAGCCATCCTCTTCATCTTCATGACTTGAGAGTTCCCAGGCTCGAAGTCGAACCACAGGATAAACTTCTCCTTCGGAATTCCGTACCTCTCCGTGAGTTTCGTGCATGTTCCGTGGAGACTGCCGTCGAGAGACGCGATCGCGTTCGGTAGATAGAAAGAGTCGAATGTTCCTTCGGTGACGTTGATATCCTTCTCAACGTCGATCTTGTCGAGCCCGAAAGACTTGATGTCCGTCTGGTTCATGATGTGAGTCATGTATCGGAACTTGCCTTGCATGAAGCGGCACTGATATCCGAACTCCGTCCCATCAGGAGAGATGAGAGGAATGACAATTCCTTCACCTGACTTCTTGTCTTGCTCCATCAAGTTCGGATTGACCTCGATAGCCCATTGGGCGAAGTCATGAACGTAATAGAGGCGAGACAAATCCTTCTTAGGAATTCGACGACCTCGAACATATTCTCGTGCCTCATGAGACTCGTGGAGAGAGTCGAGACTTCGAAGAGTTTTGAAAATCGAGTGCTTCTCCTCGTCAAAGAGAGAGTTGATCGATCCGACCTTGTCATGGATTTTCTTCTGTTCGACAGGTTTGTTCGACATGTTCAATGACGAGAGTGAGTCTCGAAGACGACCGAGACGGAGGTATTCATATTCGGAATGATCGAAGAACTCGAGAAACTTCCGATACGATGTTGTTCCATTTCCGTCATCGTCGCAGTTGAAACATCCGAACATAAACGGACCACCGTTCGAGAAGAAAGAACCTCGTCTCTTATTCTGATCCTTCTTCGAGTCTCCACACACTGGACACCTGAAGATAGCTTTCGAAGAAGTTACCCACTCGAAGCCTTCAATCTTGTAAGAAATTCTGTTAATGGAATCGCGTTCGTTTGACATAGATATCAGCATATCACCGGTAGCTGCAGAAGTAAAATAGAAAAATGCTATTCGAAGAAGAGTTTCTAATGGACGTCGAAAATTATCTCGATCAGAATTTCACATCTCGAGCGTACGCAGAGAAGGCCATGGCCGATTTCATCACGCTCCTTCGCAGGTTCAGAAAGTTCGACAAAGGCACGTCGGATGCTCACGTGATTTACAATCTCGTCATCGGGATCGAGAACACTTTCTGTCGAGAATTCATCGACCATATGCTCGAGTCGAGGTTCGAAAAAGAGCATCGCTTGATTTATGGGTCCTGCAGAGCCGTCCGAGAGAAAAATAAAAAAATACCACACAACGTCCAATTCAGGGTAAGGCTAGAGGCCGAAATCCTTCGAAACAGTAGAGGAATCTGAGATGAGTCTTGTAGGAAATATCACGAAAATTTATGCGGCCAAGCGTCTCCTCCTGTTTTTGACGAAGGATATCGACAAGCTCCAGGCCTTCAAACTCGGTGTTATCGATGCTTCCGGTAAGCAGATTGTAAAGACTCGAGATATGACCCAACAACAGAAGGATTCGTTCGGTCCTTTCGAGAAGATTTGTATCTGGGTTCGTCGAGTTCTGAAGAACCATGGCGTGGCTCAGATGGCTGTTGCTCTGACTTATCTCGAGGACAAGCAGTACGACGAGTTTATGATCCATTTGAAAAAGTGTGTCGAAGACTCCGACGTCCAGTTCGACGAGAACGCTTTCGATCCAACGATGGCCTATAAGCCTGACGTGTCGACTTCGATTCTTCAGGATGTTCTCGACTCCGAATATTCGAGGTTTCAATACCAGGATATCGACTACCGTCCTCATCTTCCTCCTCAGCCACAGAAGGACGACTTCTGGTCGAACGTGATGCTGATCGAAGCCCTCGAGGATGTTCTCTGCAAGGAGGATATGCCAACGACTTCGACTGCCGGTATTGCAACATATGCCGTCCCACTGAAAGACAAGGACGTGCCTGAAGCGAAGAAAGGTTTCGAGGTATAATATCATGACTACGAAATTGCTTACATGGGTGGTCGTTATTCTCATGGCCGCCCTGGTCATCGGCGGGATCGCGACGAAAATGACGCTCGACTCCAAGACGACCGAGATCGCTCTGCTTCAGAACGAAGTGAAAGGACTCACGATTTCTCGTGATCTTTGGAAGAATTCTGCCGAAGGTCTGTTCGATTGGATCGAGGCCCAGGAAGAGGTCGACAAGAACTTGGCCATCCAGAATGCCATCGACCAGACGAAAGTCGATGAAATCCTAGATTCGTTCAGCGAGTTCGAAGATCAGGATTCGTCCGACGTCTTGAAGAATACTGTTCGTAAACTCCAGGAGAAAGCACAATGAAGACCTTCTTATTTATGATCGCTCTCCTGGCTCTGACTTCCTGTGCATCTGTCCAGAAGGAAATCGTCCTTCAACCTGTCCATCAGAAGATTCCTGAACGGTATCTCACGTGTACGGAGTTGAAAAAGAGCGAATATCCTAAGCCGGATTCTTTGAAAGACAAGGAGACAGCAAAGCTCATCGTGAAGATGGACAAACGGATTTCGGAATGTGCTGCTAATGCACGAGCTGTCCGAGAGCTTCAGAAGAGCATTCCCCCTCAAGGTGAACCTTCTTCTTCCGAGAATAAACCTTCTTCGAAGTGACGATCTGTTTGCGGAGATGAGGAGATGCGAGAGCTTTCGCAACAGGATTCTTTTTCATTTAAATTCCTTTCGTAAAGAGTGGGCCATGATTGATTTCATGGCCCATTTGAGGGATCAGAATGTCTTCTTGTATTCGAACTGGACTACAGATTTGCCTGCGGCTTTACCGCTTGCAAAAGTATAATCGATGCCAGCTGCCTTGAGCTTCTTGTAAAACTCTTCGTTATTTTCAGCTTCCGGAAAATGGATAGCGAAAGCAACAGTCATGACAGGACGACCGCGATTGTCGAAACCGAATTTCACCGGATCGCCATAATCCTGGATTTTCGTGTGTTTCTCGCCGAGAGCCTTTCCAACTTTGGCAGCAGTTTCGTCTTGAGCCTTCTTAACGTCACGCTCGACAGAGTTAAAGGCTTTTTCCATATCGGAGAACGGCTTGACGAAAGGACCTACAGGAGTTTCGCTGGCTTCGTTCTTGATTTCTGCATTTTCTTTCAAGACGTCTACTACGCCTTCGAGGATGAGTTTCATTGTCAAATTCCCTTTTTCTTTGACGTTGTTCTTTTAGTATCACGGTTTAAGTTTGTTGTAAACAGAGATTTTAGTATCTCGGAGCTACAGGACCAGGGGTGGCTACAGGATTCTTCAGAGAGAACAAAGCGTCCGTGAAGTTCTGGAAATCCACAACCGTAACGATTTCCTTCTGGATGTCGAGACGATAGACATGGATGATGATCGAGTTCTCTGTGCGAGATAAAGCAGTCAGCGAACCTGAGGTGAATGGTTCAGCGATGACTCGATTATCGAACGGAGAACCTTCCGTATCGAGGAGAGGAGAACCTGCAGATCGACCGCGATTCTTTTCGATAAGTGCAACGATGCCATCGCCTTCGAGCGTGCCGAGGAAAGCGGACTCATCCACCTTGTTTCCTGTCACGACTTCGAAGAAAGCTTCGTCAAATTTCTTCTTGCGGATGTTGTGTTCCGACTCGATCTTCTGGGCTTCCAGAAGTCCTTCTGCCATCTGATAAATCATGTGAGGGCCCTTTCATAGATATCTTCGTATTTTACGAATAAAATAGAGTGAAACAAAGGAGTATTCGATGGCCAGAAAGAATGAAGAGTCTGAAGCACAGAAGAGATTTTCTCAAATGGCTAAAGACCTTGAGAAGGCCAACCAGGGAAACATCAACAAGCGTATTCGCGAATCGGTAAAGTACTTCGCTGAGAAGAACAGTGCTAAGTTCGTGGACACAGGACGTGCCAACATTTCGTTAATGACGAAAGGACAGAGGACAGCATCTGATTATCTACCTGGTCAGATTTTCACATTCAGCTATCATCCGAAGCATGCTGAGACTCTGCCTTACTACGACCGGTTCCCTCTGATCCTTTTCCTGGATGTCCAGAAGAATGGAAACCTTTTGGCTTTGAACCTCCATTACTTGAACCCCGTCATCCGATCTCGAATCCTCGGTAAGATCATTTCGACGGTTGGTTCGAACACTATGCGTCATGACACGCAAATGAAAATCACCTACGGGATGGTGAAGGAGATCGCAGCTTACAAGCCTCTCGGCTTCGCGATCAAGAGCTATATCCCGAGTCATGTGGCAGGAAAGGTCGTCCGTATCCAACCACAAGATTGGGACAAGGCGGTAGTTTTCCCGTCACAGCTCTTCGTCGGCAAATCTCAAGAGTCGATCTGGAAAGAAGCAAGAAAGAGATTTGGAGATTAAAGATGCATGATGAGCTGATGTACATGATCGAGAATACCGGAGGTTTCTTCAGACCAAACCGATATCGCGTAGAGATCGATTTGCCTCAAGGTCTCCAGGAAGAGTATCAAGAACACATGCGGCTGATTGGTCTTACGTGTTCTTCCGCATCACTTCCTGGCTTCTCTCTCGAGGTCAAAGAATACGAAAGGTCGAACTCGATTTATCGACCTCATACATCCAACGTCACGACGACAGATTTCAAATTCTATATCGGAAAGAACCTGATCGTTCGAGAGCTCTTCAATGATTGGACTCGTCTGGCAGTCGATCACGAATCGAAGCTCGTTGGATATGAGGATGATTTCGTAGGTCAGTTCAGACTCTATCCTATGGGTCGAATGGCTGGTGAAGGAAACATCATCCAAGAGATCATTCTGATCAAAGCATTTCCAGAGTCCGTTGGACCCGTGACTCTCGGATACGAAGAAGGAAATCAGATCGCTACGATTAATGTCCCTGTTCGTTATACCACATTCGTGTAAGTTAGTACAAAGGAAAAGAAATGGCAAAGCTACCATCTAAGAAGTCCGACGTCTCGGTCTCTACGATCGATTTCGAAGGCAAGAAAATCAAACTGAAGCAGTTCACGGGTCGAGAGGAGAAAGTCCTCCTGACAGCCAGATTGAAGAAGGATCGTGACTCTCTTATCAACGCAGTCCTCGATATCGTCACTTCTTGTACCGACGTTGACGCCAGGGAGCTTCCAATCGGTGCTGTTCAGTATCTATTCACAGAAATCCGTTCTGTGTCCCACTCGAACGTTATCGAGTTTTCTATCGCATGCCAGTCGTGCGGAAAAGCTCATCCTGTCAAGATCGGCACTCATCAGCTGAACATCCCTGAGAAGTTTACGGACGAATTGGTACTCGACTCTCATCATGAAGGTTCTCCTGTGACGATCGTCCTCAGGACTCCGAAATCGAAGGATATGTTCAGCGGAACTCCTGATGATGACAGTTCTGAAATCCGTCTTATCATGGCTTGCGTCGAAGAGATTTACGTCGGTGAAGACCTGATCGATGAAGAGTTCACGCTCGAAGAGTTTGAAGCCTTCTTCATGTCTCTCAAGAACGTCTACACTCGTGCTCTTGCATTCGTGCTCGACTATCCGAAGATCACATACGAGAACAAGTTCAAGTGCATCGAATGCGGTGAAGATAATGAAGTTGTGGTCAAGGACCTCAAGGATTTTTTCTCCTCCTGACGGCTTATTCTTCCCTAGCCGTCCACATTAAAACCAACATGGCTTTCAAGCTCCTTCCGGATATGAACTGGACGATCGATGAGATTGAAAGCCTGCCACCGTTGGAACGGGAAGCCTACCTCGCAATAGCTCGAGAGTTTGTAGAAAAGAAGAACCAGCAAAGGAAACTACATGGCTAGCGAAAGGGAAATCGACGCTATCGATACCAACCATGACGGACGCATCTCACCTGAGGAATTCGTCACGTATCAGAACAGGAAATGGACTTACCGTCGATGGATCGCTTTCCTGACCCTGTTCTTCTACTTCTTCGTCGGAACCGTTCTCCTGATCAAGGTGGAAGCTCGAGACGTTGAAATGTACACCGCTCTCTTCGTTCAGATTTCTCTGTTCTGCGGTGGTATTATTGCAGCTTACTTCGGCGGATCGACAGTTGAAGAACTCGGCATGGATCGGAAGAAGGTATTCGACGAGTTCATCCAAATCAAGGAACTCGCAAACAAACTGAAGTCCGGAAAAGACGGAGAGGTAGGTTAATATGGCAGCACTTCCTAAGATCGCAAATTTCGAGAAGGAAGTGGCCGGCGTTGTTCAGGAAACAGTCGACAAGGCTGTGAGGAAACTCACTGACCAATTCGACTCCGTAGCGAAAAGCATGATGGGCAAAAGTGAGCAGGTCTTAGATCAGCTCAAAGAGCCCTTCATGACTCTTTATGACGCAGCGAAAATCAACTCTGTTGGGAAAGCATTCGCTGCTGCTCAACGGAAGATTGGTGACGCTCTCCATAAGGCCACGAATACTCCTCGCAGGAAGGATCAGCTCGAAATCCTGACGGAGAAGACGGAGCAAGGTTTTTCTGAGACCGTCGACGCTCTTGAGAAGATCGAGCAATTCTTCAAGGACACCGAGAAGGAGAATCGCCAGCAGGAGAAAGAGGAAAAAGAGAAGTTCCAAGAACCGACCTCTGATCCTGTCGAAGAAGTCAATCCTAAGAAGTCTGCCGATGAAATCTTCAAGGCGATGTTCTTGGGTCTGAAGACTCGAATCCTGGCTGCCATTCCTATCGCTCTGAAAGGCATCGCTCTCGTATCGATCATCGGCACGGCTATCGAAGGTCTCGTATACTCGATCGCCGATTACACGAAGGGTGCACTGAACGCTTCGGAGTCCGGAGATAATCAAATTGCTGGTGGCATCAAAGCTCTTCTCGTAGGTGTGGAAAACGATATCATGTCGAAGTTCCATGCTCTCGGCCGATGGACTGCAGCTGGTGCAGCACTTGGTCTTCCTCTCGGAATTCCAGGGATCATTGCTGGTGGCACCGTGGGAGCAGCCCTGGGAGCAGCAGCCCTCGCTGTTGATTATCTATTCGGCGATTATATCCAGAGCGCTCTGGACACGATGGTAGACGGAACTTATCAATTGGCTGAGTCTGTCTTCGGCACGGACAAGGATCGTCTCCAAGGTCGTATCGACGATATGAAGAAGAAATCCTCTTCTATCAACGAGGCTATTGAGAAATCCATCCTGGCAATCTCCGAACTTCGTGTTCAGTTGACTCAGGCTGAATTGTCTGGAAATAGCGCCACTGCTGATATCCTTCGAAGGAAAATCAACACGAACGAAAAGATCATCGCCGATGGCAAAGTGCAGTTGGAGAAAATCCAACAGAAGGAAGAAAGCTTCAAAAAGGAAATGGCTCTTGCTGATGCCAGCTTCTTCGAGAAATTCGGTAACTGGGCTGGAGAAGTCTCGAGCTCCATGGACCGTGCTCTTCTTGCACTCGTTCCGAACTCTGTCGTCCAATGGTTTGCAGAGAAGGAAAGAGCTCTCAGTAATTGGACATCGGCCGCAGCATTGAGGGTGGAAGCCGCTTTCATGGGCACTGTAGATTCTATCGTCGGTGCGTACGATGAGAACATCGCTAAGCCTATCGAGAAATGGTGGTCCAATGTGGAGAAGTTGAGCGGTCTCGCTTACGGGATTGTTGAGACGAAGATCACCGAGACTTGGGATTCGTTCATGAATATGCTCACGGAAGAAATTCCCGATACTATCACGAGCATCATCACTGGGATGAAGAACAAGTTGAAGGAGTCTTTCGACTATGCGAAGAACCTCGGTTCTGTAATGTATGAGGAGATTTCGTTCTCTGATTTCAATCCGTTCGCCGAAGGTCCTTCGTACGCTGAACGAATCGGCCAGCGAATGTCTTCGATCGAAACTTCTTCGAGGATTCGAGAGAATGCTGCATCTCAGAATGCTAATGCTGAAGCCGCGTTTTCAGCCATTAACGATTCTCTTGCTGCCGCTCTTGACAAGGCTTCGAATACGAATGTCAACTCCGTGAAGACCACAAAGGTAGAGAACAATGCTTACTATGATTCCGGACTTTCTGTCCGTGACCGTGATCCTGTTTCCGCTCGTGATTACATGGGTGTGAACGGCATGATGGTCCTGCCATAACCCTACCCAAGGCCAGAGTAAAATCTGGCCTTGGAGGGGATAATTCGAAATCTTAGAAGTCGATGTCGAGGTCTTCGGCAGCTGAAGACTTCGGAGCTTTTTCTTCCTTCTTCGGTTCTGACTTCTTTTCCTCGCGTTCTTCACGCTTGCCTTCAGATTTCTCTTCAGACTTAGAGCCACGACCCTTGGAGAGGAATTCTTCGCACTCTTCCGGATAGATTTCCGAGAGATACTTGTCGCGAGGACCAACAACGTCGATCAGCATCTTGATCAGTTCTTCACGAGTCTTGTGACGAGACGGATCAACGAAGTGGAAGAGCGAGTGGCAGGACTTCCAGGCTGCTTCCATCTTTTCTTCGTCACCGTCGAGGAAAGCATTCGGCTTGTCAGCGAAATGAGAACCGCTGTAGTCGTTCTTGCCATCCTTATCCTTGATGCGGATAATGAAGTCACGACCACCTGCTTCGCCGAATAGGTCGAACGGATTGAAAGCTTTCGGAGTCTTCGACGGATCGTACTTGTCTTCGACAGGCTTCAGTGCAACCTTGACCATGTCGTGGATTTCGTACGGAATACGCCAAAGGAAAACCTTGCCGTTGTTTTCCGGGTTGACCTTGTCTTCTTCGACGTAGAAGTTGACGTAGGTCGGAGTCTTCTTCTTGCGCTTGCGATAGAGGTCCTTGTCGCCTGCCTTCCAGAGAGCATCGAGGTAAGGCTGAACAGGATCAAGCTGGCGCTTGGAAGGATTGTCAGGATCGGGGAGATTTCGGAGGGAGAGTCCGTAGTATTCCTTGGTGCCAGAGTCATTCTGGAACTTGAAACGTTCGGACGTGACGATCGAGGAGCGCTCGCCGTCGGGAGCTGGCATGAAACGACCACGAACATATGCTACGCCGGTCTTATCGATACCAATCTGGAGATAACGATCGCCACCTTCACCTTCGTTAGGAGCGACTTCATCACGGACTTCTTCGATATTCTTGGCGCGTTCACGGAGACTTGCAAAAGACATTGGGATTTCCTTGGGTTTTTCTGGGGTAGTCTGTTTTGGGTTTCTTTGGTGTTCTACCGATTACGCTCGATAGTAGCGGGACTCAACGACATTGACAATTTCATTCGTCTCTTCTTCGATCTTTTCCTTTTCTGGATAAATGAAGAAGCTGTCGGCGATCTTATCTATTTTATACCGTGTTTCTACGGCATTGTGAATATCCTTTTTGAAAATATTCAGCGACCTGGTCTTCTCGTCGAAGAATTCTCCAGGAATGAAATCGCGATCAACTTGGGTGGTCTTCGCATTGTACTTAAACTTCAGGTACGCAATTCGATCTTCGCGCTTCTTGATGTCTTCACGATCGGATGCACGAATGATATCCATGCGTCGAGTGAGGTCGATCTGTTCCTGATGCTTCGCGATGTCTTCAGTCACCTTCCGTTCGAGAGTGCGGAATTCGAGAACGGTCTTCTGCTTGAGGAGGATTGCAGCGTTGGAGTTCAAGAAGCTCTTCTGTTCGAAAGACGCGAAGAGAGAATTGAAGTTTTCCTTGACGTAAGTAACCTTCTGGTCAAAAGGAATTCCGCGAACATTCTTTTCAACGTGACGGAGGAAGTTGTTGCGGATGGTGATGTAGTTATGCATTACGAATTCCTTGTTTCATGCTTGGGATTTCTTTATAGACCAGAAGGATTAGTTTGTAAACCGCTTTTCTGCATCTTCGATCATATTCTTCACGCGAGTCAGAAGGAGAGGATTAACCTTCGGATCGATGAGGTTAATGAGGTATCTCTTTTCCTTAGCGTAGAGCTTAGCGAAAGACTCGTCGTGGAAAAGGATCGAAGGAAAATTCGAGAGGAAATCTGCGAGCTTGATGTTCTGGGCTCGGATAGAGCAATGTGAGAGGCGATGAGCTTCGAGAGCCTTCCTCTTTGCACGATTGCCGTGGACAGGATCGGAGAACTTGTCAGAGACCTCGTCGACGAGATGAGCAACTTCGTGGCCGAAAACATCTTCGAGTGTTTCTCGAATCACACCACAATCTTCGATAACGTCATGGAGAGCTGCAGCAGCCAGGATGATAGAGTCATCTGGAAAATACGTCGAGAGGATAGAAGTAACCTCGATCGGATGACGGATGTAAGGTTCGCCAGTGTACTTCCGGACCTGGTTCTCGTGAGCATCTGCTGCGAAAAGCATTGCCTTCATTTCAAGCTTCGGAGATCGTGTCATTGCTTTATCACCTTCTTGATTTTTCCACATTCGAAAACGACAGCCTTATCGCTGATGTTTCCGAGGAGTTTGTTGATCCTGAGTTCTTCTTCGACGATCGATATGATCAGGAGACAATGTTCTTCAGATCGATATTCGAATTTCGCTTCAACCTCTTTCTCAACTTGACCGGATGAGAGTGCCGAAAGGAGAAAAAGACTTGCGATTGAAATTGACATTTCAGAGTTCCTGCTTGGTGAGGGCGAGCAAGCTCAAGCCAAAGAAGAAGGAACCGAAGAGGATGGTGAGGGAGATTTGAAGAAAGATTTCCATTTTATTCTCCATGGAAGGAGGTGGACATTTCTGTCCACCTCGTTGGAATTAAGCTTCACGAACCATTTTCAGGGCGATGTTGGAGTTCGGAGCTTTGACGATTTCGAAGACGTAACCTTCGAGGATGATTTCATCTCCGAATCGGAAACCTTTCTTGAATTCGTGGTCACGTTTGTGGGAGGTGATCGTTGCACCACATCCGAATGCATAGTGGAGTTCGTGGCCATTTGCCTTTGCACGTTCTACTGCCTTGATCGGACATTCGAAATATTCAATGGCGTAAGAAGCGACTGTACCAACACAGAATTCTCTCCAGAGTTTTCCACCACGGATAGCATCGAATTCTACCATGATAGACTCACCGTGGCGAAGTTTGTTATGAGCCGGAGAGATGATCGTGTATGCAGGGTAGGATACGATGATCTTGGATTTGTTCTCGGTCATTGTCTTGTCTCCGTAGAGGTTGTTGTGTTGTTGATGAATTATTTCTACAACACTTAAACCTTGATGTAAACAAGAAAATGACGAGAGATCGAATTATTTTTCTTCAATCCAGACTGCAGTAGCTCCAAGACCTGCGTATCGGTTCACAAAGATGACCTCATAGCCTTTGAGCTCCGGATGCTTTCGAAGAAATCGCTTGAAAGCCTTGATCGTCCTCGGACCTTCGCTATGGTTCGAATATTGTCCGCTCGTCTCTTCAATAGGAACGAACTTTTTCTTATCGTAGCACCACCAAAGATAAGGATCGTCTGTGGAGAAGCGGCAAGTCGTAATCGAACGGAAATATCGATTGACTCGAGAATGCACTTCAGCTTCGTATTCGATATGCCACATTACTGAAACTTCCTTGCTTGTTCATAGTCCATCTCATCAATTAGATTTAGAGGACCTTCAGTTTCTATCCATGCACGGGCACCACATGAGAGCTGGCGTCCGTCGTAAATGAGTTTCGATGGTCCATCAATGTGAACCTCTCGAGCGTACCTGGGCTTCGTCCTGCCTCTTTCCTTGATGGTGTAGACAGGACGATTTCCACCATCCTTGGCATTGCTACCGATATGACCTCGGTTCACGTGGATGATGAACTTCATCAGTCTTCATCTTTACGATGAATAGCGAGAACATTTACCGCATTCTGAGCGTCCCAGGCAAAAAGCCTATAGAATACGCCATTTTCGACAAAATGGTCTGCCACATACTGTGGACGTTCGAGGAGATCGTCGATCCGTCTTGCGGCGCCGAGGGCAGAATTGTCAATGTGTTCCCAATCGCAGGAGAAACACCAATCGTAAATGAAATCGCCTGGGATTTTGTATTCAGGATTGTCGATCTTTGAGAACCTCTTGGAATATGAAGGCCAGGAGTCTCCTTCATCAAAAGGAATTCCTGCAAAAGGAGCGAATCCGAGTGCGCATCCAACTGTTCCACAATGATTACTCGTATCGAGTTGATTAGGCAATAATTCGTCGCCGTTGTAAGTGGTCATATCGAATTTGAGGGCATTCGCATTAGCTTTCAGAAAAGCCGAAAGCATCTTGAGATTTTCTCGAGACTCGTTCGTGATATTTTCGAAGACCTCAATAGGCGTAAGTCTTTCAGGATCGTATGACATCGTATTTTCCTTTTAAGGTTTAAGTTGAGATTACCGTATCTAACAAATTCTCGTTTGTAAACGATTAAATGCCAGAAAAGAGGAAAAGAATGAAGTTGAGAACGTCATTGGCGAAGTACTTGACATAGAGGTCTCCGCCCATAATCGTAGTCAGAAGCATCAGGATGCAGATGTAAATCTTAAAGACGATACTCGTCTCTTTGTGGCTGATGATCATCAAGGTGAACTTGAGAGGAACGAGGAGTGCCAGAAGAAGTGGAACAGAAGCAAGTGCTAGTGCGAGATAAAACAAGAGTTATTTCCTTTTGAAGTTCTGAAGAAGGCTGGCGTAGTCGAATGTCAAATGGGTATACCATTCACCATTGGCATGATATCCGCTATCGAAGAAATAGCCTTTTTCCTTTAGGACGTCGACGATCTTCTCGTGGTCATCTAGGAAGATATAAATCCTCTTTGCGGCACCGATTGGAGAGTTATCGATCGTTTCCCAGGAACCCGTGAAAAGCCAGTCAAAAAGGATAGAACTCGAGTCGTCGATAAAGACGCGTTCGAAATATCCAACCCAGTCTTCATTTCGAAGAGCTTTTATCCCGGCGAATGGGCCATGACCCACTGCACATCCTGCTGTTCCGCACTCGTTTTCGGTATTCAGAGCATGAGGCTTCACCTGATAATCGACGTTATATGTGCCCATGTCGAAATCTTCAAGGAGCTCACCTTTCTCATAAAGATAATCGGCGAGCTTCCGAAGATTGGCGAGCTTCTCTTTAGTGAGAGCATTTCGTTCGTCGAGGAATTCTACAGCTTTATGTTCATACGTCATTGACTCTCTCCATTTTCCAATCTTTGATCCAGAGGATATCGCCTTGTTCGTGTTTCATTTGGATGACCTTGAGCGTTGCCCAGGCGTCATCGAATGTAAGCCTCTCTGCTTTGTCGATGTTAGTCATCCGAAGACTCGTTCCATTAAAATGGAAACGAGGAGTCCGCTTTCCGATTGAATAGACTTTGTCTTCGTCATCGGTTGTTACCGCAGATACTATGAAAACTTTTGAGGTTTTATCAATCATCTTCATTTCTGGACCCTTTCGAATTTCCAGTTTTCGATCCACATACGACCATTGTCAGGATCGGCGTTGCATTCGAGAGCAGAAACACTGATATCTGTCAAGATATCCTTCGTCTCCTGGAAATTGAATTTTCCTGCTTCCGGGAAGAGGCTAGGCGAGATATTGTCTTCGTCGAGGAACGAATAGATTTCTTCGTTACTTTCTACACGTCGAGCATAAACCGCTTTGCCGGTATCGATTTCGGTAGCAGTCACGTAGAACATCGGTTCAGGATTTTCCATTTCGATTTCCTTTAAGGTTTAAGTTGAAATGAACGTATCTAAGAAATTTCTGATTGTAAACAGCTAAATCCCCTCCAAGGCGAAATAAATCGCCTTGGAATAATCTTAAGCAAAGGTGTAAGGATCAGTAGTGGATGGTGTAGAACCTTCTCCACCGCCTGTGCGCGCCTGAGTCTTATTGAAGTCTGATGCGGAGAATTCCTCGACGATTTTTGCCACAGGTTTTTCCTCGATCTTCTTTTTGTTGTCGTTCGAGACTTGACCAGCTCCACCATCAGAAGACGATCCGGATGGGCTAACAGGACTTGCAGGACCGTCAGGAGCGATGCCGGCAGAATCTGCGAAAAGAGATTTCTCTACAGGAGCTCCAAGCTTGATGACTCCAGAACCTGCGATGGTCGTAGAACCATCAGAACCGACGTTGGCATTCGACTTACCGTTGGCAATGAGAGAATCGCCACTCATGACCATTTTCCCTGTCGCAGTAAGAGTCTGGTCGCCATAGGAAACAGAGATGATATTACCTTTTGCCACGGAAGAAATGCTACCCACAGCGTTCTGGTTGATCGATCCTGAAGTGACGGTGTTGACATCACCTTTCGAAATGAACGTCGTGTTGCCATTCCTAGAAAGAGCAGTGAACGAAGAAGACTCTAGCTGCATATCACCATCAGACGACTGACGAAGGAAACCACCGTAAGAATGGGCAGCATCTCCTTCAACGGTCTTCGAATCCGAGCCGGAGACTCGAACAGAGTGATTTCCGCCAGAGACGACATTCACATCACCGCCAGCAATAAGGTTCAAGTCCTGACCGGCATTGATATTCACGTTTCCTTCGGAGACGATACCGCAATCGCCTTTCACGTAAATGTTGCAGAGTCCAGAAACGACGATGAAATTGTTTCCGAGCACAGCATCATAACTATCTCTTGAGGAAAAGTAAACAGTGTCTCCTGTTTCTTTTAGCTCATAGCCAGAACCCTTTCGATGACGGACCTGAATTCGTTCTGCACCTGGCGTATCGTCATATTCTTCAAAGTGACCAGACTCTGTGGCTTTCACCTTGTTGTACGGATAGACTGGAGCAGCAGATTGTTCAGGAACGGTGACCATTGCTGAGTCAGGCAAAGTGTTCATCGAAGCTGCGTTCGAGTTCTGAATTGCTTCGTCTGCACTTGCTACAGTCGTCGATCCGCCAACAGCGTTCTTTCCTAGATTGTAGTATTCGCTCGCCTTCGTTCCGTTTCCGTCAGCTCCATCCTTACCGTTCTTAAAGTCTCGAGCACCACCAGCACCAAGAAGATGGGCTACTGTGATGATGCCTGCTACCTGGGCAGGAGTGTCCGATTCGGAGATAGCCTTGACCGATAGACACCGCTTGTAAAGGAGCTTCATCCATACGACAAAGAGATCATCCTGGAGCTTTCTGTTCTGGAGGAAAACGCCGAGAGACGTGATGCCATTTTTCCCTGTCCAGTTGTTAGGGTTCTTCAGACCTTTACCGGATGTTCCCTTCTTCGCATAACCGAGGTCTTGAAGAGCAGGACCACCGAATTGATATGCTCCAGAGAAGCCGTATCTATTGACTGCCGAATAATCTCCACCGGATTCTCTTTGACGAACTGCTCGTCTCAAAGCCTCGAATTGCTCGGTCGTGAGAGGACCAACAGTTCCTGTGTAAGGAATCGTATCAATCTCGGCATTGGCCTGGATTTTATCTCCTACACCGATATCGGGAGTTGCCAATCGAGCGGTCGGAAGAGAGGCTTGAGCTGCATCGATTTGGTCACGAGGGTTCACTTCCTTTCTCGCGAAGGACGTTGCCATCACGTTCGTCGAAGGAGACTGCGTCCTGATGTAATCGCTCTTGACGAACTTGAAGAGAGGGTTCTTCAAGACTCCAGCGAGATTCGTCAATCGATACCGATGGATTTTCTTTGCAGGCGTGTACGTGAGGAGGTTAGCGAGACGCTCTACCATGACCTCGAGCTCGTTCGGGAACTGGATCAGGATTTCGTCAATGAGAACCACAACGTTCGAGAAGAGTGCCGCGTAATTCTTGATCTTCTCCTCATATCGACCTGCTTCGAATGCCACTCCGATGAAGAGCTCATAGAAAAGCATCAGATAGGTACGGAGGTCAATGAGCTGGTCTCGAAGAGAAACGTCGGTGTTCGAGATCATTTCTCTCCATTCTGCCGAGAACCGAAGGATGAAGGAGATGTCTCTTTCAGCGAAGTTGTCGCGAATGAAATCTACGCCGTTCTCCATCTCCATTCGCGTCTCGAGGATTCGAAGCATGATGTGGATTTTATACCGAGCCGCATCGTAGTCCTGGCGTTCATCTTCCGTCAGATCATCGAAAAGAGTTTCGAAGATAGAAATGACCTCGTCGAAACCCATCGGATTCGCAGACTGGAGGATGTTAGGAGTCTGAGGAGCGAAATTCCTTTCGTACTCCTCAAACGAAACTCTACCCTTCTTGAAACGGAAATTGAAATTCCTGAAAGGATCGGTGAAGGCCTTGATAGGGTCCTTGAACCATCGAGTCAAGGACAGACCTGCGCTTGCCGGAACCTGGACGCGAATCTCCTCTCGAATTTTCTGTGTCGCAGTCTGGAGGTCAGGAATTTGACCTACCGTACCACCAAACAGGTCGTACGGATTTTCGAATTCGGTCTTGTTCGTCATTTCTTCCCTTTCAGATTACCAGAAGGAGCTGGTACGTTGCACCGGAGCTCCAACAGCAAATGGATCATATTGGACAGGTTCAGAGCTCGTGATCTTGAGGTTCTCAATCGTGTCCAACTCCTCCTTGTAGAGGTTGTTGTAGATATTTTCCTTCATCGCTTCTTCGAACTCTGACTGAGCCGAATACCAGGAGAAAATCCAGAGGTTCTGGACCATGTCATCGTGGTCACCTTCAGGAGCAGCATATTTGCCATTCTTCTGAAGACGGAAGTTGGCCAGCTCGTTCAGTGTTCTTTCGTCTCGAACAACAAGTCCACCCTTTTCGCAGAGAGAACGGAGAGTGTTCGTGCCGAGCGAACGAACGGAATGCGATACGTGAACACCAATGTCCATTTCACCATCGCCACTCATGTAGACGTTCGGATATTCGAGGTCATAGTAGAGCTTGTAGCAAACAGTGCCGCCGGACGTATTATTCCGTTCTGGGATGATGAGAGCCATGTTGTAGAGCTCTGCGACCTTCGCCATTTTGTTCGGGAAGATCAGCTGAGATACCTGATTCGACTTGTAGCTCATCACCTGCTTGAATGGACGTTCGGAGACGTAAAAGACCGAGAAGGTCGAAGAGTCCTTGCCTTTACCTTCAGCGGTATCAGCCGTAAGGATATACGACTTTCCGTTCTGAGGAAGTTCGAAGACTCGATATTCGTCACCGCTCATCTCTTCATCATTGACAAGGATAGGGTCCATCAATTCGAGAGTCATACGTTCGATGACTTCACCGTCGATGAGACCGTCGGCAGCACCGAGGAATGCAAGGTCCTGCTCCTGGAGGAACTGCGAACGAGACGTATCTTCGATGGTCTTGGCTTTCCAAGCCTCATCTCTACCAGGCACAAAATGCCACGGAACAGCAAACGAGAAGTAACCGTTCTTGCCTGCGGCTGCACGAGAGTAATCTCGATAGAAAATTCCGCGAGGGCCGTTCGGAGTCGAGACCTGAGTCATACGAGATTTCGAACCAGACGAGATGGTCGGGAACACGGACGCCATGAACTCTTCATCGTTCTTCACGAACGCGGCTTCGTCGAGGAGAACTTCGTTCGGAGAGAAACCACGGACAGAGTCAGAAGACGAGGAAGCAGCAAATACTCGAGAGTCATTCTCAAGCTTCACAGAACCCTTGTTCCATTCGAGGACGCCAATCTGCATCCAAAGAGGGAGCTGCTCATATGCCATACGGACACGCGAAAAGATTTCACGAGCGGTGTTACCCTTGTTAGCCAAGATGACATATTCAAAGTCTTCATTGAAGATCATTCGATGCGCAATCTCAACGGTCAGAGTCGTAGACTTAGCTGACTGACGACATGCGAGCCACACTCTGTTTCGGATTTCTTCGATTTCGTAAACTCGAAGCCAAAACTTCTGATAGTCGCGGAGAGGGATTTTGATCTTGCCATGGTCGAGAGTACGAATCGTATAGTACCGTTCGGCGAAATAGAGAATATCCTCTTTGCATCGCCTCAGCTCCTCGATCATCTCAGGAGTGAAGTTTACTTCGACGCCTGCTCGCTTGATCTTCTTGTTGTTCATGTAGAATGAACGAGGACCATACTTGGTCGTGTCGACAATCTCAGGAATGTCTGGATCGAACTTGTAGTTCAGATTGACCGAGTTGCAGAGCTCCCAATATCTCGGATTTATCCGATCTTTGATGGAGTCGAGTTTCTCAAATTTGATGTGGAGATTTGGATCGAAAGGCTGGGTCATGATAAGTATATTAGGAAGAGGACTATACTTAGACCTTGACAGACTCTATATTCTCCATCCTCGGAATAAAGGTGTATGGAATAGAGTTGTACGGAATGTTGATATCGCGTAATGTAAATACTAAAATCGAAACGAGAACGTTTAAGTCCGCCAAACAGCTGAAATCAAATCTCTATTTATTTTCATGAAGGTATTTACAAAGGAAATGGAGAGTCCAGAGGAGTTGCTCGACTCTGGACTCTCCTGTAGGAGGTGCGTGAATTCCGACCGAAATCAGTGGGACCTTCCTACGCTACTGAAACTGGATATCCCGGCTGGGCTCGAACCAGCGCATGTGAGTGCCAAAAACTCATGCCTTACCAGCTTGGCTACGGGATATTGGCTGGAATAGCAGGGCTCGAACCTGCGACATCCTGATTAACAGTCAGGCGCTCTACCAACTGAGCTATATTCCATTGAGTTGGTATTATATATTACATCCGCTTATCGGACACAGAAATCTTTGCGTCAAAACCGTTCTCGCGATACCACTTCCTGGCATTCTTCTTCGTCTCTCTTATCGAATAGGTCTTGATAGGAAACGGACAGTTCGTACCTCCGAAGTGGCCATCGTAATACCAGTCATTTCCTTTGTCGTCAGTGACCGAAACGGTATCATAAGCTCCACAGCATTCGCAGTCGTACATTTCTACGAAGATTTCAACATTGATCTTAGTCAGAGCCATTGATGAATTCTCCGTAGATTTCGTAAACCTTCGTTTGAGCCTCGTCTCGGATGGTATCGAGAGCGACACGAAGATTATCCGGATCGATCATCCCGACCTCAGCAAGATATCTGATTTGCTCGATGAGCTCCTCTATCTCTTTGAAGTAATCGTCCCAGGTTGTATTCATTGGACGACCTTTATGAATTTCTCCAGGACGGCAGAAGAGAATTCCCATCCGTTTGCAGGAACATCAGACCGCTGAGTCTTCAGCCATTCAGCGATTTCGTTTACGACGTCGTTCTGAATTTCCGTTACAGATTTCTCCGGAACAACCGTAAATCTCTGACAGTGTGAACAATCGATTTTGTGAATAGTTTTCATTCGTCTGCCAATTCTATTGCTTTCTTGAGATCGGCGAACAGGTGCCGCTTCTCTTTCGCGAAGGCTGCCCAGATATTTGGACCTTCGTACTCTTCTGAAGACTCGCACGCTTTCGAATATTCGTTTTCAGCATAATTCGAGTCGCTGAGGTAATTGTGCCATCCGCTTCGCATGAAGTTGTCAATATCTTCAGACAACCGAAGAGTGTCAACGAGGCCGTCGTCTTGGATAGCAACCCGATAGTAAATCCTATCCTTTTGAAAAGTGATGAATTTGTTGAACCGATCGATCGCGTCCACGTCTCCACCAATAAGATGGACCAGGTCACAGAAAATATCGACCGGAACGAAGTAAGGATCATTGAGGACTGTGCGAATCATTTCAGATTTCTCCCATGCTTTTCCACAGATTGGCCATAGATACAGCCAGGACGTTGTTCTTAGTGAAGAATGAATATTCCTTTTCGAGATGGATGCATCGATCCAGGACGCGACTTACCTGCATTTGCATCAGGCCTCCTGTCATTCCGAAATCCATACTCTCGACGTTATGCTTCTTCGCGTACATGACTGCAAAAGGAACTGACGCCTTGTTCTTTCCAATTTCCTCTACGAGAGATTCGTAGGAGAAATGATCTTCCTTTCGAGACGACCATTCGGTTCTCAAGTTGGCAAGATGCAAAATCATCTGCTTCATGCCGAGCTTCAGGTTCTCGATTTCTTTCGGGCCGAGTTCCTGGAAAGGTTGCGGAAAAACTCCGAGTTTCTTGATGCCAAGAGAGACGAAGAAGAGCGGGAATAAATCCGAGTGGATTTTTCCGAGAACCTTCTCCATGTTGATAGTCATGAACCGCGTCTTCCGATCATCGAGATTCGGATAACGAACAATAGGCACATGATCGTCGTCGAACTTCATCTTTCCTGTAGTGAAGAAAATCGAATATCCTATCCAGCAACGATAGAGCGTGCGGAGACGAGCTTCTCTGGCATCAGTCAGTTCCATGTTAGAACAGCTCCAACTCGTTCATGTTTTTCTCTTCCTTCACGACGAATTTCTTATCGATTAGGTTCTTCTTACAAGCAGCTTCGAAAATGAAGTTCTTGAAATCATCAGAAAAGATGAGTTGGTCTTCGTCGATCTTCTCGACGGTTACGTATTCCTCGATAGCATCCAAGACGTCACAGTTCTCCATGTGAGAACGCGTCTTAAAAGACTTTAGGATATCGAGAATATCCTTTTCGAATTTCTGCATTTGGTACTCCGTATTTCTAAATTGAACGTATCAAATGAACCTGAAGAAGTAAACCTCTAAAGCTGAAATATTATTCCAAATCCTAGGATTCCGACAAGTCGGCCGCTTCGCGGTTAAAGGGTCACATATGTCTCCTTAGGCATCCTTACGATCCATAAAAGGACACTTATGACCTCTTGTAAAGGTTTAAGTCACCCTGTACTTCTCCATCCACCAGATAGAGGAAGGGATAGTGTATGGGAGGGTGCTATCGCAATTATACCGAGATTTCAAGCTTTAAGTAAATACGTAAAATGCAATTTCGGAAAATATTTCACAAGTGGTTGATAGTACAAACTAAAATGGGATAGAAACACCCGCGAAAGAGCATTTCTATCCCATCTTGGATCAGTTGATCCTCTGTACCGAAACCTTTGCTACACCTTTCTGAAGGATTCCGAGTTCTCTAGCAGCCCGATTTGAAAGATCGACGATCCGTCCTTTGATATGAGGACCTCTATCATTGATCCTAACGATGACAGACTTGCCAGTCTTCAGATCAGTAACCTTCACCTTCGATCCCATCGGGTATCTCATGTGAGCTGCTGTGAGAAGATTTCCGCTGTATTTTTCGCCACTCGCGGTCTTCCTCCCTTCGAATATCTTTCCATAGTACGACGCAATCCCTACCGCAGATTTATCCTTTCCGAATGCCACGGTCTGAGTTCCTAAGGATGCAACGACTATGACGAATAGAATTTTCATCAGAGTTTGCATGATAAAATATCTTAAAGCATAGAAGATGCGGAAAGTAAATCGAAATGTTCAGGATCACTATCGAAAATTTCAATGAGACCCACGTACGGATTTTCTCCACGAACCGTGCTGTGTATTCGGCTTTAAAGAAGAAATTTCATTTCGTTGTTCCTAATGCACATTTCATGAAGTCGAAGTTTTCAGACAAAAAATGGAACGGCGAAATTTCTCTTTTCAATCTCCGAGACCAGACCATCTACAAGGGTTTGCTCCGTGAGGTCCTTGATTTCCTCGGAGACGAATATGGCGAAATCGTTTTCAAAGGCTTCGAGAAGGGTAAACCTCTCCACGACTTCTTTGATCATGACCTCATCTCTCGTTTCGGGATTCCAGAACATTTCGATCCGCGTGACTACGCGGTTGAAGCGACTCATCAGGCGCTGAAACAGAAGCGAGCCACCATCGAGTCTCCGACGAGCTCTGGCAAGTCGATGTTGATCTATTACCTGTACCGTACGATCCAACTCTTGGATATGCGTCCTGATGACAAGTTCCTGATAGTCGTGCCTTCTGTTCTTCTCGTTGACCAGATGGAAGATGACTTCCGCGAGTACGGGTATAATGGTCTTCTCCACAAAATCCTTGGCGGCAAATCAAAGGAGTCGGATGATCCTGATTGTCAGCTCTACGTATCGACCTGGCAGTCTCTCGCGATGCTTCCTCCTGCATACTTCAAGAAGTTTAAGGGTATCGTTGTGGATGAGGCACACGGTGGCACAGCGAAGGAAATGACGAAGATTATAGAATATTGCACCAGCGCCGTATATCGCTATGGTACGTCTGGCACGTTCAAAGACTGCGCGATCAACGCTCTTACTCTTCGCGGACTCTTCGGCAAGAATATCGTTGCGACCACCATCCAGGAACTCAAGTCTTACGGTTATATCGCCGATACGAATATCGTCATGCATCGAGTCATGTACGGTCCTCGTCTTGAAGATATTTTCCCTCCGGATTGCGATTACCAGCATGAGACGTCAACGATCCTGAAATCGAAACAACGCGACAACATCATCATGCGGATCATCGAGTCTGAACCGGACAAAAACGGCCTCGTCCTTTTCAATACGATCAAGCATGGCGAACGTCTCATAGAGGCTTTCAAGAAGTGGTTCCCTGATCGAGAGTATCGAGTCATCACAGGTTCGGTAAAACGAGAAGACCGCTTCACGATCAAGAAAGAGATCGACGCTGGTGACCTTCCTCGAGGTACAGTCGTGTTCGCTACGTATGGCACCATGTCAACCGGTGTTTCGATCAAGAACCTCGACTTCGGCATCTTCGCCCATCCTCTGAAATCGAAGATCAAAATCCTCCAGTCTCTCGGACGATTGCTTCGTATCTCAGACACGAAATTCAAGGCAACCCTTCATGACGTATGGGATGACCTTACTACGATCAGCAAGAAACATAAGTCGAACTTCGGCAAGGCTCATGCGATCGAACGTCTCCAACATTACATGGAAGGCGGATATGAAATCGACGAAATGACACATAGGATAGACTAAAATGGAAATCGAAATGGACGCAATGGATATAAGTTCTTCGGCGGACTCTTTAGCTGTCCTGATGGCTTCTGGTGTCCCTGAAATCAAATTTGATGAGGAAGGGACATTCACTCTTACGATCAGCGAAGACGATCCGGAGGACGTGAAGGACATCAAAAAGTCGGTAGAATTCACCATCAACACTGCTCAGGAAATGATCGCAGTCTTGAAAAGATTTGCTGTCCAAACAGGCAATGCGAAATTCTTCGATTCGATCAATTCCTTCCTCCTGACAATCAACGGGTCGATCGGTAAATTAGTCGACATGAAGAAAGCTTCTCAAGCGATGAAAGCTCTGCCGAAAGCGGATCAGATCATCCAGACGAATATTCAGAACAATTTCTCTGAACCGGTCAATACGGAAGTCAAGCCGATGACCGCAAAGGAAGCTTTGAAACTCGCGATGAACAGTCAACCTGAAATCATTGACGTAACTCCAAAAGGAGAGAGTTCTTGAGGATCAAAAACGAAATCACCGACCTCAATGGTGACCTGAAGAAAAACAGAATTACGGATGACATCATCCTAGAGAAGAACGAGAAGGCTATCAAGCAACACATCGATCTTCTCCTTCTTTGTTCAGTTCACGCTTCGATTGGTCGACCATATCTCTGCGCAGGACTCCGCGAATTCATTGCGGAACCTGTGCATTCGGGGACTCTTGAGGAGATCAAGTCAAGGGTCAGAAACTCGCTAAAATACGAAAACCGAGCCAGGGCAGATTTTATTGATGTCCGATGGGAAGAAGACTCAAAGGTCGTCACCATCGAGATCGAATTCACCATGGTGTCGGCAGATAAAACGTTCACGTACATCACGCGCCTAAGGAGAGTTTCATGACCGAGAAAGCATTGTCATTTAGAAATCACGAATTTGCTTCGGTCCTACAATCCTATCGGAAGTTCCTTTCACAGCAGGAAGTGATTTCCGATTATGACGTGGACCAGTCTGTCATCGATATGCTTCTCTCCGTGATGGCATACAACACGCAGATGAACTCTGTGACAGCCAATGCGCTTTATGCGGAAAGCTCTATCGATACGGCTATCCTCCGAAAGAACATTGTCACGAAGGCAAAGGATTATGGCTATACACCTTACTCCACGATTTGCTCGAAGGCTATGGCCGACATTACTGTAACCGGCACGAATGTCTCCGGATATCCTGACACGATGAATATCGAGAAGGGTACGATCTTCCTTGGTGAAGGCGAGAACGAGACTGTTCCTTTCGTGGCCATCCGTCCGTACACAGCCAGGAAAGACGGCATTTCCTACGCTTTCAAGGACGTAGAGCTCTATCAAGGAACTTACGGATCAGTCGACATTGTCGTTGACAAGAACCGTCGCTCTCAGCTTTACGAAATTCCGATTGACAACATCGACACGAACTATCTCGAAGTCTATGTCCAAAAGTCTCCAGACTCCGCTGATTTCGAAGAATTCCGTCAGGTGAAAACATCCATCAACGTGGATTCGGAGTCCAAGGTTTACTTCCTCTATGAAGTCAACAATGGTCGCTTCGGTATTGAACTCGGCGATGGAGTTATCGGTAAAGCTGTTGCCGATACGTCAATAGTTCGAATCGTCTATCTGAAGACTCTCGGTCCTTCAGGCAATGGTGTGAAGTCGATTAAATTCGCTTCTTCCGTTGTGCCGAACGATCCAATGAACAAGTCTTTGGTGAACGTCAGCGTCACGTCGAAAGCAGCCGGTGGTCTCGAAGCCGAATCTGATTATTCGATCAAGCGGAATGCGCCGAAGTTCGTCGTGAACCAAGGTCGAGGAGTTATCAACTCTGACTATGCTGACCTTGTCCGTGCACGACTTCCGTACGTCAACTCGGTTTCGGTTTGGTCTGGTCGAGAAGGTCGCGGATATTATGACCAGTTCGGTCGTATCTACATTTCGGCTAACACTGTCAATTCGCAGATTCTCTCGATCAAGCAGCGAGAAGAAATTCGAGACCTGGTCCTCGACGAAGTTGGTGTTGGCGGAATCATTCCTATCATTGTGGATGTGGATAATATCTTCGTCGATCTTGATGTCAAGGTTTATGTCGACGACTTCGTCTTCCTGAAGCAGTCTCAGATTGCTGACCTCGTTCGGAATTACTCTGAAGTCTTCAACCGAGACAAGCTGGAAAAGTTCGGAGCCATCTTCGAGCACTCGATCTATACGGCTGGGATCAACTATCTCGACACGACGATTTCGAGCAACTTGACCGGAGTGAAGATCAGCAAGCGGATTTATCCTGACACACGGATCATGACGACTTTTGAATTCTCGTTCATGAACCCGATCAAGGATGTCGTCTCGAACTCGTTCACGTATTCTGGCAAGCAGGTCTTTATCAAGTCTGCATCCGACGGTACGCTCTCGATCTACGAGATTATCGAAGGCAAGGACATCCTGGTCCGCGAGAAAATCGGCACTGTGAACTTCGAAACTGGTGACGTCGTCGTCTCCGACATTGTCGTCTCTAAGGTCAACCAGACGACGAAGGATATTCGATTCTCCGCCACTCCGTTGATCAACAACATCTACTCAAATAAGAATAACGTCGTGAAAATCAGCGATGTGAAAGTAACTGTCGAAAGGCTCTAATCAATGGCACCGAGAATTCATCTTGAAGTCACCAAGGACGAAAAAGGCTTCTTGATTGACGGGAAGAGGAATTACGGCTTCGAAGCAGGTGTGGAATATCACCTGTTTTCAGAGACGCCGATGTGGGCCACGTGGACGGACGGCGATCTTTTCACGAAGGTCGAATCCGGTAAGACGGACGTCGTCGAAGTCTACAACTTGACCTGTCCTGATCATCACAGATACAATAACGACTCTCAGCTCTACTACATCTGGATGACCCAGGTTGGAGCAATCGGCAGGACGCCAATTGGTCTAATCAATAAGGAAATTCCTGACATTGTGCCTATCGTTCCTCCGGAAACGAAGGTCGGTGGTGCGGGATGGAATGGGATCATCGAGGAGCACAAGAAATATCTCACGAACAATACGTTCGAAGAGCTTTTCAACCTCGAGCAGATCAAATACATTCCGCCGAAGGAAGTGGAATTCATTAACTCCGAAGTCGATGTGACTCCGTATCAGTTCAAAGAATCGAAGAGATACATTTCCGTGTCTGTTGACGGTCGTCGTGTAGAGCCAAAACTTTATTCGGCTGAGTTCCTTCCTGGCTCAGATATGCACAAAATCTTCTTCAAGAATTACATCGATGGCGAGATCATCACGAAGACGGACTTGTGCCATAACGTCTATGAGAACGGTTCGACTCACGTTCGCGTCTTGTTCCGTGAAGGCGACGAGAGGACATTCTATCTGTCTGACGAGAAGAAGTCATTTGACTCCTTCCTCGAATGCAAGGGCATGCCGTCTCCAGATTACCGAATCGAAACGAAGTCTCTCTTTGACTCTTTCGTTCTTGATCAGTATCCGAACCTTTTCGAATTCATCCAGTCCTATTATGACGTAGAAGGATTTGCAGGCACTGCACAGTCATATCTCCGGAATATGATGGATTATTCGGACGTCGACAAGATGCCAGAAGAGGAGTTGGCCAAGAAGATTCGCATGATCTTTACTCCAACTACCGACGATGGTTCTGATCCGCGATTGCTTGTCAAAAGGCTTGTAGATTTCTTCTCTAACAAAGGAAACTTGCCTTCTTACAAGTGGCTCTCGAACGTCCTCTTCAAGAAGGAATCCAGTCTTCATCGGTTTTCTAAATACGTCCTGAAACTTTCGGACGCTGAATGGCATTCGTTGACCCGGATCACTCTAAGCGGTGACGATATTGCTGCTCTCCTCGATCCGAGCTTCAGTCGAGTCTTTGAGACCGACGACACGACCTCCGTTGATGAGATGGCATCGAAGCTCGAAGGTTTCACGATTGAAGGACGAACGTCTCAGACCGAGGCCGTAGTTGAATATGTCGAGAAGCAAATCTTCCAGCGTCAGGTCTTCTATCACGTATATGTCACGGTCCAGTTTGGAGAATTCTTCCAGAACGAACCAATTGATGTGAAGAACATGCCGACTCAGATCACGATCAATTCGAAGACCTACAACTCTGAGTTTTTCGGGATTATCGGATTCGATATCGTCCAGCCCGGAAACAAGTATATTCCTGGTCAAGAGATTAAGATGAAAACGACGACCGGAGACGGTTTCAGCGCTTACATTTCTCGTGTAGGGAATAAAGGAGAAGCGAAGGAAATTATCGTCTCGAACCCTGGTTGGTTCTTCCAGCCTCGTGAAGAAGACAAGCCTTATGTCGAAGACGATTTCGGAACGATGGAAAAGAAGTTCGATCCTGCGAAAATCTTCGACGAGAAGATCGAGTTCCTTTCTGGCAATATCGGATATGTCAATGTAGGATGGAAGCCGGAGATTATTAAGCAGGCGCCCACTGGTGGCATCACAATTGGAGACCGTTGGACAATCAATCGAAACAACGTGGCTTATCCCACGCTCGTTGCCTCGGCCACCATCGACTCGAAATTGATGTTCTTCGGTGTCGCTCTCAATTCGAAAAACGTAATCGTCATGACGACGGCAGATGAACAGCGGATATTGGATTGGGTTCCTGAAGGAGACGAAGAGCTCATCGGCATCACGGCCAACGATCGGACTCTTTTCATTCTCGGTCAGAGGAATATCTATTCGTTCGACTTGAGGAAAGTCCTGGCAGTCGATCTGATCCCTCCTCAGAAGTTCGTCCTCAACACTCCAGAATATGGTGTTGTGACTTCGATCTTCTCTCTCGGTTCTATCCTTTACGCTTTCGCCGACGGAAAGATCGTGAGTCTGAATTACAAGGGTGACAAGATCGAGAGTCATGATTTCCCTGGTCGTGTGGACTTCTCGTCGTATACGCGGAGAGGAGACTTCTACAACCTCTTCTTCTCGATCGAAGGAAACCTCTTCATCTATCAGTGGTACGATGGAAATCCTCGCCTGAAGGCGAATCCGATTTACGGAAGAGTGGAGAAGGTGAAGAGACTGAAGAACGGCATCATGAATACACTCTCGAGCTATTCAGTCTTCAACGACAACGATGTCTATCAGGACTTCTCGCTTGCCATCAAAATGGACGTCTTCACAAATACGTATATGAAGACTTACGATGAGACCATCAACACGTCCGGCTTCAAGCACTACGGATTGGTCAAAAGGAAAATGAACGATTTGAGCACTGGTTCTCCTGTGCTCTATCTGGATCAAGAGGAAGGATAACATGAGCACCAAAGAATTTAAAGCCTTGGCGTATAAAGACAGGATTGTCCTCGCAGACATTTCTGCGCCAGGCGATAGAACACCGAGCACCTTCCTCTCTGGAGATGGAACCTTTCGTAAGGCTCCCATCCCAACCATGGAAGCAGACATATATGATCCGACCGGAGTAGCAGCAGATGCTTTCTCTCTCGAGAACATGAAGGAGACGGATGAAATTCGTCTCTTCCATAAAGCTGAGAAGGAAAAGCTCTCCGCGATCGATATCGGAGCTACGAAGAACAGGAAGGACGTTGACCTTCTGGATCGTAAGAACCATACGGGCAAGCAGACCATTGAGACTATCGAAAATCTCAAAGCCGCGCTTGACGAAAAGTTCTCCTCATCGAATCCTCCTGCAGTAGGAAGTGTGAGTGGACTTTCGGCCGTCATCAACGCGATGGAAGAGTCTATCGCTCAGATTATTGAATCTGCTCTAACGAAGACGAAGAAGCTGACGACCGCCGAGAAGCTTGTTGCTCTTGATGCCATCGGAGCTCTTCCTCATCCGACAGGAAACAAGACTCAAGTCATCCTCGGAGACGGCACGGTAGCGACTATCGACCGTTCTCTCGTAGGTCTTGGGAAGGTAGAGAATATTTCTCCGCTTGAGATGCCTGTCTCAGACTTCGTGAAAAGACTCCTCGATCGAAAGATCGGCGATGAAGGTGGCGCTTTCAAGGGTCAAATCTTCAATGACTTCTTGCCTGATCCTGCCTGGCTTCGGAAGGGTACGTTCTTCGCAAGGTCTCTGCCTGTCCAAATCCAGAACAGTTTCATGGCTGCATCCCCTTTCAGGTCTTATGCGATCCATGATAAGGCTTCATTTGCTCCCGGGATCGGCTTCGATTATGTCCACACTCACGAGTCTTCGAAAGTAGAAGGTTCATATCAGTTCGGCACGATGAGGAAACTCGACGGCGTTCCAGGCATGACCGCTGGAGAATTCCGACTTCATCACCAGGACGCTTACGGTCTTCAGTGGAATTCGTGGTCTTTCAATGGAGCGACGGGTGAAGTCGGATCGACCGGTCCAAGCAAATCTCCTCTCGCTGTAATGATCATCGACCATCCGGCTGATCCAGCAAACTCGAACCTCGTCATGGCATCAGTCATTTCGAACGAAGCTCTGATCACGTTCAGAGGCAAAGCGAAGCTAGTAAAGGGAGTTGTCATTGTCGATGTAGAGAAATCACTCGGACTGAAGAAGAATACACTGGCCTCCTTCTGGGCCGATCCTGCTGTATCTTCTGTACATCCTGTCGATTCATTTGATAGAGTGAAGGCTTCAGCCATTTCCGGAAACTCGTTCACGATTACTTCCGAGAATGTCAAGTCTACCGATGAAGTGAACTGGACCGTGACCGCTCGACGCGCTGATGCTGTTCTGAAATGGCAAGACTTCAAGCGCACGAATGAAGAAGGCAAATTGATTGTAGAGGAGGAAAAGGTATGAGCTCGACCGTAACGATCCCTGATTATTCTAAGTTCGGAATGAAAGGTACTCCTCTCTATCCGGTAGCTTACAACGTCCAAATCCCTCTCGTAGATGCTCAAAAGTATCGAGGAGATTATGTCGTAGAGACTGGAAAGATTTTCCCGAGGACGATTTCAAGGAGACAGTTCTTCCAGTACCTGGCAGTCATTGGCATCATCTCCGAAGACGATGCTTTCAATGCTGTTTCTCAAGGTATCATTCCGAAACCTTTGACGGACATCATCAACACGCTTCCGGCATCGATGAGGTTCTCGGCTCGAATGCTTGTCGTATCGGCACAGCAATTCGATATCGACCATCAACTCTCTGATACCGTTCGGAAAGCTCTCGGATGGTCAGAAGATCAAAAGAAAGACTTTTGGCGAAAAGCTTTCGTCATCTAAATCCCTTCCCAGGACAGATTTTACTCTGTCCTGGAGGAGGATTAGCTGGTGAGACGAAGTTTCATATCGATGAGGTCTTTCTTCTTCACGACTGTAAGACCTTTGTGGTTCCGGAGAACAGCCTCATCGCCGTGAATGAAGACGCATTGCATACGTCCGCCTTTACCGCGGGACGGATTTGACCAGCGGTAGAACTTGTCGATTTCGAAGTTCGAAATCTTGAAGTCTGCGATGGCCTTCTTGATCCGATCGATTTCTTTCAGAGCGGCGTTCAGATCGCCGAGAGTTTTGATAGCCTTTACCATTTCGGTTCAATCTCCGTTTCGCCGCGTTCGAGAGCTGCAGCGCATTCGAGGTAATAATTCAAATTGGTCTTAGCGATCCGATAGTATGGATCAAACGGTCCGCAGGCTTTCATGAATTCTTCTTCGAGAAGTGCCACATCCAGGTTCTCCTGGATCGTTCCGTAAATGGTTTCCTTCTTCGTCATATTAATCCTCGTATTTAGCTAGAGTGCGATAAAGATCGCTGAGGTCATTCAGAGACTCAGAGCAATCGTCGTTGAGATGGGCTGTGTCGACGAGTTCGAGCATTTCGAGAAGCTCTTCTTTCGTGACCTTGATTTCAATGCCAAATTTGGCAATGGAGAAATAATTGAAAGACTTTGCTCCAGGAATTCGATGATAGACTTCGTAAAGATTGTCAGGAAGCCAGACATAAATCATTTCATTTCTCCATTAAGGTTTGGCATTAAAGACTTATAGCACTTAAACCTTGATAAGTAAACAGTCCTTTTGAATTATTTCGAAAGTTTCGATATTAAGAAGTTGACGAGGCGGAGACGAGCGGCGCCATACGGATTGCAAGGGTTCCACATGTCTTCAGCTTCTGTTTCCATGTAGGCTCTTTCCTCGTCCGTTTCGTTTTCTTCGAGGTCATCAGCTTTGTAGCCAGGAACAGGAAATTCCACGTCGCCTGAGAACTCTGGCCATTCTTCGAAAAGAGAATAGAGCGCAATGTCGTCTCGATCATCACACGTCTTGATGTTATAGCAGATGCCGTCATTATAACGGAAATCTTTGACCGACGCAATGTCGTCACGAATAAGAATGAGCTTTTCCAGGACTTTCATCGGATCAATCCTCGATATCATTTTCGAAATAATACTGCTGGAGAGCGGTGTCGATAGCCAAGTAAAGAGACGAGATTTCGTTCTCCTCGAAGCCTTCATTACAAAAGGCGTCATCGACCAAATGGAGAATTCTCCGAATTTGGTCTACGTTTCCACGGAATACAACGAAATCCTTCTTCGGAGTGAAGAGAGTCAGATCGATACCTTTGATCTTTTGAAGGACATCGAAAGATTCGTGGAGGATGTGGGCATCGTAGGTTTTGAGTTCGTTGTTCATTGGAATTTCTCCATTTGATTTGACGTTGGATGACTTATAGCACTTAAACCTTGTCATGTAAATAGAAAAGTTCGCCTAAAATAACAAAAATTCAAAGGAGCCCAAATCCATGGCGAAAATCATTAATCAGAGCAAAGTCGACCTTTCGAACTCTGTTCTCAATAGCCCTCTTACCGGGAACCCGTTCTACTTCTTCTTCGGGACAATTCAGCCATGGAAAGAAAACCTTGGCATCCTGAAGATTACTCAAGGAACAGAAACCGAAATTCGTCTGGCAAATCCGGCTGTGAATGTCGAGGTCGGTACAGATGTGGAAATCCATGGCGTCGAAGGTATGTCCCAGATTGATGGGGTTAAAGCCCAGATCACAGCGGTGTCGTCCGATTATAGAAACATCACGATCAACGTGAACTCTACTGGCTTCTCTGAATATACATCCGGCGGCTATGTGGCTGTGTATCGAAACTACATGAATGAGACCGAAGTTGCTGAACAAATCCGTTCGAAGATTATCGGACTCAAACGAGTAACTGGCAATATGATGTGTCACGTCGTGAAGCGTTTCGACTGGGAATCTGGTATGTCCTTCGTGTCGTATGATCCTTCCGAGGACCTTATCGACAAGCCGTTCTACTGCTACTCTGAAGGCAATGTCTACATCTGCCTGGACAACGGCAAGAACATGAACTCTACCATCCGTCCGTCCGGTAAATCACTCCGTCCTCAGAAGTACATGGATGGCTATACGTGGCAGTATCTCCTCACAGTCTCTTCAGAAGACATGGAGAAGTTCGGTTCTGACGAATGGCTTCCTGTCCGTCCTGAAGACGAGTTCAACGTTTCGTCTGGTTCTGTCATCTCGATTTCGATCAAGAATCGAGGTTTCAATTACGACCATATGGACAAGGTTCGGATCATCGGTGACGGCGAAGGTGCCGTAGCTCAGATCGGCCGATTCCTTTCTGGTGGCCAGGTTCTGAATATTGATCTTCTGAAAGGCGGAAGAGGTTATACGTGGGCAGACGCATGGATCGAACCGACTGAAGGATCGACCGGCGATGGTGCGCTTCTTTCTCCTGTCATTTCTCCTAACCGAGGAAAATACACGAACCCGGTGAATGGTCTCCTCGCTCATAACATCCGTTTCGTTTTCGAGCTCAATGGAGATGAGTCTGGCGAACTTTATGTAGGTCCTATGCGATCGATCGGCATGATCCGTCCTCAGCTTGACCTCTACAAAACCGAGTTCTCGAAAGAATTCATTGACACTCGTTCATGGATGGACATTCAATCTGACGGTCAGGAATTCGAGATTGGCGACGAGCTCGCAGGTCTCATTTCGAAGACTCGAGCGATTTGTGCAGGTGCTACTGAAACGAAACTCTGGTTCGTAGAAGTTCAAGGTCAAGGCTTTGTCGAAGGTGAAATGATCACGTCCGGCATTAAGCGAGCAGTCAGTACTAAAATAAACAACTACGACCTATCGAAGGTCACAGATTCCAACATCATTTTCGCTGAGAATTTCGAAAGCGAATACATGAGGAACAAAGATCAGCTCGACAGATTTGTCGTGACTATCTCATACTAAATCAAATGGAGAGAAATTAATGGCTGTACCATACACTGACCGATACCTTGACGATTCCGATTCGAGAGTAACTCGAGTCCTTTTCCGTCCTGGCTTCGCTCCTCAGTCTCGTGAACTGAATGCTGTCCAGGGTTCTCTCCAGCGTCAGGTTTCTGCTATCGGCGACCATCTCTTTAACGATGGATCGAAGGTCGTCGGCGGCGCTATCAAGCACATGACTGGTAAGACCCTCATGGTCGAGTCGACTTTCAATGGCGAACCGGTCCATCTCGAATCGTTCATCGGAAAGACGATCGTCGAGCTTGACGAAGACGGCAATCCGACCGGTGCTACGGGCTCTGTTTTCGCTGCTTCTCCTGAGACTGATTCTGATCCGGCGTGTTTCCACTACATTGATGACTCCGTCGATGTAAAGTTCGACGGTGGCTTCTCTGTCCGTGTGGACAACACTTCACTCATGGCAAACATCAGAGTTTTCGAACGTCCTGTCCGTCAGTGTCAGTTCGCTCGTTTGCTGCCAGGCCTCTTCTACTTCGACAAGAAGTTCATCCAGGTCGACGAACAGCTCCTCGTCTATTCGAAGTTTGACATTACCTATTCTGGTCATGTCGGTCTTCGTTTCGACCGTCTCGTGATTACCGAGGCTGAGGACCCGAATCTCTACGACCCGGCTCGCGGATATCCGAACTACAACGCTCCCGGCGCTCACCGTGAAATGTACGATCCTGTCTTCACGGCATACACGTACAGCGAAGCTCGTCCTTCTAATTTTGTATCTCTTTCTGAACTCCAGGAAGGTCAGATCAAGAATATGGTCGAGACTGCTGACCTGAACGAACTTGGCGATATCCTCGCTACGCGTACAGACGATGCTCATGGCGACTTCGTGGTTCGTTACTTCAAGGGTGACCTGGTCGAAAACATCAAGGTCCCTGTTGAGAAGATCGAACCGTCTATCACGTCGGTTCTCGTGGCCCAGATTCAGACCGCTATCCCTCACGGGTATAATGTCGAAGATACGTTCGTCATCGAACAGCCTTCCGCATACGCAGGCTCCTACTCTGTTCGCGAAATCCTCTCCGACACGAAGTTCACCTTCGACTTGAAGTCTGAAGTCGGTGAGATCGAGCGGAACAAGAAGATTTACCGTACGAACTACTTCGGCATCCAGATGTCTCCTGGTCGCGCTTACGTCAAGGGTTATCAGGTCCGTTTCCCTGGAACGACCAACCTGGAAATCGCAAAGGCTCGTACGACCGAACGTCAGAACAATGCTGTCCTCACGATGACATACGGCCGATTCGTTCTAGTCGAGAACCTCAAGGGTATGTTCGACATTCAGAACAAGGCGAACGTAATTCTCCGTGATGCGTCAAATGGTCAGATCGGTGTAGCTCGCGTTCATGCTCTCATGAACTCTGGCACGAACCGTTACAACGTCTATCTCTTCGACATCAAGATCGATGCAGGTAAAGACGTTGCTTTGATCACGAAGATCACGACTACGACTGGTCCTACCGCAGGTGCAGAAGCGACTGTAGTTGGTCAATTCAATCTTCGTGCGTCGAACAACCGTGCACTCATCATGCCAATCGTCGACCATCAGGTTGCAACTCTTCAGCCGAATAACCAGTCAACTCTCGTCTATGCAACGACGGAAGTTATGACCCAGGCTTCGTCTGCCGATCAGGTCACCTTCGCTCTCACAGGCGATTCGACTTTCGTTGGTCCTCGTCAAGTTGATTTCCACGGAACGAATTCGTTCTACCAGAACTACATTCTCGTGGACTCCAACAAGGACATCATCGAACCGACCTCGGCACAAATTGCTGCCAACGGCAAGACGATCACGTTCGGCCTCGCTGCATCTTCGACTATTACTATGAAGGCTTCGGTCAACGTAAAGCCGGCAGTGAAGAAGAAAATCAAGGCGCTGAAGAACTACTCGACGACGTTCTCCTCGGCTCTCAGCCGTTACCAGTTCGACGTTGTGGATGCTTATAAGGTCAAGGTTACAAATACGAACGGCGTAGACATCACGTCTAGCTTCATTTTCGATAACGGTCAGCGCGATGATATGTACGACTTCGCTTCTCTGACCCTTCGGAATGGTGTGACTGTTCCTGATGCGGTATCGATCGAAGTAGAGTATTTCGATCACGTCGGCGAAGGTTACTTCTCGGTGGACTCGTATACGTCAATTCCGTACAACGATATCCCTGACTACACGTTCATCGACACGAGCCGCACGATCAGTCTTCGGAACGCTCTCGACTTCCGTTATGTCCGGACTGCTTCAGGTTTCGAGAACTCTCTCGTTCCGACTCCTGACAACAACCTGACTTTCGACTTCGATTATTACCTGCCTCGTCGTGACCTTGTGACCATTACGAAGCGTGGAAATATGCGGATCGTTTCCGGTATTCCTCACCTGAACCCGAAGTACCCGACTCCTTCTGATGAAGAGATGACGATCTTCAAAGTTGAAGTGAACGCATTCACCGCGAACTATGCTCTGGACGTAAACGTTCGTCGTGACCAGAACATTCGATACACGATGCGTGACATCGGGATCATCAAGCGTCAGGTCGAACGCCTCGAATACGAGACTTCCTTGTCTCTCCTCGAGTCGAAGGCCAAGCAGGAAAACATCGTCGATGAGAGCGGTAACTCGCGATTCAAGACCGGCTTCCTGGTTGATGACTTCACCGGTCATGGTCTTGGTGATACCGCGTCTTCGGACTATCGTATTGCTGTGGACAAGGAAAACCGTCTCGCTCGTCCTACGTTCATGGAAGGTGCATTTGGCTTCGAAGGCTTCGATTACAATGGCTTCATCCGAGTCGGTAACGACAAGATCGGCCACTTTGTAATGATGCCTTACACTCGCGAGATCATTGCGGAAAACGTCATCGCTTCGAAAGGCGTGTCTGTCAACCCGTACCTCGTGACGAAGAGAATGGGAACTCCATTCTTTAATCCTAACTCGGATTATTGGAAGGACACCACCACGGCTCCTGTCCGTAACGTCGATTTGACTGGCGGTAAGGTTGGCACCACGATCGGTCTCGGCACCGAGTGGAATGATTGGGAAACGACCTGGACCGGCACGACTGGACGACCGACTTCTGTAACTTCTGGCAACGTCACGACTACGACGACTACGAATATTACGGATCAGCAAAGATCAGGTGCAGAACGCGAGCTTTCGTTCACTTCGAATATGGAGTCTCTCGGCTCTTATCTGATTGATGCTTCGGTGTCTTACTTCATGAGAGCGATCGAGATCGATTTCACTCTTGAAGGTATGCGTCCGTCTACCGATATCTACGTCTTCATTGACTCCGAACGGATCGATGAGCTCGTGACTTCGGCAGTTCCTGTCGTATCGGTTGGTTCTGTCCGTATCGATGCTACCGGCGTAGGTAAAGGCAAAATCAACATTCCTGCCGGTCGATTCCGTACTGGCGAACGAGTGTTCACCTTCTCTGATGAACCGAACAACGTTGCGGCAAACGCCACGACTGAAGCATCGTTCATCTTTGCTGCACAGGGCATGACTCTGACTCAGCAAGAGACGATGGTGACTACGGCTGTTCCTCAGGTCGTGACGACTGTGGTTTCTGAAACCCAGCGAATCACCGATCAGACGACTTCGATCGTGGTTTCGAATAATAATGACCCATTGGCTCAGCAGTTCTTCATATCGGAAAACGCTTTCCCGAACGGCGTATTCGTTCGAGACTTGACTGTCTTCGCTAAGCGTAAGCCTGAAGATACGAGCTTCCCGCTCATCCTTCAGCTCCGTCCAATGGTGAACGGATATCCGTCTTCGACAGATATTATTCCGTTCTCGGAAGTGAACATTCCTCATGAACGAGTGAACATTCCTTCTAACATCGACAACATGGACTCGATCCGCGCAGCTCGAACCACTGTTGAATATGATGTTCCGATCTATCTGGCTCCTGGTTTCTCCTATTGCTTTGTAGCATTGGCGAACCATCCGGATTACGAAATCTACGTTTCGGAAATGGGTCAGAACATTATCGGTACGGAGACACGGATTTACAACCAACCTATGCTTGGTTCGTCTTTCCGTTCGCAGAACTCGCAGACCTGGACGGCATACCAGAACGATACCGTCATGTTCGAACTCGGAGTTTGTAACTTTGAGACCAATCGAGAAATGAGCTTCAGCCTGAAGAACACCGTCCTCGACGAAGACTTCAGGTACAACACGATCAACTTCCGGCCGCAGGCTCTCGTCTTCGAAGGAACGAACGTGTCGTACGAACTCACGACTCGAGACTCGACGAATTCGAATGACGTCGTTGCTAAGATTGGCGCACGTGTTAATACGGACCTCTCTTCTGAAAGGATCGTACGAAAGAACCTTCGCGATGCATCTGTCGCAGTCAAGGCCAAATCGTTTGACAAGTACGTTTCTCCGTTCTTCGATATCAGCAGATCGTTCGCGGTGACGATCAAGAACGTAGTGAACTATTTCGGTCTCGTCCGAAGGAACTTCACGATCATCGATGCTGGTACCGGATACGGAGAAGACTCGACCACGATTACCGTAACTGGTGGAGGTGGTTCTGGTGCAATCGTTCGACCGATTATTGAAGATGGCAGGCTCATCGACGTGGATGTTGTGAACCAAGGCATCGGATTTACTTCTGAGCCTACGATTTCTGTTTCCGGTCTTGGTACCGGTGCGAATGTCGTATTCAAAGGCTTCGAAACCGATCCTAACGGAGGTAACGCAGAAGCAAGGTACATTTCGAAGGTCGTCACTCTCGGCGAAGGTTTCGATGCTGACCAGGCCAACGTTTATCTCGATATCAGCTCTCCGGCTGGAACTGATGTGAAGGTTTACTACCGTGCCAAGAACGAATCCGATGAACAGTCGATCCTGACTAAAAACTGGATCGAGATCACGAATAACAATAAGAAGACTTCTGTTCGTGACGAATTCATCGAGACCAGGTACGAGGTTGATATGTCCTATCGTGGAGAGAACAACGCACTCTACACGAACGTCAACTCTGTCCAGGTCAAGATCGTTCCTCTTTCGCAAAATACTTCAGTAGTCCCGAAGTTCAAAGGCTTCCGCATGGTGACTTCGCTCTGAGGTGAAAGATGCAAAGAGAATTACACAGAGTTAGAGAAGACTCTACTCTGGCAAGAGATGTCACGTCCGGAGCGATTATCCGGACGGATCTTGATGCTTTCCAACAACGGAAGGCCAAAAAATTAGAGTCGGAAAGACTAAAAAGAACCGATGAACGGATCACGGCTCTCGAGGAGAAAATCGAGGAGTTGGAGTCCATCATCTTGATGTTAAGAGGTGCTGCATAATGTCCGTCGATACAACTCCTATTCCTCCCGTAATTCCTGGCACGACCACTGTTCCTGAGGCTATCGACAGCGCAAACACCGCTTTCGGTCGTATCCGAGATGTGTCTATTCTGGCTAACTCGAACGAAGTCGCCATCGGTGATGTCGGTCAGTTAGAAACCAGTGACAAGACGAGTCTCGTAGCAGCCCTCAATTCTGTTTATGATGAGTTCTTGAATGGCTTCCTTCTCGAGAAAATCACAGGAAACCTCCTCGATCTTACGACGACTTCGAAGAATAACCTAGTCGCAGCTATCAACGAGCACGACAATGAGATCGGTAACCTGAATGCTCTTCAGACTCCGTCTAAATTATCTCTCGTTTCTGCCATTAACTCTATCGCTTCCGCATCGACTTCGATCGGCGACATGTCTATTCTGATGACCCAGGATCGATTTACCCTCGTGGGCGCTATCAACGATGTGTATCGTTCGGTAGGCTTCATTGGTAACCTTGCAACCGGCGATGACAACCTCATCTCTGCGGTCAACAAGAACCATGCTGCTATCGGTGACATGTCTGCTTTGATCACGACCAGGAAAAATAGCCTTGTCGAAGCTATCAATGAGCTGAAAGTTCGTGCCGATGGTTTCTTGAAGCTCGACGGAACGAATTCTCCTTCTGCTGACATCAATTTCAATGGTCGAAAGCTCCGGAACCTTGGTCTTTCGGTCTTAGAAACTGATGCTGTTCCTCGTGGCCAAGTTGCCGAAATCGCCAGAACTGGTAATCTCAACAACCTTCAGACTCAGAACAAGAACACTCTCGTCAACGCGATCAACGAAGTCGTAGTAGGAATCGGTTCTCTCAGCGGTTTGAAGACTGCAGAAAAATCGTCTATTGTCAATGCGATCAATGAGCTCTATGACAACATCGGCTACTCTGACAAGCAAGAAAACCTGGAACTTGTCTCGACCGTGAACTTCGGTAGAGGTGTAGGCACGAGCCGAAACCAGTCGTTCAACTTCTTCTCTACGCCGAATGCCACTCGAGACTACGATTTCCGTATCCAGAGAATGTCAGGCGATAACGGTCATGCGGTCTTCGATAACCGAGGCACAGGCATGTTCAACTTTGGTTTCGTAGGCACCTACCGAGTTCGCATTCAGAATGATGCCAACAATCCTCTACAGGTCCTCTCTGGCGGCACATGGAAGAATATCGCTTTTGCTGGTGACTATCTGACTACTACAGGTGGAATTCTGACTGGCACTGTTACGATAAAACCTGACGCTGCTTCAGGCGGTATTGCTATTCAGCCTTCTGGAACAAAGACCGGCATGATTGTCGGCTATAATCCAGCAGGTCAATTGAAATGGTCTATCGGTGAACAAGACGCTAACGGTCCAGTCGAACTCAAGATCGGAAACGGAACGTCTGGTTGGAAAATCGATGGCAACCTAGATGTAGCAGGAACGATTACCACTCCTAACGACATCAGCGGTCTGTCAGACGCATCTCTAAAATCAGATGTAGAAACTATTAAGGATGGTCTCTCTTGCGTCTCTGCTATGCGTGGCGTCAAATACAATATGCATGGTTCTCCAGGTCGAGGTGTTATCGCTCAGGAACTCGAAAAGATTGATCCTCATCTTGTTCACACGAATCACGATGGGATCAAATCTGTCAAGTATATGCAGTTGGCAGGCTACTTCATCGAGGCCATTAAGGAACTCAAATCTACGATGGAATATGAGAATAGATTGCTTCGAGAAGAGATCAAGAAACTCAAAGGAATTGAATAATGGTTCTGCCGACAAGCGGTCCTCTTAGCGCCACTCAAATTGCTGCCGAATTCAGGAGACCTTCACCGGTCTCCCTTTCGTCGTTTTACGGAGCTAATCCTGCTCTCCCTACAAGTGGTGCGATAAAATTCTCAGACTTCTACGGTTTGAATGGAGGGATTTTAAAAACTATCACAGGCAATAAATCTGCAACCGATCTTCGTGATCTTCTAACAGAAGCCGAAGCCGCATCGAATCTCGACATTCGATTGGAAATCAAGACAGGCGCTCTAGCTTATAGTGATACTTTAGGTAGACCTGCGATCAATATCGCGAATAACGTCGGAACAGGAAAAGTCACAGTAATTGTAGAACCTGGAGCATCGGTTTATGGCCACGGAGGCCAATATGGATGGGGTTCTGGAAACCAGGCCGAGAAAGATGGAAAGCAAGGCGGTGCAGGAATTTCTATTTTTCGCTCAAATGTTGAAGTTGTCAACAATGGCACTATCGCTGGCGGCGGTGGCGGCGGTGGCGCAGGCGGCGTAGGTGGAAGAGGCGGCTCTGGTTATTATTGGGAGCGGATCAATGAAGGTCCTGCATATCAATTTAATAACCCTCGAACTGCCCACGGTTCTCCTAGCTATTGGTGGTGGTTTGGAGAATATCGAAACGGCTGGAATGGTCAAGGAGTCGAGCGAGACGGATGGAGATGGTATTACGGCAACTATCGAGAGAACGATGGCGGTATTCCGCAGATGGGGTAGCGGTGGTGACCCAGGTCATTGGCAAGGAAGCTATGGCGCCGGCGGATGGGGTCAAGGTGGATTAGCTTCAGGTCCTCAAGGAGGCCAACCTGGAATGCCTGGCCAAGCAAACGGATGGCCTAATTCCGGTCGCGGCGGAAACGGTGGTGCTGGCGGAAACGGTGGTTCATTTGGCCAGCCTGGCGGCGGAGGTCAAGGTGGAGCCTGGGGAGAAGGCGGAAACGGCGATGGAGGTCGTCCTCCTGAACAATCTCCAGGTAATGGTGGAGCAGCAGGATTTTCGGTCTGGTCAAATACTCCATATGTTTACTCCGGATCGGGAACTCTACTCGGTTCCAGACACACAGCTTAAAGGAGAAGAATATGCCTCTACCTATTGTCGGACCTTTGACGCTTTCTCAAATCGCCAACGAATTCAGGAAAGATCAAAGACCTGTCCTATTATCGAATTTTTATGGAGCGAGTCCTTCTCTACCAACGTCAGGCCAAATCAAATGGTCTGACTTTCTTGGTCTCTCCGGAGATATCACGAAGGTTATCACGGCTACTAGAGGTGACTTGAACGTCGCCAGTCTTTTCACTGCAGCTGAAAGAGCGTCTCTTAACAAGAAGACTGTCATTATCCGTTCTGGTGTGACAGTTTATTCTGACAGAGTCGGAGAGGCAGCCATCGTCATTCAGACGGATTTCGGCAATAACGTCGTAGAAATCGTCATTGAAGCAGGAGCTCATGTTGTAGGCCACGGAGGCCAAAACGGATGGGGTTCTACGAACGCTTCTGAAAGAAATGGTAAGCAGGGCGGTGCTGGGATTTCTGTTTTCCACCCTAATACGATCATCACTAACAACGGCCGAATCTCTGGCGGCGGCGGCGGCGGCGGTGCTGGTGGTCCAGGTGGAACAGGCGGTTCAGGTTTTTGGTGGAATAGGATCAATGAAGGTCCAGCCTATCAGCTGAACAATCCTCGAACTGCCCACGGCGAGCCTAGCTATTGGTGGTGGAATGGCGAATACCGAAACGGTTGGAATGGTCAAGGAGTCGAGCGAGACGGATGGAGATGGTATTACGGCAATTATCGAGAGAGATTTAATAATATGAACTTCTACGAAATCCGTAGAGAGCGTGACGAGCAAGTCTGGGGTGGTGGTGGTTCCGGTGGCAGATGGATCGGCACTTTTAGTGTTGGCGGATGGGGTCAAGGCGGATTAGCTTCAGGTCCTCAAGGAGGCCAACCAGGTGAACCAGGCCTTACAGGCGCTGCAAACTCCGGTCGTGGTGGTAATGGTGGAGCTGGCGGTCGCGGAGGATTTCTTGGTCAAGCAGGAGAAAACGGTTCTCCTGGTGAAAGAGGAGCAGATGGAAACGGTGATGGCGGAAGGTGGCCAGATTGGCCATCCGGTAATGGAGGTCCTGCAGGATTTTCGGTCTGGAAAAACGTGCCATACACCTATGCCGGAACAGGAACTCTCGACGGTCCTAGAAACTGACAAAACTCTAAGGCGGATTTATTTCGCCTTGGAGGGGATTTTAGGTATTTACTTGAACCTTGATCCTAGTGTAAGCATACATTTAACCACACCACACCATCCAACACTATTCCAGAGATTGGAGATACAGGAAATGACCGAGAAGAAGGTTCCAGGATTTTATGAGATGTTTAAAGGCTTCTCATATCCTATCTGGATCGTCGAATGCATGGACTCCGGCGAACGCCGCCTCGTCACGAGCCCTCAGGCTCTGGGTCGAGATATGTTCGGTAACCCAATGATCCTCGTAAATCTCGAGATCAAAAAAGATGAACACGGATGCAAAAAGGATTTTACATTCTTCAGAAACCGTGTTAAGCTTCATCTCGTAAGCGAAAACATCTCAATTCAAGATGCTCTTTTCATTTGCAAAACCGGAGAACCGATTTCATTTTCGGCTATCCTTGAATGTACCATGTTCGATTGGCATGAAGCCAGGTCTCATATGCTCATGGAATATTCGGTTGACCGAATGACAAGCAACAACTCTAACCACCTCAAAACCTGAAGGAAATGAAATGACTGAAGTAAACAAGACCGCATCTGCAGAATACCGTGCATTCGTTGAGCGCATCGAGCGTCTCGAAGAAGAAAAGAAGAACATCCAGGGCGATATCAAGGCTGTCTTCGACGAACTCCACAGCGCCGGCTATGACAAAAAGGCCACACGGAAGATCATCCGTACTCGTCGCCAGGACCCTGCGGAACGCGTCGAAGAAGAAGCAATCTTCGAAACCTACAAGAATGCTCTCGGCATCGAGTAATCTCAATCCAGGAGGAAACCGAATGATTTCCTCCTCTCTAAAGGAGAATGAAATGCCTTCTGCTTCTGATATCAATGATTTCCTCAAATGGGCATCAGCTCATGGACACGAGAGGAAAACTGTAGACAAGATTTTGTCGTATTATTACGACGTTTTCGGTCACGAACCAGCCTTCTTCAAGGACGTCATCGACGTCTATAATGACACTCTTTCTTTCTCATCTGAAGATGACATCGAAGAATGGGCAGAAAAGGTCAAGAAGGAAATGATCGAATCCTTCGGAAAGATGCGGCAGAGAGCACAAGACGGAAACGTTGAACTCTTGAAAGTCGATATCGAAACTGACTATAACGGAGACCTCGACTCTCACGTTAAGGTAAGGATGCCAGAGACCGATGAGATGTTCTACGAACGCATGAACCCGAAGTACATGCAATATGTGAACTCTCAGAACAGGTTGAAGAACCTGGAAAAGAAGATTTCGGAAAAGAAGAAGGCGTTGAAGAACGTCGATAAGCTCGCTCAGGAAATTGCTGACCTGACTGACGAGCTTATCCAGTTGAAAGGAATTTTGAAATGATGCCGGCGGAACACAAAGAGTCTCTCGAAAAGATTATCGCTGATGCTATCGACGAGTTCGGTCTCGAGAACTTCAAGAAGACCACGCTTTCCATGGCGAACCGGAACAAGCCTGAAGCCGACCACCTCGAATTCATTCGGCTGGACAATCTCGTAAGTCTTGAACGCGAATCTGCGGAGCTTACGGCGCTAGAATTTGGCGGAGTGGACAATTGGGAATGGCACTACGAAAGCCGCAAGGATCACTACGTCGAGCCTTATCCGGATTATCCGGGCGCAGTGGAGTACGACTGATGTTTCGTTTCATCAAGCTCATTGTCGGCGTCATGATCTTCGAATGGTTCATCAACAAGATTTTCGGCGCCGCCGAGAAGAAGATTGATCAGAAACGCGAAGCTGAAATCCGTCGTCGCTCTGCTCGACCTGAACGGATCCGTCGTGAGAAGCCTGTCCAGAAGGAATTCGACTCTTCTGACAAGCTGGCAGCGGCTCGAGCATTCCGTGAAAGGAAGAGGTCTTGAAAGCAGCAATAATTCTGATGGCCATCGTTATGGCCATCAATCTTGTATATCTCGGATATGCGTTCGCAAGGTTGCATAGGTTCGGCGATTACAAGATGTCTTTCATGATGACTCTTCTTACGATCTTCACACTCTTTATGTCATCAATCGATGGAGCAAAGTTTTGGAATCTCTGACACACGTCGTCGCATTCGTTACCGTCATGGTCGTATGGCTAGCGGTGACCAGTTACTATATCCGTGGATTACGTGGAGGACTATGATCCCCTCCGAGGCCAGAAATTCTGGCCTCGCGTAGGGTTTACATGAAGGAGTCTTTGACGTGGATCACAAGACATTTGAGATTGGAAGCGCCCAGTAGCAACTCGGCAGAAGCACGATGATTCCCATCTCGGATAATCCACTTGTCACCATACTCGAACCTCACAGCAATAGGATATCCTCTGTTGGCATCCCATCCACCGGATTGCATCTTCTCGATGAGTCCTTTAACCTTGTCTCGAACGATAACTTTCTGATCCGTGCAGATTTTAGAGAAAGGAATTTCTCTGACGTCTTCAGCTTCGTCAACAAGTACAAGACCAACAGAACAAGCTCTTTCCAGCATCTCGGTCATATCGGAATCGTAACGGATAGGATTCTTGACGAACTTCCCTGTCGGATCATACGATCCAAAGGAGTTAGTCGGTTCCATTCCGTCGAGGAGCTGGAGGGGAAGAGGATCGATTTCGGCCTCTACCAAATTCGTGGCGCCGATCCTCGAAACCAGCAGAATTTTTGAAGAGTCCATGTTTACAATCCCTTTGAAACGGTGTATGGTATTTATTGAATATTTTAAGGAGAAGACATGGCACACGGAATTCCTTCCATCATTTATTATTCTCGAGAAAGGCTCTACGATCACGGCGGCAACCATCGATTCGGGACTCAGATAGAAGTAAAGCACAATATCGGTTTCGTAGTCGTGAAGACAGACGATTTCGAGAAAGATGGAGAAACCAGAAAGCTCGTCGTTTCTCCGGACGTGACCGACGAAAAACTAGCGGATCTTAGGTATGAGGTCCTTCCTTCCAATAAGATCAAGCTCATCAGTTCAGTAGATGCTTCGATATCTCCCGTCGCTCGAGCGATTGAGAATGTCTTCAATGATAGTAGTCGAGAAAAGACTATCGTCACTCGAGGCCGAAATCATCCAAACGATGTCGAAATCCGTGTCGTCGTTCTGGTTCGAGACAATAAATACACAGCCATAAATCCGAACCTGGATTTCATTAAGAAGGTAGCCACAGGCGCCCTCATCGACGTTCCGGAAATCGGACTCTATTATGCCAAATGCTACGGCATAGAAGTGAGTATCGGAAAGAAATAATGAGTTTTGCAAATTTGAAGAAGCAGTTTGTGACGGCTCCTGCGAAGGACCGTTTCAAGCAGCTGGACCACGTTTACAATATCCCTGAAGGCTGGACAAATTTCGACTATCCTGAATATCGCGTATATCGAAATCCTTTGTTTCCTGGAGAAGAGTTCTTCTCGGCCACGACGATGCTCGGTAAGATCGCGGCTATGAAAGGCGAGGACGAATGGCTCAAAGCTTGGCGTGCTCGAGTAGGCGATGAAGAAGCAGATCGAATCTCGAAGGAAGCTACAGATCGTGGCACGGCCATGCACCAAAATCTCCAAGACTATGTGGAGAACAAGGAAGTTCGAAATGAACACATGCAGGGCTATATTCTCTATCAGCATCTGAAGCCCTGGTGTGATGATCGAATCACCGCAGTAGTTGCCTCAGAAAAGGCAATGTATTCTAGGCTCCTTCGCATCGCAGGTCGAACAGACTTGATCGCTATTCTTGATGGCGACAAAGAGGCTAAGACTGACCAGGAAATAATCGACTCTGGCATCGAAACACTCGTGGACTTCAAGTCATCGAAGAGAGTAAAAGAGTGGTCCGATATCACTTCTTATACTCGACAGGTGTCAATATATGCTATGCTCTTCCATGAGACTACTGGAACTCAATTAGAAATGGGTTCGATTTGGATGGGAATTTGGAATGACGGAGAACCTTTAGCAAAAGAATTCGAAATTATATTCGGGAACTACAGAGAAACTACTATCGATGAACTTGCGGAATATTGGGAATGGAAAGGTGAACCTCTTGACGTTTATCGAGCCAAGAAGTTCTTCCTCGATGGCGTGAGAGTAGATTAATCTACTCTCGTCCATCCCTTGTAAGATTCTAGAACACCGTCTCTAACCCTGCGCATCTCTCGTACGCCTATCCCGATAGATGCGCAGAATTTACCAAATCCTTTATAGTAAACGATAACTCCTTCAGGATTCTTAAAACATCCAGGTTTACTAAGAATCTCGCTCGCTTTAGCCTTTGTATCGTCTGACCACTTCTTCCCTTTCATCTTTTCAGATTTTGTCTTTCTCATTTCTTCGGTCCAGATCGTTTTCGAAGGTTTCCCTTTATTCTTAGGAGGAAGATGAGGACCTATGAAATCTGCCTTATCTTTTCGAGCCTTAGCTACTGCCTGTTTTCTATTGTTTTCCCATTCGTCATCGCGATTTATAGTTTTCATTCTTTCTGACGCAGCTAATCTTCTATGGTCATCGGACTCGTCCCAGGATTTCTTAGAACCTTTTCTAATACTGTCTTTGTGATCTTCGCTGAGAGGTCCTATCTGCCCGCCGAAATGTTCGTTCCCTCCATTAGAGAGATTCACAAAGAGATCGGATTTGTGCGCTCTGAAATGATTAATAAATTCTTTCTCGAAGTCTTTTGCTTCCTTCTTTGTATCGAAAGTTCTTAGAGCCTTCCTTCTAAAGAAATGAGGATTTTCCTCTAATTCGGAGAACCAAGTTTTCTTCCATTTCTTTGATTTGACGGAGCCGTGATAGTTCTTATTATCGAAGGAATCCGAATTCACAAATCCTACATAAAACGGAGGCAATTTGTCTCCGCTATAAGTGATTACGTAAAAGTACCATTTCCTCATTTCATTATCCTTTCTATTTAGTAGATGTTTATTTAAGGAACTTGCACTTTTCGTATTTACAAAGACCAAGGTTTAAGTTAGAAAGAACATAACGAAACACGAAACGGAGATTTCAAAATGAAGGTATCTTTCTGGAACGGAAACCACAAGCTTTCCAAGGTTGTCCACGCTCTTGACGATCTCGTTGATAATAAAGCCGACTTCGAAACTGGCGAAATCAAAGGTTCCAAGAACAAACACCTCAACAATTTCCGCAAGGCATCCAATGCCTATTACGACATTTTCAACAATGGTGGAATGAACAGAGCACGACTCATCAATTCCATCTTCGGTCTCAGCTCGAGCAGAGTCAAGACATATGTTCGATGCAACATGTGGGACATGCTGATGGATCATTGCGATCCCATCGTAGAAAACCTCGTCAAGCTCGCTGCAGAAGAACAAGGTATCGAGATCAATGATTAAGGTCATCTGCTTCACCCTCGTCATGTTCAATTCCAATGGTGGTCCGATCACTGATTATTGGACAACAACCGGAAGATTTCCTGTCTTCGAGACAAAGACTCAATGCGAAAAGAATGCTGAAATTCTCAACGACGCTTCATCGTCTAAAATTATCCGGTACGCCTGCATTCCTCAAACTGTTTTGGAGACATCGAAATGAGAATTAAAGCTACTCAGACTCACGAAGACGAGTTCCTCAATTTCGTCAAGAACAACCTCGACATGATCAAAAATGCCCAGGTCTTCACTCATTCGATTTCGTTCACGCTCGAAAACATGAGTGTCTCCGTCTATCGGAACACGACGTTCGATAACAAAGATTATATCTTCGCGGAATTCGACGGAGCTTCGAAGAACGGGTACATCTCGTTCGTTCTCATGGACATGTCATTGAGTCTCTTCGGCGAGCTCACGAACATGTTCGACTTTGAATACAAAGGTCCTGCGGATGTTATTTCCACTTTCAAGAAAATCATAGACGAGGCATCGCGATGACACCGGAATTCAAATCGTCAAAAGGAGTCGAAGAAGAACTCCTCTCGTTCCTGAAAGAGAACGTCAATATCGCCAACGTTCGATCCGTCCGTCAGACCGGGATTTCTATCGAGATTGGTTCTGCTCTCTTCAACATTGAACAATACGAAGGTCGAGAAGGTTTCGACGTTTCGATATTCTCTGCTGATAACGACGAGGATGATTTCGACGTTTACGGAGCATCAATGGATTTCTTCAAGGATGTGGAAACGTTCGCGAATGAAATTCGTTGGACTAAAATCAGGAAAGACTTCACTCTGAATTCATTAAAGGAACGAGTCGAAGCAATAGAAAGGAAGAACAAATGAGAGTCTCTGATCTTCTCGAAATCCTCGAAGGTGTGAACCCTCACCTCCCTCTTCACATGAAGGAAGGAGTCGGCATCAAATCTGTGAAGGTTATCGACACTCTGAATTATTCCGGCGTCGAGTCCTTCGTGGAATTCCTCACCTTCTACGATAAGGAACACACTCCTGACCTCGAAGACACGCTGATCGAACGCGAGACCGGTTTCAAGAACCGTGAAGATTTGATCAAGGCTTATCTCGAGCAGAAGCATCGGATCGAAGGTCTCGAGAAATGAACAGTCTTTCTCCGGAACACCTCAATCGGATACTGAACATCGTTCGTAAAGGCGACTTCGAAAAGAAGTATGTCAGCAAGAACGAAGGTTATGGCATTGTCGTGACTTTCATTCATGATGGATATCGTTTCGATCTTTACAACACGCTTGAAGGTCCTCTTGTCGAGCCGGACTCCTGGATGTCCGTGATCAAACTCGAAGGAATTCCTCAATCCTGGGAATTTTCTATTTCACAAAACTTCTTCTGGATGATAAGATCATTCGTAATTTCAACTCATCGCGAAGATTCTCTCGATGATATCTTTATGGAGATAAAGGATTGAAGAAAATTCTCATGACTCTGGACGGCATGGATCGTACAGGCAAGTCGACTCTGGCGAAACCTGAAATGCTTCGTCAGTTCCCAAGTGTTCGCGGTTACTATTTTCATGAAACGAGGTATTCGAACCAGGCCAAGGAACTCTTCCAAGACCCTGTGACTTCTGTGAGTGTGAGCAAGGCATTGGCGATTTCTGAGCTCCTCGAAGTCGTCGCTTACATGGAAGATTACGGCAACAACAAGGTCATTATGCCGAGGTCATTCTTGTCGTCGATGATTTATATGGACATGAGAGGAAATTTCCCTGAAGCTCTTTCCCTTCAGGTCCAATGTGACTATATCCTCGACAAGTACAATATCGTGCATGTCCCGGTTTTCCTTTCCGTCTCGAAGATCGGAATGATGTACCGAGGAGCAAAAGAAAACTCCTTCGAAGTGAAAAATTATGATGCCGTCAAGGCTTCGATAGACAAGGTCGCTCCAAAGAACTCTCTCACCTATGACTCTGGTGCGTGGATGATGGAAGACCTTCGTGATGAACTTGTGAGAACTATTTACCGCTATGATCGAAAGGATCAATAATCTCATCGACGACATTTCGACGAGACTGAAGGAGTCACTGATCCGGAGGTCTTGGAGGACATGAGGTCGGAATATAAGAAGCGATTCGCCCTCCTTACAAAGGTGGACGATATCCACGATCTTTTTCTTTTCCTCATGAAGGAACGAAAGATCGAACCGGGTTGGAAGATAGAGTATAAGGAAAACGGCGTCGACGTTTACTTCAAGCCGACTCCTTCGATCGGCCACATTCATTTCGACGTGAAACACCAAGGAGAACTCTTTGTCTAAAATCCTCGTAACCGGCGGTCTAGGGTACATCGGATCGAACCTCGTCACTCGGCTCATTCGTAACGGTCATGAAGTGAAGGTCATCGATGATAATTCGAACTCTCATCCGAGCGTCGTGCCGACCATCGAATACCTCACGAACGAGACTCTCGATATTGAATTAGGAACTCTCGGCAAAGACGAGTTCTCAGGACTCGGAAAGATAGAGTACGTCTTCCATCTTGCAGGGCATAAGTCTGTGGGTGAGTCTGTTTCGAATCCTCTGAAGTATTATCAAGGAAATATCTCCGCGACTACTGCGCTGCTCCAAGCTCTCAATCCGGCGGTCCTAAAGAAGTTTATCTTCTCTTCGACCGCAGCAGTATACGGCGACGTCTTCGAAGAGAAGATCAAAGAATATTCTATGGTCTATCCAACGAATCCGTATGCAAGTTCGAAGTTAATGTGCGAAAACATTATCGGAGATTGGTGCAAGACTAATGGAACGAAAGCTACCATCCTTCGATACTTCAATCCGGTCGGCGCAGGTGTCGATTGCATGCTCGGAGATGACGGACTCATAGCCACAAACTTGTTCCCTGTCATCGGGCTCTATCTCCTCGGTCGTAACGAGAAAGTGAGAATCTTTGGAGACGATTACGAAACTCCAGACGGAACTGGAGTTCGAGATTATATCGACATCGATGACCTCATCGACGCTCATATCCAATCAATGGGAACAGGATTTTACAAGTTCTTAGACGTCGACGTCTTAAACATCGGAGTCGGAAAAGGATATTCTGTCCTAGAAGTTATTCGAGCATTTGAGAATGTCTATGGCGAGAAAATCAACGTCGAATTCCAAGACCGTCGACCTGGAGATGTTTCTTCTTTGATCTGCGATCCTTCGAAATCTGAGAAGCATATAGGTTTCAAAGCCTCGAGAGACCTGGAAAAATCTGTTCGAACCTACATAAAATTTCTCGAAAACGTGTATTCACTTTAACCTTGACATGGTGTATGGTCCTCTCGAATCATACACCATTCGAGGGATTAAAATGGGTGCATATACGAAAGCGATAAGAGACAGCCACCGTATCCACGGATCGCTTCATCTCGAAATCCTCACTGTCTGGCTCGGGAATATGACTTTCCGTTCGAAAGAAAAGAGGATGATCGGAAACGTCTCTGACTTCTTTTCCACTCGTGAGAACGCTCCATTCAATATGAAGCGCAGAGTATGGCTCGGTCAGAACGACGTAGGCTTCATCATGTCATCTCGTAATACCGGACAGAAATGCCTCTTCATTCTAAAAGAACAAAAGATTGTCGACGGAGACCTTCTCTACGAAGTCTTTGAACCATACAATCCTCCAGAATCTCTCGTCGGATGGAAATTTATTGTTTACAATGACTGAGCTAAAAGCTTCTTAGCGGCGATTGTTCTCTTACGAGCTTCAGACAATCGCCGCTTATGTTCTTCAGTCATGACACGACCTTTCAAGGATTCAGAGATTTTATTTCTGTGTGTCTGTTCTAGGGATTTCCCTTTTAGAGCCAAGGAAAGCTTTTTCCTATGTTCCTCGCTCTTCTTCTTTCCTTTCTGAGCAGCGGACATCCTTTCCACAGTCTCAGGTTTCTTCTTTATGCCTTTCGTCGAACGACTCATCTTTTCTTTTGCCTCTTTCGTAAGAGGTCCTGTCCTATAGAATTTATTTCCTCCGATAGTCATATTGACGAAGAGATCAGACTTATGGGCATTAAAATGACTTAGAATTTCAATTTCATGTTCAATAGCCTCGTCTTTAGTCTCGAACACCTTTAAGATTTTCCTTTTAAAGGATTCTGGTTTATCTTTCACGAGTTCGTTCCATTTCTTTTTCCATTTCCTAGATTTAGGACTTCCGTGATAATTTTCCTCGGTGAATCTCCTGAAAGAAGTATGTCCTACATAAAATGGAGGCATTCCTTCTTCCTTGCAAATTATGACGTAAGTGACACTTTTCATTTAACGACTCCATTTTTGTATTTACTTACTTGTTAAGATATGTTAGATGGAAAAGAAATTCATAGGAGAAAGCAATGGAAGACCAGAAGATTGTAGAGCTCACGGACGTAAAACATGCCCGACTGAGGACTGAAATGTATTTAGGTGGAAGAACACCAGATACTGCAATTTTCCCTCACGTGGAGATTACGGGATTTCTGAGCTTCAAAGAGTTCACCTTTGTCCCATCAGTTTTAACAGCTTTTCGAGAGGCTTTCGATAACGCGCTCGACGAAATGAGCTTCGTCGGTAAAGGCGAGATCGAAGTAATGTACGACGAAGAAACGAGGTATTTCGGAATTCGCGATTCCGGTCGAGGTATTCCGATTGATTACCGAGAAGATTCCGGAATGCATACTGCTACATTGGCCGTATCGAAAACTAAAGCCGGAAGAAATTTTACGTCTCGAGGTGAAGTCTCCGGCACGAACGGTCTCGGTATCTCTATCGTCAACTTCGTTTCTGACGAGTTCACTCTCTCGATTAATCGTGACAAGAAGTTCTTCCGTCAGGAATTCGAAGTGGTCAATGACGGCAATGATCTTTCTTATTCCGTTCCATCGATCACCGCATCTGACTCGAAAACAACAGGTACTACGGTGAGCTTCCGTCTCTCCGAAGAAGTGTTCCATCACGGTGTCATTCTTCCAGTTGATATGGTTCGATCGATCGTGACTCTCGTCGCATACTCGAATCCGAACATCAAGTTCACTTTCAATGGAGTTGGGATCAAGGTTCAAGGTAAGACGGTCAAGGATGCAATCTTCGGCAAGTCTTCTCAAGCCATCGAAATTCCTTTCTCGAAGGATGATGTCGGCAACGGTATCTTTCTGGTTCGAAAGACGAGCGGAACATCATCTCAGGCAACTTTCGTCAACAACGTTCCTGCGTACAACGGCGGAACTCACCTCGACGAATTCCGAAATCATTTCCAGAAGAACCTTCTCGAAGCACTGAAGAAGGAGTCGAAGAGACGTCGACTGAACCCTACAAAGTCTGATGTTCTGGACGCCGTAGATATCATCGGCTTCGTGAAGATGAAAGGTCCGAACTTCGACTCTCAGTCCAAGACTCGACTGACGAACGTAGAAATCCGCAATCCGATCTTCCACAGCTTCGCATCGGTCGACTGGGACAAGGTTGTGAAATCCAACAAGGATATCATCGAAGAAATCTATCGTCTCTGCAGCATCCGCTCTGGTCAAAAGGATAAAGGTCAAATCGACCAAAACGAGAAGGCTTTGAAGAAGGCCAAGATCGCCAAGCTCGTAGATGCAAACTCTCGTATCCGTTCTGACTGCACCTTGTTCCTTGCAGAAGGTGACTCGGCAGCAGGTGGTCTAGCGGCAGTCCGTGATCCTAATATCCATGCTGTTATGCCTCTTCGAGGAAAGATCAAGAACGTTCACGGTCTCTCTCCTTCTGAAGCGATCGGCGAGAAAGAGTCTGTCATTAAGGACATGTGCGCAGCCATCGGTCTCGTACCTGGAAAGAAGGCAGACAAGGCAAACCTTCGATATTCTTCTGTCATGATTACTTGTGATGCGGATGACGACGGTATCGGTTCTATTTGCCCACTCCTAGTGAATTTCTTCCAGCGCTTCTGGCCAGAATTGTTCGAAGGTACTCCGTTCATCAAAATCTTCCTCACTCCTCTGATCATTCTGACCAAGGGCAAAGAGCGGAAGTATTTCTATCCGACGGACATTGAAGACTTCGTCCCGAGTGAATGGAAAGGATGGGAAGTGAAACGAGCGAAAGGTCTTGGTTCTCTTCGTCCTGAAAACTTCAAGGATCATATCGCAAATCCGATCGCGATCGATGTCCTCGAAGACGAACACGAGTCTGTTCGAAAGCTCATGAGTCTTCTCTTCCAAGAGAAGCGAGCAGACGACCGTAAGACCATGCTGGAGATCGATCTTGATGCCATCATGGATAGACTTAAAACTATGGGAACTGATTGGTCCCCACTCGGCATCAACGAAATTTAACTGTTTACAAGGTCCGACTCCTAGTATACGATTTAAGCATCATTTAAAACGGAGAAACAAAATGGCATTGACAGCAAATCAAATTCTCACAGAGATCGACGGTCTCTCTTACGCTCGTAAGGTCCTAGCTCTCGACAACCTCAAGAAGGTTCTTTACGAAGACGTCTCGAGAAATGATGAGGCAATTATAGGTCTCTGGCAACTTGCTCATTCGTTTGGTCTGAGCAAATCGACAGTCTCTGAAACTATCGATGAGCTCTTCAAGGAAGCCGAAGACGGAGCTTCTGTAAGCGACGATTGGTACATGATCAACATCCTCCGAATCGTCCAGGAATTCGAACAGGACGACTACTTCGGTTCGGAAGGACTTTCGCTTTGAAAGGTCATGACGAATATCCTAACATCTGGAAGGCTTGCTTCGAGATCACTGTCGACAATGGAGGTCTAAACCGAGATCGTCCTCAGGAGAAGGTGGAATATGACTTCCACGTTTTCATCGGGGAGACGTATGATCGATTTGACCTCGATGAAGTCGACAAGTTTATCGGAAATCTTACAGACGAGCAAATCATCAATCTCGCGTGCGACAATGAGGACATGTTCATTCCTGAAAACGTGAATGATGTCCTCAATCTCTGGTTCGATTGGTATTGCTGATGAACGTCCTCGCTCAAGCCATCGAACAAATCAAATCATACTCGTGCGGCTGCAATCCTGTATGCCAATGCAATGGCGAAACCGCACTTCGGATCAGACTCGACGTCATAGGAGACATCTTGGAAGAAGCTCTCGAAAAACACGAACGAACTAATCCTCCAGTAGGATTTCAATACAGGTCTATTTCCTCGGAGATCAAACGGACATACGTCTATCCTGATGGGAAAGAATACACGATCGTCCAGCCGGTGACGCTTTACATCTCGGACAGCGGTGGACATCGAGTGACGGACCGAGACGGTTTCGTCCATGCCCCTACTCGCGGATGGATCGCCATCAAGTGGGTTCCTTCGGATATTGCGAACCCGATCCAATTTTGATGTTTACAATCATTTGGTCCTGTGATATGAACTGTCACAGGACCAAACTAGTTTAAGGATGAAAATGAATACCGCAGAATTCCTAGCGAAAGCCGCTAAAACTTATTCTCTCATGGTTGCCACTGAACGAGCAATTCCGAAGGTCACGGACGGTCTCAAGGACGGTCAACGTATCGCTCTTTGGATTATGAGAAATCGTTCGAAGACGAAGGTCGCAGCAATCTCCGGCGCCATGGTCGAGTCGAACCTCTTCCTTCATGGTTCTGCTGATGGTCTCATCTCTGGTCTAGCAGGTCCATTCGTCAATAACGTTCCGATTCTCGACGGCGATGGAAACTTCGGTTCTCTCCTCGACAAGAACGCATTTGGTGCAGGTCGATATATCTATGCCGAGCGTTCCAAGTTCATGGACAACGTGATCCTGGCAGACAAGGAACTCTGGGAAATGGTTCCATCTGTCGACGGTGACGCAGAGATGTGCAAGGAATTCCTTCCGCTCTTTCCAACCGTTCTTCTGAATGGTGTTTCTGGTGTCGCGGTTGGATGGTCTACAGAAATCCTTCCTCATGATCCGAAGGAACTCATCAAGGCTACGAAAGCAGTTCTCACCGGGAAGAAAACGAAGAAGTTGATGCCGAAGTATCTTCCTTTCGAGAAGATTAAGATCGAAGAGATCGACAACGGCCGAACCGATGCAGACTCCTATATCCTTTCAGGTACTGTGGAGATCAAGAACACATCGACAGTGGAAATCACTTCTCTTCCTCCTAACGTCTCCGTCGAAAAGGTCCAGGAGCATCTCGACAAGCTTGAAGAAGCCAAGAAGATCACGTCGTACGAGAATCATACTGCCGGCGACATTCGCATCGTCGTGAAGATGAGTCGTAATGATCTTGCCGGCATGACCGAAGAAGACCTCGTGAAGCTTTTCAAGATTTCCGAACGGATCACTCAGCGACTGGTCGTCGTTGACTTCTGCGGCACGAAAATCCGGGTCTTCAACAACACCGAAGAGCTCATCGAAGCTTGGGTCGAATGGCGTTTCCCTCTTCTCAAGAAGCGATACGAGAAGATGATCGAGAAGGTCGAAAAGGAAATCAGCTTCCTGGAAGCCATTATCGTCCTGTCCGACTCTGGGTTCTCGAAGAAACTTTCTGGTTTCAAATCTCGAAACGATGTGATAGATTACATCAATTCGAAAGTGAAAGTTTCCACCGAGGATTGCTCTCGTCTTGCAGGTCTTCCGTCCTACCGATGGACCGTTGAAGAAATCGGCAAGACTCGAAATGAACACGAATCCAAGATCGAAGAGCTGAATAGCTACATTCAGATTTCCGAGTCTGAAACTGAGCTCAAGAACGTCTGGATCAAAGACCTGGACGCCATCAAGTTTTAACCCGCATGGATGCGATGAAACAAAACAGTGATAATCTATCACGGAAATCCTTCATCGCATCCAGCCTCATCCGTACTCCTACGAAAGGACATGTTTTGATCACTCCCAAGAAGAGGTCTCCCAGAGTAAAGTCTGGAAATTACGTCGACGGTCGACGAGTCACTGAAATCCTCAATGCTCACCATGAGAAGCGCAAGTCTATCATCCAGGCATACAACGAACATCGCGAAGAGCTCGTGAAGCAGGGTGTGCCTGAAGCAGAACTTCCTCCGGTCGATATTCCTGAAGAGAAGATTCCTCCACTTCCGGATGCTGTCGGCGAAGCCATCGAACGGATCGCTTCCGGTTATGCACGGAAATTCTCTGCAGCAACGGACGTAGAAGAAATGACTCGCTGTGGTGTTCTACTGGCTTTCGAAAATCTTGCCAGGATTTATGACCCGGCGAAATCGAAAACGAAGAACTGCTTCTCTCTGATCACGCAGCTTTGCTACTGGGGTTTCCTCAATTACTTCACCGCTGAGAAGCGAACCCTCTCCGAGAAGAACTCTTTCCTCGAAGGTCTCGCGAACGGTCAGGTCACAATCGGAAACGTTGTCCATGACCAGAACCACAACACTGCTCTGAAGGAACTTCGGAAGATCGTCGATGACTATAACAAGGAGCAGGCACACTTCGCCGAAATGAATTCGAAGGAAGCCAGGTCCTATCGCGATGTGAAAGACGAAGTCGTAGAAACTGCGGAAAGGGAAATCGAACGATGAAGGCTGTTGTGACGGGTGACTGGCACCTAGGGAAAGGCGCAGGAAAGGTTGATCTTGGAAAGGACTTTATTAAGGCCTTTGACTGGATGATTAAGTACATGAAGGAGAATGAGATCAAGAACATTCTCCATTGTGGCGACCTCTTCGACACCAAGCGTTACATCAACTTCGAGACGACTCGTCTCTGGAAGCATGTCCTTGGTTCACTGGAGAAGAACCATATCCGTCTTTTCGTAGCTCATGGTAATCATGATGTTCCTTCGACAAAGGACATGCGCCTTTCCCTGTTTGATATTGCTGACACGAGCGAGAACGTCATTACTTTTGGTGACATCACCGAATGGCAAATCGAGGACGAGAAGGTTTTATTCGTTCCTTACGGGAAAGAGCACGATCTTGAAGGTGAAGTCGAAGACGTTGACGTGATTATCTGCCATTCTGACAACCCTCCTGAATCGCATGGAGCTAATGTATTCTCAGGCCATATTCATCATCGGTCTGACAAGTTCGTCGGAACCCTGTCTCAGCTCGATTGGGGTCAGGTGAATGACAACACAGGCTTCCTTCTCTACGACGAAGGAAAGACCGAATTCGTCAACAATCCTAACCAGACTTTCCGTCGTGTCGAACTCATCGAAGGAAAGATCGAAGGTCTGAACCCAGTCAAGTGGGTCATGAACAACAAATCGAAACTCGCTGGTGCAAACCTCGAGATCAAGGTCGATGAGTTGACGGACAAGACTCTCTATCAGAAACTCGTCGCTATCCTGGAAACCGTTGGTCTCAACGATCTTCAGCTCACGGAAGTCATCGAATTTTCTCAGGAACCACTAAAAAGCAGTTCACATGACGTCGTGACTTTGATATGTGATGAACTCAAGCGACCAGGAGCTAAGACTGTCCTGGAGAAAATTGTTGGAAGGATTCGATAAGACATGGCGAAGCTGACGTATATCTCGAGCGAGATCAAAAACTTTCTTCCGTTCGGAAACCAGAGGACGGAACTCGTTCTGGACCAGCACAAACTCACTTCGGTCACTGCAGAAAATGGTTCGGGCAAAACTGCCCTGACCATCGACGCAATCTTCTTCGGTCTCTTCGGTGAAACTTACCGCGACCTCAAGAAGGATCAGATCGTCAACTCGATCAACATGAAAGACTGCAATACGAAGACTGTATTCATGTCGAACCAGGACAAAGTGGAGATCGTCCGATCGATCAATCCTGACGTGTTCAATGTCTTCGTGAATGGCGTCTCCATGTGGGATGATCTGAAGCGTCTAGATCGTCAGAAGGCTCTTGAGAAGTTCTTGAATGTCGACAAGAGGACGATCGAAAACCAGGTTCTGATTTCCGAGTCTGCTGTTCCCTTCATGCAGATGGACGGACCTACTCGAAAAGACTTCGTAGAGAAGATGCTGAACATTGGCGTCTTCAATGAAATCCATCGTGAAACGAAGGAAGAGATCAAGTCGATTAAGCCGAAGGTAGCAGAGAAGGAAATCGAACTCCGATCGAAGAAGGACATGCTCGATCGTCTCATCGGCATCCGGAAAGACCAAACCGAAGGCTACGACCAAGCTGAAGTAGAGACAATGAAAGCTCGTCTCGAAAAAGGCGAGAAGGTCGTCGAAGGTCTCAAGGAGAAGGCAGAGAAAGCCAAAACTGATTACGAAGGAAAGCGTGCAGGATATGACGCAAAATCGAGAGATGCGGCTTCGATCGACGAAAGAATTTCACTCCTATATTCTCTGGCTTCAAAGTCAAAGACCGAAGGAGTCTGCTCTTCATGTGGCCAGACCTTACCAGAAGGAAATGATCATGGCCATCACGAAGCAGAAAGAGAGACAGCAATCCGAGAGCTCGAAGCCAAGCGTTCCGAGATCAATATGGAAGCAGAAAAGGAAACTCTCATTTCTGCTCGAGACGAAGCACAGGCTATCATCAACAATTTCAAGAATGCTTCTGAGAAACTCGAAGGTCTGAAGCTCGAACTCCAGGAGATGGATCGGAAGAAACCTTCTGACACCATTGACGCTCAGATCGAAGAAGTCAATGAAGAATATGTGAAGCTCCTGGGTGAGAAGGAAGATATTGATGAAGTCTACGCTGACCTTCTCGACATTGATCGCGTCTTGAAATCCGGTGTCGCCAAGGCTCCTCTGATTTCCGAATACATCCCATTCTTCAATCTCCGAGTCAATGAGTACCTCGAGAAGCTCGGTCTTCCTATCCTCCTCGAACTCGATCCGTCCTTCAAGGAAAGTGTTCGGTCGCGTTTCCGTCAGAGCTTCACGTACGAGTCGTTCTCTGCAGGCCAGCAGGCACGCATTAATTTTGCCATTATGATGACATGGCGAGACATCTCGAAGAAGCTCTCCAGCGTCGACACCAACCTTCTGATCATTGATGAGTTCGGTTCTCGTCTAGATGATGAAGGCGTTGAAGCCGTTTCGAAGTGCCTTCTCGAACTGGAAGATACAAACACGATCTGTATTGGTCCTCGAGAACTCGTTGGCGAATTCGATCGGAAGATCAAAATCAAGACAGTGTCAAACTTCGCCGTTGTCGAAATCAAGGAGTGAACATGGACAGAGAATACAGCCTATACAATTCCGGACGCCTCAAGGATTACATCTTGAAGTTCGTCGCCGAACAGAAAATGGAAGAGGTGAAGGCTTCCAAGGAGATGACTCGTGAATTCAAAGTTCGTCTCGAAGGATGGACTTATTTCACGATAATTCACGATCCGTTCGACGAGTCTCTGACTTTCACTAAGTCGTCAGGATCAGACGGAGAATACAAGATAAAGATTCGTTATGACGGAGTAGTGGATTTCTACACAGACCTCGACGCTGCAATCAATTACGCTGTAGCTAAATCTAAATTCGCAACTCATAAAAACGAGGTCAAATTCCTATCTAATCTTTGCGACGAAATCTATTAGGAGAAAGAAATGAGAGAAATTTATAACCATTCCGTTATTGTCGATGAACCTATCAAAATCGAAGTGACTGACAAGCCTGGTGCAGGTGGTGCAAATCATCGGTACGAGATTACCGGCTTTGACACAGCAGAGAACCCTTCTGTAGAAGGTCCTGACGGATATCGTCATTCGTTCTCGAAGCAGGTCATCCTTTTCCAGAACGGTCCTGTCCTAGAAGCTGAAGTCAATGGCATTACTCAGGAAACTCTCCTGGCCATCGTAGCTGACCGATTGGCATCTTTCCAGAGTGGTCCATTTGCCTGTGAAGAAAATGGTCTGGCGCTCTCGCACGTCTATAAGGCTCTTTTCCATCTTCATTCTCGAACGGCAGACCGCATCAAACGAAAAGTTGAAGGTCAAAACAAAGAATAGAATTTAGCTGTTTACAAGCTCTCCGTGATGGTTTAAGTCTAATCTCAACATAAACCATCACGGAGAAATTCGAAATGAAAACGACCAACTCTCTCAAGAAAGAAATCGCAATGTTTCTCTCCATTCCTGCAATTCTCCTCGTCGGTGCTCTGACTACTCCTCTCGCAGGTATCGTCGCAGATCACCTCTTCATCTTTTACTCTCATTACGTAGGTTAATCATGACCGAAATCCAATTCCTCCCTCTCGAAGTAGAAATGAGCGCAGACGATCTTTACGATGCTCTCATCGCCACTTCGAAGAATATCAAGAACGAGACAATCGCCGTATCGGTATCCGCCGAAGGTCGTGAAGAGATCGACATCACCATTTTCAGTGACTCGTCTATCTTGATCGGAAGAAAGGATAAGGACGCTTTCGGTCTTTATCGTTCTTATCCAGGTCTTGCGGACACCATCCACAACGCTTTCTACTATTTCGAAATGGAGAAGGCCAACTGGAAGATCACCCAATCAATCGTTAAGGAGTCTAATCATGAGTGACGCTCTTACAAATCTTCTCAACGGTTATCGTCGTGAAGCTCGCGACATCATCTTCGAACAGAAGTCCGAAATCGAAAACATTATCGGAGCAGTCCTCCGAGAAGAAATTTCTTTCAAAAAGGGTTCTGAAAGCACTAAGCTAGGCACGGAAATCTCCGTAGAAGAAATGGTCAAGAAGAACTATGATGTTCCTGATCTTTTCGACGGAGAGCTTGTCGAACTCCTGACCGGAGCTTACCTCGTTCGTCTCGCTCAGAAGATCGCGAAAGCTATCGAGGATCAAAAGAGTGAGTGAGTTCCCTAAAACTCCATCTGAATTCCTCGCATATTATCTCCGGCACGGCTCTCTCCGGACGGCTACGATCCTCGAACTAGCAAAAGATCGAGGATTCAAATCCGAAGACGTCAGAAATGAAATTCAGAACGGTTTCTGCAAAGGAAAGTATTCCCTTGACGAGAATCTGAAGGTCACCTTGGAAAGATGGATTGATGTCTGAAGTAACATCCGCCAGGATAAAGATTAGCGCTCGGTACATCACCGAGAGGCTCGACTCTTATTACTTCGCGACGAAAACATTCTTGGACAGGATTAACCCTATCCTCGAAGAATTCCGTGAGATAGACCAGAAGTTCCGAAGGCTTCTTGCCGATAACTTCAAAACTCTTTATAACACCTCTTGTCGTCATCTCCTCATAAACGGACCAGATTCTAAAATCGAGGAGACTCCTTTCGGATTCGATCACGTTCATGCTTTGATGGAGATGGCCAAGTATACTGCGGATGGCGTCGTGGACATTACCTATCGAGACCTCCTCATGATCAGGAGAGACGATTTGGAAAGTTTTCATAAATCGTTTGAGTCTCATCTCCATTGGCGGCTTTCTCAATTGAAGAAAAATTACGAAGAGTGTTTACAAGTCGTTGAGTCTTCGGTATTGTAGGACTCAGTAATTAAGAGGAAAAGAAATGACAGAACTCAATCAAGACCTTTTCGGCAAAGACGATGTGATTTACAATCACCATCTTACTCTCGGCCTGAAAGCAGAATTCGAAGCCATCGCTAATGCGAAAGGCAACGACAAGAACCCTATCATCGAAAATCTTTCTGAGGATGCCAAGCGTATCCTGGTCCATACCCTCGACTCTTTCCAGAAGTTCGGCGTATCGACAATCTACAAGAAAGTCAACGGTCCTGGCATTCCTTGGCCACGCGTCCTCAAGCTTCTCGAGAAGGAGCAAGGTCGTGTCCTCAAGGCAGAGTCTGACAAGATGACTCAAGAGCAGCTCGACATCGTCAACGGCGTTTTTGACAAGTTCAAGCGCTGGAAACTAGGTATCGGCGCCAAGACCTATCTCAAGGTCCATCCTGGTTCATTCAAGTACTTCGAACTCCAGACAGCAAATCACTTGGAAGGTCCTAAAGATTTCCCTGGTCCTGGCTATGGTCAGTTCAAACTCGACGGCATTCGATGCATTGCTATCGTTCGTCTCGACGGTGAAGTCGTCTACCTTTCTCGAAACGGTCTGCCGATCTACAACGTCTCTGAAGACGTAACCATCGAGCTCAAGAAATATCCTGGTTTTGCATTCGACGGTGAAGTCCGAGCTCGGAAAAACTTCCAGGCTTCTCTATCGTCTTTCAAGAAGAAATCCGGTGGTGCAGAAGAGATGGATTTCTCCATCTTTGATATGGTCACCATCGAAGAACTTGAGACTCGAACCTGTACTCTCGGTTATGAAGATCGACGCGCACGCCTGGAAGCTGTAGGTCTCCCGGAAGACATGATCCTCGAGCACTTCTTCTGCGAAACCTACGAAGAAGCAGTCACTCTTTATCGTGATGCACGAGCAAAAGGTGAAGAAGGTCTAATCTTCAAGAAGCGTGACGGCACGTACAACTTCAAGCGCACCGACGATTGGCTCAAAATGAAACCTCTCGAGTCTGGTGACTTCAAAATCATCGGCTACGAAGAAGGTTCCGCTGGTTCCAAGTATGAAGGTATGCTCGGTGCCTGGATCGTCATCGATGAAGACGGCATTGTCAACAACATCGGCATGGGTATCACTGACGAACAACGCAAGAAGTTCTGGGAAGATCGTGACGACATGATTGGTTCTATTGTCGAGATCGAGTTCATGGAACGGACCGAAGTCAAGATCGATGCCAAAGGCAATCGAAAAGGTGGCAAGCTTCGTCATGGTCGTTTCATCAAGGTCCGATGGGACAAGGATGAGATCAACACGAAGTCTTGATCGATAACCAATAAGACAATGGAGAGTGAACACCACGCTCTCCCTATCTCGAAGAGGATTATAAGATGAATGTCGATGACATTGTAGAATTCATGAAAGAAAAAGGCTGGATCGGAGTTTATTATACCGAAGAATTTATCCGAAAGAGATATTTACATTCTTAATAGGATGTGTTAGCATTCAGATCATCTTCAACCAGGAAACCTCAAAATGAAGTGTCATGAAATGAAATTTGTCGATCGTGTAAAAGCTCACGAAACCGAAGGCGATGCGATCGATGAGTTCATCGCTGAAATGGCTCGGATCATCTACACGTTCCGTAATGGCGACGTGATGGAAAAGAAATACGTCTTCGATCGATTCTCTATCGATAAATTCGAAGACAATTCCTATTACAACTGGGAAGGTCCGAAGTGGAAGAAGGGAGAATTCTGTATCTCTGTTTGCTTCGAATGGAGTTACCAGGGCGGATGCGATGATATCTACATCACTTTCCCTGCTGCATGGGCTGACATGGATTACTCCGAATGGCGTGAGATCGAACTCGCTCGTATCCGCGATGAGAACAAGGTCATCAATGCGGAGAATGATGCTCGTGAAGCTGAAGAAGCTCGCAAAACTGAACAAGCAGAACGTGAGCTTTACCAGAAGCTCCGCAAGAAATACGAAGGACTGACGAAATGAAAATGGAAAATGCATTCTCTCGAGAAGAGAAACTCGCTCCTGCGGAACTCATCAACGAATTCGTCCCTGATGTTTATATCATCGACGGATCAAATGTTTCTACGGCAAGCGATTTGCATCTGAGAGGAAGTCTGAGACTCCATGCAAATGACATTCGGTTGAACGACCTGTCCGCTCATGTGAAGATAGGAAAAGAGAAGATCGACGCTGTTCTCCACAACGTGTCCTTCATCTCTTACGGCGATCGAGGTTCTATCGCTTATGGCACAATTGAGGCCGACTCGAAAGACCGTTTCAGCGATGGTGATTTCATTAATACGTCCAAGATCGTAGGCAAGTTCAAGAACATCCTGAAGACGCGGAACACGGTCTACTTCATCGCGTCCTACGCTGAAGGTTTCCAGGATTGGGAGCTGTAATGAAGATCGTCCAAATCGAATCTCCTTTCTCTCCGTCGAACGGCAAAACCGTAGAGGAAAACATCGAGTACGCTCGTAAGGCTGTCAAAGCTGTTCTCCTCTCAGGTTTCACTCCATTCGCCTCGCATCTCCTTTACACCCAGGACGGTGTTCTCGATGACGATATTCCTTCCGAGCGTAAACTCGGCATCGAAGCAGGTTTTGAATTCTATCGGCAGAGACGTGTGGACGAGTGTTGGATTTACACAGAGAATGGCGTCTCTAGCGGAATGATCGCAGGCATCGAGTGTGCTCTCGAGAACGGTATTCCTCTTGTCTTCGCTTCAGTTGAAATCCAGGGAGCAGATTATCATACTCCGAAAGTTCTCGAAGTCATCAGCAGGCTTTCGGATCATCACAAGAAGCTATTCGCTGTAGCTTCAAATAAGCCTCGTCCTCCTTCTATCTAATTTGTTCCAAGGCGATTAATTTCGCCTTGGAGGGGATTTAGCTGTTTACAAGGTCTAAGTTAGGTGCTATTGATAATCCAACATCAAATTGGAGAAAACGGAAATGGAAATGAAATTCAAATCTAATGCGGATTTCCTCGATTTCGTAAGGTCTTTCAAAGGTAAATTCTTTCTCACGGTTAACGTCCATGAGCAAGATCATTATCTCCCTGTCAGTATTGAAACATTCGAGTCAATGGCTGTGAAATTCTCTCACGTTTCGACCTCTTTCGGATTTTCCGTTGTAGGAACATCCTTCTACGCCGATCCTAGGAATGGAGAATTCTGATGGACAAGAACAAAGAACTGGTCGAAAAGATCAAGGCTCATCGCGGAGAAATCCGTGCCGGCGTCCTGGCCAAGAACTCTGTCATCTACATTTCCGTCACGAAGAAAGCGGTCTTCGATATGATCGCCTTCTACGATGACATCAACAAGTATCTCACGTTCGACTTTGTGACGGATGGAGATTATACGGTCCTTTACATCGACAACCAAAGCGAGTGAAAATGAAAATCGTTCAAATTTCGAAAAGCGAGATGGAAGAAGTCTTCAAGAGCAATCATCCGAAGTACTTCACGTACTCTATATCTGAAGATAAATCGAGAGCAGAGTTCGGTCCTGTGTCTTCTGAAGGTCGAAGCTCTATTCCGTATTTCATCTACGAGAAGGGCAAATACAAAGGAGGCATCCATGATTCCTCCGAATTCTTGGCGGCTAAGATCGATCTGCATCTTGCGAAGAAAGAAAATGGCGAGTGCTTTATCGGAGTTTGCATCCTCAAAGGTCTTTTGAAGGACAAAGAGTCCTCGATCTTTGGATATCTCGAAGGTGACGAGGCTTTCCTGAAATTCGAGAGTGTCTCCAACAAGAAGAAAATTACGTACACATACGACAAATACGCGTTCGGAAACGAAGATCGCCTGGCTTTCGATTTGAGCACCGTGGTCTGCACTTTCGTCGAAGAGCCTATCGTCGAGGAAACTCCTCCGGAACAAGCGGACCAGTGGGATGAAGCTCTCCGCGGAAAGAAGATGTCATCGTCGAAAGGCAAGGTCATCTACAAGTACCAAATCCCAATCCTCGAAACCATTGACATGAGGCTCCCTGAAGGATACGAAATCATTCGAGTCGACTCTGAGAACGGCATGTTCTGGCTCTGGGCAATCGTAGACACGGAAGCTCCTGACACGGATGTCCGACTCTACTCTGTCAAGTGCGGTGGCAATATGCCTGATGTCGAAGGTCTCAAGTACCTCGGCTACTGCACCATCTTCATCCAGCAAGAGCTTGCGCTCTATCTCTTCATCGATCCTAACTTCAAGAAGGAAATCTGAAATGAGAACAGACAAGATTTACGGCACTTTGCCATTTGTCATTGAGCGTCTCGATCTTGAATTCCACGAGATGTGCCAGTGGCTCTATCTCCCGATCAAGGTTCCAGGATCGTGGACTCTTCATGTTCCAGCCAATGCTCAGCAATTTATTCCTATTATCACATCCGCTGAAGTCGACTTCGCTTCCATCGTCGGAGATGGCAAGTATCTCGACGAATACTACGCCTATCTCACGGCCAAGACGATGTACGTCAATAAGAGCGCGCCAGGAAACCGCCCTGGATGGCACAGCGATGGTTTCATGACTGACGATTATAACTATGTCTGGTCAGACAAGAACCCCACGCAGTTCTGGCATAACAATGGGAAGCTCGTCGATTTCTCTGCAGATCATTCTCTGTCTCTCGAAGAGATGAATCACGTTTGCGAAAATCTTGGCATCATCCGAGATTATCCGAACAAGACTCTTCTGTGCCTCGACCAGACTGTCCTGCACCGAGTTTCTCCTGTAGTCGAAGAAGGTGTCCGAACTTTTGTGAAGGTCTCTTTCTCGAAAGATCGATACGCTCTCAAAGGCAACTCGATCAATCACGCGATCAAGGACCAATTCGGATCGTATTACGAAGATCGCCAGGCAACTCGAAACGATCCTGCCGGAAAGAAATAAATTCCGATTTCGAAAAATAGGAGTTTACAAGGCACTTAAACCTTGATAGATTCCTATTATCGAAACAAACATCGAAACGGAGTTTTCCAAATGCAAGTGAAAATCGCTACGGTCGAAACCGAAAACCTCTCTCAGCTCCAGCAGGCAATCGTCAACATCGCCGCAAATGACAAAGCCGTGAAGAGCGCTACAGAGATTTCGTTCTACTCGAACAACTTCATGCCACACGTCGGAATTCTCGAACGTTTCGAAATCGGTTTCACATTGAACCGGAACAAGATCACCGTGGAACTCGAAGAGTCCAGGAAATGGGAAATCGTCGACATCATCTACGAAGAAATCATGGGTGACATCGATCCCGATTTGACTTTCTCGGAATTCGTCCAGAAGTATCTCTAATTCACAAACAGGAACTAGAAATCATGGAGTCTGTCTCGGCAGACTCCTTTTTCGTAGAGGAAAGAAAATGGCAGACACATACCACCTCGACAAGCAGCGGATCGTGACGATAAAGCATTTCAACACAGGAGAGAGGATCGCTTCTGCAGAGATGCTCTTTCTTCCTCCTGATAAGTCTTGGATCGTATTCGAGACAGACGAAGGCGAATTCTACGAAGGCATGGTCGCCAAGGTGAAGGTCGTCGTTTCAAAATCCACTCGTCCTTCTGTCTACGGAACTTATCACAACGATGTATCGTATGAAGTGTACATCCGATCCATCATCAATCTTATGAGGAACTGAAATGAAAACGCATATCAAATTCGAATACGGAGGTATCATCATCGATACGATCGTAGCAAACATTCTTCCGCCGATCGGGACTCGGGTCCACATCAAAGACGAAAAGTATATCGTCGAAAGGTATAACCTGATCGTCAAGGAATTCCAGGATCATCACTACGAGATCGAAGTGAGTAAGGCTTGGACTGTCAATGGCTAAGCGCGTAGTTTCTCAAGAGTCGATCGCGAAACGCCTTGCCACGATCGCAGCGAAATCTGATGCAGACAAGGCTGTCACTTCAGCAAAGCTTGCCGAGGCGGGAAAGAAGAACAAAGGCAAGAAGCGTGGACCGATGTCTGAAGCCCAGAAACAAGCTATCCGTGATGGTATAGCAGCGAGGAAGAAATGAACACCTATCGAGTCTGGATGACCGTAGTAGGAACTGCTTCGTTCAGCGTCGAAGCAAATTCTGAAGAAGAGGCCAAGGAGAAGGCGAACGAACTCTACTCTGACACAACGATAAGCATTTGTCATCAGTGTGCAGGAGACATCTCTGAACCTACTATCACCATGGCTGTAGATGCCGTGGAACTCGACTGAAAGGAAGAAATGATGAAATACAAGGATTTTAAAGGTCATGTGACCTCTCTTATTCCGTTGGAGCACATTGTCGAAGTTTTCGGCATGGATATCTCCTTTTATGAGGTCGACAATTTCCTCGGATATCTGAAGGAGTTCTCTAACGACCTGGACGAAACTCTGAAGATGATTCTCGAAGAGAGCGAAATCAGGTTCGAATTCTCGATCAAGGAAGATGACAATATTAGGAATTCCAGGATGTATTTCGGAGACGAATTCGTTCGCTTTGACTATAACAACAAGACTGGTTACAAGACTGGTTTCTGCTCGAACATCAAGTTCACGATGGAAAATTCGGTAGACTCTGCAAGCTCTGGCTGGACTCCGACGATCAGAGTTACCGCGAATTCCGTGAACGAAGCTTTCCGGAAGAATACCATCGCAATGTACAATCGAAAGGTGTAAAATGGCTGCCGTAAGTTCTGAAGTCTTCCTCGAACATTTTGAGGATGTATCGATCGACACGTTGAGAAACGTCTTCGTTGATGACGGTTCTTTCAATTCTATCCCGATCAAGCTTGCTCGATGGGTCTGGGTTTTCGGTGCAGTCATTGCGAACAACCTCGAAGGCGAAGGCTACAAGGTTTGGGTCATCCATAACAAGAAAGAGATGACGATCACTTATCGATTCCTTGACAAGAATTTTCGACTCCATACTTGGAAGCGAACACAGAAAGAAGGCGATCCTTCGACAGCTCTTTGGGAGAAGTTCTTGCCAGGAAATAGCATTACTGCGGTCAAAACTGGCAAGACGGTCTATGACGTCATTTAACGTCGACTTACTCTTCAAGATCGAGCCTGAGGAGCCATATCCAGACTTGTCGTCTCCGACTTACTGGAAGGAAATGGAGAAATGGCTCCTTGATAAGTACTACGGTCAACCGAAGACTGACAGACTTATCGACATGATGGCTAGAGACCTATACGTCGCCTGTGAAGGGTACATGTCCATGGAAGATGCTCGAGAGAACATTGTGAAGGCTCTATGATAAATAATTGCGTCTTCGTGCATTTTTCTATTTACAAGTCGCTTAAAGCGTGGTAGCATATAACTGTAAGTCCAAACCAACGAAAGTAAAGCATACGATAAACCTAATCATCTCAACCAACAAATGGAGAAATGCTATGAGTAATGCAGTAAGCATCCGCAAGTTCGTAGAGAATTACGAGAATGGTGTCTATGACGAACTGAACGTAAACATGATCGACTCCATCTGGCATGATCGCCAGGTCACCGATCGTGACATCCAGCACCGGACGAAGCCTCTGGCCAAGAAGGTCATGCGGTTCCTGAAGGTCGCAGAAGACAAAGTGGACATGGACAAGAACTACGTGTTCTTCCGTAACGTCAAACCGACACACGGCGATATCTACGACACCTTCACAATCACGGAGAAAGACCAGAAGAAGGTCATCTTCTTCATCTGCCCGAAGATCGGCCATGAAGTTGCCAAAGGCAAAGCGCAACTCCTCGCCGTCCCTGACGACAAACACCTGGAACTCTTCGGTGATACCTACGGCAAGACTCTTGATGCTCTCCGGGCCATCAACAAGGCTGAAGCCAAGGAACGAGCCAAGCTCGAACCCGAACAGGTCACCGAACCAGAAATGGCATAAACCTACCACCATCCAAGAGTCCGAGTAGAAATACTCGGACTCTTTGCAGCATTATACGAGGGACACAATGGAAGCTCTACAAAATTTCGAGAATTTCTGCAAGAAGCATATGAGTGAAGGTGTGAGGGAGGCCGACAGGGTGTCCTTTGAAGAAACGTTCAGTAATCTTATGACGAAGGCGTTAGAGACGCTGGCGCTCGGCAAGACAGTCAATGTCGATACTCTTAATGAGATAGCTAATTACCTCTATCGCTGTACGTTCGGCATGTTCACGAGGGATGAAGCAGTGTACATCGCGTCTTGGATCATTGATGACAATGATGTCGATGCAGGCGCGATCACCCTCACTGCTCCTGAAACAATTCACTAAAAATCTCATTTTTCCTATTTACAAGGTCTAAGTTGGTGTGTATGAATAATTCAACACACCAACCGGAGATACCGAAATGTACTTCTTTGCTAAGACTGATAAGTTCGAAATCGTTGAAGTTCTCGAAGGTCCTCGTATGTCTATGCGGATCGAGAAGGTTACCGACATTTACGGCCTCTCTCACTTCCGAGTTCAATATCAGTACTCGAAGAAGAATAACATTTGGAAGAATTACACCTACTTCGACTACCGGAAGGATTCGGAAGGTGAAAGAAATAACGGCTGGTTCGAGAAGATCGGAACGGCCAGAGCACAGGCAAAGCGCAGATTGAAGGCTAACAACTGATGAAATGGTTCAAAGACAAAACTCTCGTGAAGGTAGGATGCGACTATCTCGTCTACACGAAGGATCATCAATATCTCGCAGGTAAGATCGTACGGATCGAGAATAGCGAAGAGCTCTTTTTCAAGTCTTCCGACGGCCAATGGCATATCGGTCTTCATTGGATCGAAAAGTTCGTCGAAATCGAATAAAGGATAATCAGCATGAAATGGTTCACAGACAAGAAGTTTCTCCGCTTTGACACTGATTATCTTGTCCATACCACATACGATATGTATGTTGCTGGAAGGCTCGAGAGAGGTCCTAATGAGTCTACATTCTTCCGCTCGTCTGACGGATCGTGGAACATGAATATCAAAAAGATCAAACGCTACATGGAGATCGTATAATGCACATCGAAACGCTTCAGGCCCTGTTGAAGGTTCCGAACGAATTGAAGGACCATCTCAATCCTGTCTTAAAGGGTCTCGGTCGAGTCCAACTGAATCTTTCAGATGAGATCATTTCGGCTGAAATCCACGGAGACGAGTTCTTTTACACGGTTGATTTCGCCAAACATAGCGAAGGAGTCTATGCTCTTCGAGGTTCGTACAACATCAAGCTGGAACTTGTCCTGGATGGTCGAGAGATCAATGCGAAACTCTGGTCTCGGAAGAACGCTTTGTCTCAGGCCGTAGATCAATACGACCGACTCTACAAGCAGATCACCAGGCTCGAGGCCGAAGTCAAAGAAGTTGAGATCGAAATGGGACTTCTTCCATTTTAGGTATTTACAACGACTTAGACCTCGAGTATAAGTAATCATCAACACGAAAACGGAGTCATCTAAATGTCTAAAGTCACTCATTCCTCTCTCAAGAAGTTCATGAAGCAGACCTTCGAAGAGATGACTCCGTTCAATCCAAACATCTTCAATTTCGAGGTCTGGAACCCAGGCGGTTATGTTGTAATCCAGATCGGTTCGAACGTAAAGGCTAAAGGTCTCAAAGGAGATTTCTTCCAAGAGATCACCGTCATGACCTGTAAAGTCGGAGACCTGGACAAGGAACTCTGGGAAGACATGATCGAGACCTTCGTCGTCAACGTCAAGAACAATCTCATCAAGCAAATCAACTCTGGAGAATAACATGGCACATACCATCCGCGAAATCATCGAATGGGCACAGAACGAAATTGATGTCCTCAAGCATCCAGACCTTCGTGTGTTCCGCGATGCAGTCAATCCGATTTTGGCTGATCTGAAGCTAGGCACTCTTTCGGAGTACGACAAGGTCGAGAATATTTACTACCTGAACGGAAACCTCCACATCACTTATTCCTATAGCGTTCGCTGCTGCGAGACGTCGGACACTGTGAAAATTCCGACGGAGCTCCTGGACTTTCCAGGCAATGCCAAGAGGTGGAAAATCACCAACGACATCAAGAAGCACGAGTCGAAGATTAAAGGTCATGAAGAAGGCATAGAGAAGTCGAAGTTCGAAATCTTCGTTCTCAGGACAGCTCTGGAGGACCTCGATGAAGACGTATGATGATTTCTATGCGGAGATTGTAAATCCTATTCTAGACGGCGAGATCAACGTCATCCGTGTCGAAAAAGGTTCTTATATCCTTTCGCTCGGAAACAACATCATCGGTCTCGACTTCAACGGAGACGAAGATCATGTCTGGCTCGATTGGACGAATCGTCATCGAGGTGTTGGCATCAAGATCACATCTCAAGACCGCGAGGAATGCATCCACATGATAGATGCGGTTACCTCCTGGTCTCACGAAGAGATATACGTCAAGAAACTCGAAAGAATTTTCGGAGAATAGCAAATTAGGTGTTTACAATGACTTAGACCTTGAGTATAAGTACATCATCAACACAAACACGGAGTAAGAAAAATGTTTGCAATCATCAACGAATCTACCAAGTCCTACATCGCTGTTGAGTCTGCCTCCTACATTTACACGAAGCTTCCTGGTCATATCAAGAAGTTTCCTTCTTACTCTGCCGCTCTCAATTACTTCGACGATACCGTCTGGAACCACGAAGATTGCCGGATCGAAGACATCCACCGTATCACGCACCTCGGAGAATAATTTGCAGAACGTGATCAACTACATCATCTCGGCAATGTGCATCATTATTGGTGCACTCTGTCTTCTCGGGAGCACAAAGGTGAATTATGAGTTCACCGTGCTCCTTGTCACATTTCCTCTCATAGCCGCAGGTATCACCCTTGCGCTGCTGACCGCAACAAAGAGAAATTCCTTCAATGATCAAGAATAAACTTTTCTTCGTAACTGCTGTGATCGCCACGGTCTTCACGGTCTTCTGGAACATCGACGATCTGACAGCGATTCCGCTCGAACTCATTGGAGCAATTCTGATCACGTTCATCTCGTCTGTGACTTTTCCTAAGGGTCCTGATCGGTATGCTTAAAGGTGATGAAATCTTCGGGATCGCAATGTCGATCTTTCTCGTTCTTCTCTGGTTCATCACAGAAGAGAGTTGGATGATGAACGCCGTCGGATTTCTAGGAGCATTCACTTTTTCTTTGATGATCGCCGGAATTATTGCCCAGAAATGGGAACGCGATATGATGCAAGAGGAGAGTCAAGATGAATAAGACAAGACTGAAGACGTACACAGAGAAATGGCGTGCGGGCAAAGACAAGGAGATGATCTTTAATCTTATGCCAGCTTCTTCTGGGATCAATATCTTCCTTGAGGAGTTCGTCGATACGAAATACCTCGTGGTCACCGTCCCTCCGATGAAGGACTACGTCGAAGACTTCTTTCTGAAGGTCGACGCCAAGCTTTTAAAGGGTGGGAAACTTCTTCCGAAAGAGCGTGAATATATTAAGGACCTTGAGGATCGTATCACCTGCTACCGCTGGCTCCTCAGGACTCAATCCGGGTTCGGTTATTTCCTTCGTCATTATAGGTTCACGTCGAAGGACTATAAGGCCGCGCTGTCCGAATTCCAATCTGATCTGGACAACACGAAGAACATCCTATCTAGGCACAATCGTCTCGTCAATCTCATCTCGAAAGCTCGAAAGGCAAAATGATGCAAGTCGTATACGCAAAGTCTCCAAACTTCGAACACTTCTACACCAATCACCTCGGTCAGCCGAAGGCGCTCGATTCGGTGTTCTATTTCGATGAAGATTTAACAATGAAAGTCGAGATGGCGATCGGCAATATCATTCTCGAAGGGATCAACGCGGACGACATCGACATTACGATTTCCAGGATCGGCGCCACGATCGATATCATTTCCGGCGTGACTCGTGCTGTGAAGGAACTTCGAAAGGTCTCTTCCGAATTCGACCATGGGACTCAAAGCATCGCAGACTCGTACTATAGCGAGTATTCGAAGGTTACGGCCAAGCTCGAAGCTCTCCTAAAGGATTTCAAGGCACGGAAAAAGCTTCGCAGCCGATACCTCAAAGGCGAAGGTCTTCATCTAAACGAAATGGTCGAGTCGACGGAGAATTTCCTGATGACAGCCTTCTAAAATAGATCGCTAGCAAAAGGAGACTCCAATGTCCAAGTACCGTATCCCGGTTCTCGAGAACCACACCGCATTTGTCGCATCTCTGAAAGACCTCGGTCTTTCTCCGAAGGCCAAGAAGACTGGCGAAAGCTATGTCGTAGAGGTTGACGCTTCGACCCAGGTTGAGCAGTACAATCTCGTCACGTTCATCGCAGAAAATCACGATCCTCGTGTGAAATCCAAGTCTCGTCTTGACCTTTTCTACGGAGAGCAGGCTTAACCCTTCCCAAGGCCAAGAAATCAATCTTGGCCTTGGAGGGGATCACTTGTAAACTGCGTACATTTTTTGTAGAAAGCAGTCTTCCTGTATACGGGAAGTTCGGTACCCTTGATCCGAACACTCTAGTTTCCTCTGGGAGGAATCCTTCAGATGCCATTTCATACCAAAACGGTGCACCTTGTTTCCCAACCCAGAAAGTAGAACCGAGAGCGTCGGAGTTCATGGAAATTGCACATTCCCTGTATTCATCCGTCGCATGGATGCTTATTTATTTTTGTCCTTACTGAACTTTGGTATTTACAACCTTTAAGTCCTATGATAGGAAGAAACAAATGGAGAAAGTAATGGATTTCCTGTCTAAGTCGTATTCAGAGATTTCAAATTATTCAAGCTATCCTTTGATTTTGAAGGTAGCACCGGGTGCTCCATGCGCTCCTATCGCCATCAGAATTTTGACCGGTCTTCCTGAAGAGGATATCATTTCGAAACTCGACAGACTCGATCCGACTTGGAGAAAAGACGGAGTATGCGATCATCACGCTCTCCAGGTCATAAAGTCTGCAGGTCTCGGTTTCTATTCTCTAACTCCGAAGCTTATGTCTGAAGCCAATTTCAGGATGATGCATCCTCGAGGAGATTTCTACATTAGCACATACGGACACGCGTACGTAATCTCGGATAGTGTCACTTATGATCCATATGGTCCTCGCGGTCGACGTCGTGTCCATACCGCTTATCGAATTGAAAGGAATTGAAATGCTCATCGGTGGAAGTTGGGTAATTGGAAAGCAAGAAGGCGATTGCCGTGTTCTCACGGAGATGCCTCGAGTTTTCTCTGGCAAGTATAAGCAAGGAGATAATATCGGTGTAGCCATCGATTTCGAAACGACTGGCCTCGATCCAGAAGTCGACGAAATCCTTTCTCTTGGGTTCATTAAGTTCGGCTTCAACGACGAGATGGAAATCACTCATGTGATCGAGTCTGATCAGTTCTACAACGAACCGACGATCGAAATCCCGGAGTTGATCACAACTCTGACAGGGATCGATATCGAAACTGTTCGAGGAAAGAAGATCACGAAAGAGACTTTCGATTACGTCTTCAACGGAACCGAAATCGCTATAGCCCACAATGCCAAGTTCGATCGTCAATTCGCTGACAGGAATTATCGGTCCGACATAATCTGGGGTTGCACGAATGCTGACCTGAACCTTCGCGAGAAGTATAATGTTCCGTCTGGTTCTCTCGGAGTCTTGATGGCATATCTGAAGGACTATTACTTCGGTCACCACGATGCTCTCGAAGACTGCTGGGCACTCCTCCATCTCCTGGCTATCGACGATCACTTTGCTCAGGTCGTGACGAAGTGCTATACAGAGTCCTGGGATATCTACGCTCGGAACTCTCCATTCGAGTCGAAGGATGCTCTCAAGAAGCGCGGATATAAATGGTCAGGAGACATGAAAATGTGGTTCTATCCTGGCGCAGACTATGATAAGAAGGTTGAAGAGACCGAATGGCTTCTCGAAGAGCTTCGCGTGACTGCAGAGCCTTCGATGATTTCCAGGTTCGATCGCCACAAGACGAAAGGATAAATGATGTGTCAACACTGCGAAGATCAACACACTATTGGAGGAAACCTGTTCTATCAGGAGCCTTCTCATATAGGACTCGACTCGACTCCGTTCGAAGTCAAGAAGGCACGAGCGAAGGCTGTGAAGAACGCGGAAGTCTACATCAACGTGGCAAGAGAATTCGCCAGGCTCTCCAAGTATAACGGGACGAAAGTCGGATGCGTCCTTGTTAAGGATGGCAATATGATTTCTCACGGAGTCAACGGATATCCGAAAGGAGTCAAGGACGAATTCGTCAATTCTCTCGAACGAGATACTCGTCTTCAGTTTGCCATCCATGCTGAAGAGAATGCTTTCCTGAAGCTGATAGAGACAGGTCAGAACGCAATCGGCGCCGTCGCTTATATGACACATTTCCCATGTCTAAAGTGCGCTGCACGTCTCTATTCTCTCGGTATTCGACGAGTCGTCATGTATGTCCAGGATCAAGAGTTCATGGAGAAATGGATAATTCCTTCTTCTCACCTCTACGAAATTCTCAAGGACATGGAATTCATTCAACTCAAGGAAAAGAAATGAGTCACGAAAACCACCCTCTACTATTCGTTACTGAGAACGGTCATTACGCCAAGCTGACGATGGAGCTCTCCGAATTCTACTCCCTTTGCTGTGGAGGATATTATCTCATCGAATCCTTTGACACTCTAGACAGCAAATCAAAGAAGGCTCTCGTAGAGAACTGCGGAAAGATCGAGGCTCTCGTAACGAACATTTACAAGAACCTCCGAGTCATCGAGGACACTGAAGAACTCCTTCCGGGTATCATCGGTCGCTTGAATGAGTCTATTATAAATGATGAGACTCGTCTAAACGACATGATCGAAATCAACTCGAAAGCTTTTAGGGATGCTGCTATTCGAGTGAGTCGCGAAGTGACCGCCGCTTACACGATCTTCATCAACGAATTCAACAATTTCAAGAAAGAGATCACGGAAACCTTCTACGATCTTGAGAACATGGAGCCAATGGGCAATGCATAAGAAATCCGTCAACGTCCTCGAAAATATGCCATACTACGATTTCTACTCTGGTCACATTCTGATTTCCAGGACGGCCTTCGCAGGATATGATCCGACTCGCGCTATCCTCATGGCCATGATCGAGTGTGCTCGTCTCGAAAAGGAATACAAGAGGGAAGCTCACTGTGTCGTTCATCCGAATGGAGCTTTCCGCTATTGCGATCCGAAGGTCACGATCAACGCTGAAGCCATTTCCGTTTCGACCGTAAACCTTGGAGTGAAGAAGACCGTTTCTCTGAAGCCGTCTGATTTCCCTTTCAAGAAGATCAAGTTCTCTCCTCCTCGTGTCCGCGCTTATCTGAACTCGAAGGCAGTAGAAATCCTCGGTGTGAAGCCAGGAACAGACTGGGAAATCCGTAATGGCAAGCTCGACCTTTCCGACAAACTCTGGTCCAAGCAGGTCTATGTTTCCGGGAAGAACGCAGAGCTGCTTGGGTTCAACGATGACAATGCTTCTTTCGAATTCGTACGAGCCTCGAGATGGAAAATCAAGGACAACGGCGTTCTCGAGGCTCTCCACGGAATCAACTTAAATAATGAAAACGAGAGGTTCGATTTCCCGGTCCTCACGATCATTTGACAACTCTGTGGAAGACTGCTAAAATGACCTGGTTCTTTTTGATATTAATGCTCATTGGGTGTTTACTTGTTACGCTCGCTGTGTTAGGTTTCATAGTAGTCTTCCTAATCGAACTCGTGATGGAGTCATGAAGAGATTTGAGACTAAGATTTATACCGTCGATTCACCTCCTTGGAGAAGGTCCAGGGAGTATGTAGAGGCGAAGGTCACTAAAGTCCATTCTCAAAGAGGCTTCCGCTTCTGGAAACTCTGGATCGGATTTATGTGGCTAGGTGAAACCGAAACGAAAAGAGTTCAAAATGGCAAATGGTAAATTCCTTCCTTTGGTGAAAATGAAAGTAGAGAAGGTAGTTATTGCTACTCTCCCTTCAGGATCGAGCATTAATATCGTAGATGACGAGAATTACGGTGTTCGGACTACTTTCTCTGAATATGAAATCTTCAGGAATTCTCGAGTTATCGATGAAGATTTGCATCCTTTCCTTTGCAGAGTTGTCGAACAATTCAGCAACCTTTTCGAGGATGTCGACAATATCAACGCTTGCGTGAACGGCACTCATCCCTTCTCGAGCCTCCTGATGGAAGATGGAAATTTCCTTTACCTCGAACAGGTGAAGAAGAAAGCCACGGACCATTACCGCGAGTGCCGGGAAATCTTTTCGTAAAAATCCGAGGCGATGTAAATTTGATGTTTACATCGCCTTTGTAGGGTGATAGCATGATTTCAGAAACAAATTTAAGGAATCGGAATTCACATGTCTAACCTAAAGCCTTCTCCCTCCGCAGTGAAACTCAACGAAGAAGAGACCATTCACGGTCGTCGTATCAAGTGGAGTGAAAAAGGACGCATCCTCGTCTATTGCAAGCAAGGTCGAAAGATCGTCGAAGTCTACGATTATTCCGCGACTGCACTGAAAGGTGTACGCGACAATCTCACGGCTTCGAATGGCGAAACCACCGCATCAACCCACATCGGAGGAAAAGGCTGGGTATTCTACTTCAACTCTTCCTACGCTCGCATCCACGAAAAACCAACGTTCTCCTTTGCTGAAGGGAAATTCGATCATGAAGGAAATGACTATGAAATCCTCGAAACTGCCCGCAAGACTGCTAACGACCATTTTTATGCATATTGCTCCGAGCTTCCTGAGTTCCTCGAGCAAGACGCCACATACCGTGTGCATCCCGATGGTTCTCTCGAAAAAGTCCGATCTCGCACCTTCGAAAACCGAAACCGCTTCGATTTCCCAGTCTTCACCGTCGTCCCAGTCCAATCCAAGCGAGCAAAGTAATCGAGGATTTCAGAAAATGATGAACCCTGGCATGGAAGCTCTCCGTCAAGAAGTTATCGAGACTTCTACTCTCCTGGAAGACGCGAAGAGACTGTTCGAGGAACGTCCTTCCGGCACCCATCCGCACGATCTTGCGAAAGCCGTCCAGCGTCACCGCAGAAATATTAATGAAGGTGCCAAGTCCATCAGGTCGACCTTCTACGTAGTCTAAGAAAGGACAATCAATGAAATTCGAAGTCAAGAATGGTAAACTCGAAGGTGGGCTCGGTGTAGCTCATCTTCCCACAACGAAGAAAGGTAAAGGCGTCAACACGAAGAAGTTCATCGTCTTGCATTACACCGCCGGAAACCTTTACAAGGATGATGTCGCTCTCCTTTCTTCTGGCAAGGCCGAAGTCTCGTGCCATCTCGTCGTTGGTCCGAAGGGTGAAGTAACACAGATCGGTGGTTTCGACGACGTTCAGTGGCACGCAGGGAAGAGCGCATGGAAAGGCGTTTCGAACCTCAATGGTCATTCGATCGGTATCGAGATTACGAACCCTGGCTATCTGAAACCGGTTCCTGGTGAACCCGGGAAATACGCTGCCCATTTCGGCAAGAAGTTCGACAAGGAAAAGGACGGTCTGATCCTCGCGAAGCAGAAGGACGTTGGCTCTGATACTTACGGCTGGCTCCCATACACTCCTGAACAGTTCGCTGCTGTGGAAGGTATTGTTCGTGCTCTCCAGGCCCAGTTCAAGTCGATTGAAGAAGTCGTCGGTCATGAACAAATTTCGCCTGGTCGGAAACAGGACCCTGCCATTGGCATCATCCTTCCGCTAGATTTTCTCGAGTTGCTGAACTCGAAAGAAACTCCGGCTCAAGAAACCAAGCCGGATGAAAAAGAGGAGAAACCGAATGTTGAAAAACCGGAAACGAGGCCAGCTCCCGAAGCTAAGCCGGAAACGCCTAAGGAAGAAAAGCCTTCTGTCGGCCCGGCCTATGCGAAACGAAGAGTTGTCAATGCTCCAAATGGTCTCCGAATTCGCCGATCTATGTCGACTTCAGGTCAGCAGATTGGTTCGCTCAAGAACGGCGAAGAAATCGAAACGCTATGGCGTCCTTCAGGTTGGCTAGAATTGAAGCAAGGCGGCTATGTCGCTCTTCGCTTTACGGAAGTAATTTCGTAATTTTCTAGTTTACAAGTCCTCGTCTCCGTGTTAAGGTCTATCTCAGATCAAACACGGAGACATCCAATGGAATTCAGACGTTCGAAGAACGATTCCTATATCTACCACGTCTACGAAAACGGCGTAAGGATCGGATTGGTGAAGAAGAGAGAACTCTGGGTTGTCAGAGGAACTCGAATTGTCTGGGAATCGTACCAAAAGAAATATCTCGGGACGGCGAACTCTCGTAAAGCTGCGGCAGAAATTCTTTTAGGAATGGCAAAAGATGACAACTCAATTTCAAATTCCTGAGGTTCATGACCTCGTATCCGTAACGGTCAATCACGTCGACTATTACGGATACGTTTCTTCATTGGACCTCGATGTCCGGTTCTTGACAGCCAGAGTAGAATTCTATCCTGGTTATGAAAGGACTTTCGAACTAAAATACCTCAAACCAAAGGAGAAGAAGTTGGTAAAGAAAGCATTCGAAAACATCCTCGGATTTCTGACGAAAATCCTCTCGGTAGTCTATCATGAGTTTTTCGAGATGGACAATGCGAAATACGTTGTGAAGAAGATCACTTCGATTTCTGTCGCAGCATTCATCTACGTGATGTTCCTGAAGTCCGTCTTCACTCTGTTTGCGGTAGCAGGAGCGTATTCCTGGCCTATTGTGAATAGTATCATACTCGGTCTCACAATCGCTATCCCGCTCGTCCCAGCGATCTTCTTTTACTTCCTTATCGAATCCAAGTTCAAGGCTCTTGAACATGAAGACGACGTTGAAGACGACACTGATTTCTACGGCGCCTAACCCTTCCCAAGGCCAAGAAATTATTCTTGGCCTTGGAGGGGATGTTAGGACTTGTTTGCGAGTTGAGCTTCGAGGAATTCCACTCTAGCTTTGAGTTCCTTAACAGATTCGATCAGAAGAGCTTCAAACCCGTGAGTGGCATCAACAGCCAACCGATCGTTATGTTCAGTAACGAGTTCCGGAACTACTTCCTGAACCTCCTGAGCAATGAAGCCGTACTTCGTAACACCAGGTTCGATATCCTTTTCGAACGTCACGCCGCGGAGAGCAGAGACCTTGTCCAGAGCCGAATCGATGCCCTGGATGTTACTCTTAACTCTTCGGTCAGACATCGCTGTGACGTCGCCTGCGGACCAGAAAGCACCAGTAGAACCGTTGATTTCCCAGAGCTTGGTATCATCAGGTTTCATCCCGAAGATTTCACCAACTCCACCGAAAACAACACGGCGGTTATTCGCGGAACTGCCATAAGAAATGAGCATATCATCGTCGCCGAGATAAATGCCGTTCGTGGCAGAGAGAGATTTCTTGATCTGACCTCCGGTGACCTGGAGATTACCAGGAAGAACCGTGTTCCCGAGATAGTTAAACTGCCAGAGTTTGCCATTCGAGCGGAACGTGATAGATTTGTCAGGGACAGAGACAATCTTAGATCGTTCAGTTCCGTTCGTTTCGACGAATCGAAGAGCTACGTCAGTACCAGTTCCGAGAGCCTTGACGATGATCCCGCCGGCGAAAGTGCCAGTGGAATCAAAAGCGGCACTTCCAGTACAAGTCACGTTTCCGGTAATCGAAAGGCCTTTCATGGCCGCCGATCCGTTAGCGTTAAACTCTTGACCACCTGGAAGAATCACTTTACCGGTGTCATCGAACTTCAAGACCTTCGACTCATTGAAGAGCATTACAGTCTTTTCTGCTTTCCGATAAGACAAGGAAGCCTTCGTCGATCCGCCATCGTCAAACAGGAGCTGAGAAGCGTTTCCGACGGTCGTGATCGTAGCAGAACCGGTAATCGAAAGAGAACTCGCCATAGCCTGAGCCGTGGTGATGTCGTTTCGAAGATACTTAGCCATATCTAGGTCAACAGTTTTCCACGCGCCGTCTCCGAAAAGAGCGGTGACACCAGAAGGAGAACCGGAAGCGTCGATTTCAGAAACAGTGACTTTGTTCAAAGTCGCCAGTGCGCCAGCATTCGAGATCGTGTTCATCAATTGCGTACCGGTGTGGTTAGCACGAGCACGAGCGAAAGTGATACGGTCATCGACATACTTCTTCGTCGAAGCATGGGTGTTCTTCGTAGGACCTGTCGAATTGATCATGTCGATGTTACCATCAACGTCAAACGAGAATAGCTTGCCAGCGCCTGTGTTCGATGCGGTTTTGATCCGAACGGTATTCGATGCTGCATCGTAATAAGCCGAGCCGAGCTCCGAACCGTCGTCCACGCTCGTGAAAGTCAAAGTAGGAATTTCGTTCGAGGCTGACTGACGAATCGACAGATTCGTTTTCGCTTCAACGGTCGTATCGATCGTCAAGAGATTCTTGACCTTCGTCGTACCGCTGATATCGCCACCAGCCTTCTTAAAGTATTCATCGTCAACGGCTGTATTCAGATCAGAGACCTGCTTATCGACGTAATCTTTCCGCGTTGCGGAAGTCGCTGCTGTAGGAGCCGACGGAAGTTTCAGCTGGTTACCGACAAAATCGAATAGGGCCGTGCTGGCGCCATTCTTTGCAGTGACACGGATGGCACCATTGGTTTCTTTAGAGACTGCCGCCTCCTGTGCGCCTGACGAATCTACGAATGAAACCTTGGTGCCTCGGACGATGACGTCTTTACCGTCGAAATCCTTTTCAGCAACGATATTACCTCGGGCCGTCATATCGCCAGTGTCGACATTGAAGAAGTGAGACGCTTCACCTGCAGGCACAGAACCAGTAGCATCGTTAGGATAGAAACCTACACCACCAGGAGTCTTGATTTCGAAGGAGTTCTTTGTCTTGCTCGATACAGCATCATCACCAGAGAAGATTTCAGAAATGACAGTGCCATTCTTCATCTTCAGTGCGCCTGTCATCTCATCGCCGGCCTTGGCAACCTTCGAATTCAGAGCATCGATAATATTCGTGAAATCTCCATCGCCGATATTGGCAAGCTGACCAACTGTGTCGTTCAGATAGTTCAGAGCCGATACGACGTTCGTGACGTTCTGTATTTCCAGAAGAGAAAGAGGACCGACAGCGTTGTTGACTTCATTAATAGCAGCCACAACGTTCGTCTTGTTCTGAGTGTTCAAGTCCTTGAGAAGACCGACGTAAACAGAGATCAAGTCACCGTCCTCGAGACGGCTGGTCAGTTCGTTGAATGCATTTACAAGGGAGGATTGGTCATCACTCTTCAGAGCGGACATATCACCAATATTGCGTTCGTTCGCATTGATGATCTTCGCAGAGTCGTTAGTGCGCTCAATCACAAGGTTAAGTGAAGAGGCCAGCCCTGCACCCGCAGTGAGGCTTGAAACGGGTTTGATATGAGATTCGCTGACGGGCATAGTTAGATACTCCTGTTGTTCAGGGTATTTTACTATGCCCGTCGGATAGTTTTAAGTTAGCCCGAAAGCGTTTTTAAATTCCTTCGCGGATTTCTCGTCATAAGAAAGAAGAGAAATATCCACAATGCTTTCGCCTTGCATATGACTTCGTTTGAAGTATACCTTCCTGGAGTTTTTACTCAATTTAGAAATTTTGACGTATTCTCCTTGGTAGTTCACAATTAGCCCGACTTCAGGCTTAACGTAAACTCCTGGTTTATCTGCCCTTCGAATTCCTTCAGCCCTAGAGACTTCTTCGAGGGCCTCCTTTATCGATTTGAACATTTGATTCTCCTTAGTCGTAGGTCTTGTTGATCGTGGCACCAACATCAGAAATCTTGATGCCGTCGAAATCATTTACCAGGGTGATCGTGAAGTTCAGACCGGAGAGACCATGCTCAACGTACTGAGGATGGTGAGGATAAATGTCACGTTCCTGGAAACGAGAGATGATCTTCTTCACCGCTTCGACAGCCCATTCGTCCTTCTCTTCTTCGTTGACGATTTCAGACTCGACGACTCGAATGGTCTCGATCGAATGGACGTCAGGATCGAAAGACTCCATCAAATGGAAAATGTAATCCGGGAATGGAGAGAAGTACTGGTTCATGATGATCTTGGCATCGATGTCCGGATAGTTCTTCTTCAAGAGTCGGCGCTTGAGACCCTTGCCGTGATTGTCCGTCTCATAGTTGATGCACGTAGCCACGTCCGTGCGAAGACCGAAGGTGTGACCGAGAGAACGGAACCGTTCGATTTCCTGGGCAGCAATCTTTCCGATGGCCGCAACTTTCTTCTTCTGCTGAGCAGGAGACGTGACAGTGCCGATGTAGATCGTACGAGCAATGTCGATCTTGTCATGAGGAGCGAAAGCCTTCGAAATCGCGTAGACCCAGGCACGCAAGCTCATGGCGTCGAAGATGAATTCTCGAGTTGGTCCACCTTTTTTGCCGTACATGTAGTTCTTGTACTGACCTGCACAGCGTTCGAAATGTTCCTGGAGTTCCTGAGGAGAAGCGCCAGCTTCTTCCATCCGTTTCCTGATTTGACGATCTAACATTTGTTTCCTTTCGAAGAGAATGACTCTGGATTTCTCCAGAGCCGGTTTGAGTTATTTCTTTGCGTAGAGAATTGCATCCAGGTCAAAACCGAGTTCGACGAGAGCTTTGAGAGGAGGAAGAGTCTTGCAGAGTTCTACGTAGACTTCAACTTCGATCTTGTTCTTCACGAGGAAGGACTTGAAGTGGGATTTCTTGATCGGAGAGCGGGAATATTTGAAGCGTCCAATGAAAAACTCTTTCATCACCGTTCTGGTACATCAGAAAGTTAGAATCGTTGAAGAAGTTCTTAGAAACGAAAGTAGCCATTTTGATGTCTCCGTGAAAGAGGATGTTTGATTTGATGTTGGATTACTTATACTCAAACCCTAACCGGCTGTAAACAGAAAAATTCACCAAAACGGAAATTATTTCACGTGTCGATCTTTCGAGGAGAAATCCAGCCATTCTTTATGGCGATTTCTTCTGCGTGCTTGTACGAGCGAGCTTCGATGACCTGGACGAATTCTCGATCGGTCCACTTCCGTTCATGAGACTCGCCCATAATTTCACACTGCTCTTTATCATAGCAGACATGAGTGCAGATGTAATTCGTGCCAGTCCGTTTGAACTTGAAGAGAGCATAGAAGTTGGTCATAATGGAAGCTCCATTGATTTTGAGATGGTTTCTTATATTCCTGGAAATCGAGGATGTAAACAGAAAAGTTCACATCCTCGAAGAATTTTAAAAGAGATCGAGATCGTTGACCTTCGAGTCGATACCGCATGCTTTGAAGATCACGTCGAGTTTACCTTCGAAGTTGTCTTCATACATCCGCTTCTTATCGATTGCTGCGTCAATACCAATGTCTCGGAAGTACTGAGGAAACTCGTCCTTCCAAGCAATCACCGGCTGACCTGTCACGTTCGGCATCCGAAGCTTCACGAAACGAACCTTGTCTCCAGGCTGAAGCGGTTCGATTTCACGAGCTGCTTTTTCATCCTTGGAGATCATCCAGTTATGAGTTGCGATGGCTCGCTGATTGATGTGAACACCTTTATCAAGAGGTCTACCTTCTTCATCTACCTTCGTCGGAGTTTCCTTGACGTTGATGTTCATCGCGATATCGTCGAGAGGTTCGAACATGAATGCTTCTTCCACGTCCGCGATCAGATCGATCGACTTGTTTCGGTCGCCTTCACCCAAGAAAACGTCGAAGAATTTCTTCATTTTGTCTCGGAAGAACATCGGAGTCGAAGATTTCTTGGCTGCTAGACCGGTGATCTTCAAGTGAGGTTCCGTGTATCGAACACCTTCCAAGTCGACGATCGAAATGGCATAAGCTTTCTTCTTCGAGAAGACTCCACGTCGACCAATAACTTCTCTGTCTGCATCGAACCGTTCTGGTTCATAAGCTCCGATCATGTCACACGCGTGGTCGTTTGCCTTGCGGATCAGCTTCTTCAGAGTCGTGTCCGAGAATGTCGCCAACCAGTCGAGAGTTTCCGCTTCGGTCTTATCTCCACATCGTGCCTTGACGACATTGAGAAGAGAGAAGTAACACGAGTCCGTATCCGAAGCCACCCAGTAATTCGCTTTTCCGAAGTTCTTCGTGAGAACTTCTGTGAACGTCGAACCGAGGTTTCGAACGAGATACTGACCAGACAAAGTGATGGACTCTGCCACGTCCGGATCGTAGAAGTAGAAATTCTTCTCAGCCATAGCTCCGTAGAGCGAGTTCAGAAGCGTTTTAGTCGACTTGTCATAGTTATCAAACAGACTTGCAAGTCGCTTTACCTCGTCTAGTTTGGAGTCACCAAGTTCACGAACAGAATTCAAGAGACCGATGAGATACTCGTTGAAAACCGCTTTCGTGTCCTTCTGCATCTCTTCGCTCTTCAGAAGACGATCGATGTAGTCGTTGATGACATCATTCTTTTCCATCTGTTCGATCTTCTGGAAAAGAATTTTCGAGAACTTGTACTCCTTACGTTTCGCGTAGAGGCCGACGGTGATTTCAGCCATGAATGACTGCTTATCCTTACGATAGCACTGTCCATTCGCTGCCATCGAATGTCCTTCAGGAGCACGAACCTTTCCTTGGAGAATGGCATCAGGAGTGACTCCAGGAATTTTCATCGCCTTCGAGTCGACGCCGACGTTGAGACCCATGATGATCGATGGATATAGTGATGCATAGTCGAACGATGCCAGCCATTCATGGAGACCGATGACCGGAGCCATGACGTAACCGCCTTCGATTGGTCTCCACTCGTTCCGTTCGTTACGGATTGGGAAGAAGATACCTTTCGAGCGAAGATCGTCGTAGATCATGTTCATCCAGAGACGAGTCGAGAACATCGTGTCTTCCACGTTCGACTTTGTCATCTGAGCAACACCAACCATCAGATCGATGACGCCTTTCTTCTCGTCAATTTCCTTCAGACGAAGAACGTCGACGATGTTATATCGAAGTCCGTCAGTCGGGAATTCGTGATAGAGAAGGTGACCTGGAATTCCGGATTCGTGCTTGAGCTTACCTTCCTTCAAGTCTTCCATCGCCAGGTTGTCCAACGAGTACGAGTCTCGAGGTTCCAGGACGAATTTCTTGTAGGCTTGCATCAAGTCAATGTGAGATACACCTTCGATGTCTGCCGTGATTACTTCTTCACCGAAGTCGTCCACGAACTGACGAATGTCCGTGCGTCCGAACGGAGACAGCTTATTCGATGACTTCTCACCGAGAACGTAGTCCATACGGTTCACGATGTAGGGAACGTCGAACTTTTCCGAGTTGAACCCGATGAAGATATCAGGATCATACATTGCCCAGAGCGCGAGAAGACGAAGGAACAAATCTTCTTCCGTCTCTTCCTTCCAGACCTTACACGTGTACTTCTCGTAACGACCTGTCGAGAATTCCGTCTCGATCAGATCGACATCCACTTCACACGTAGTGACAGCGTGGATGCGATTTTGACGATCGATGAAGGTAATCATGTTGATTTCCTGGTCGACCGTGTGCACGTTCGGGAAACCTTGACCAACAGTCGTTTCGATGTCGTGATAGAGGATATTGTAGTCCTTCGACGAAGCTACTTCGTAACCTGCCTGGCAGATGTAAGCCGTCGAATACTTCCAATACCCGTAGATGGAATTCGCTGCATTTCCAAGATCACGGATTGCATCTCGTGCTGCTCGGATCGAAGGATATTTCAGAGGAGAAAGACCTTTACCGTCGATCGACTTGAAATCTTCAGAGTCATTATCTACGACATAAAGCTCCGGCTCATAGTTATTGTGGACCCAACGACGAATGCCGTCGGAAGTAAGGGTTTTGGTAACGACCTTGCCCTTTTTCTCAACGTACGAAAGATACTTTGACATGCTTTTCCTTTTTCATTACGTCTCAACCATACCATCACATCAATCAGATGTAAATATCAGTTGAACATCAAAAATGCTTTTAGGTCGTCTTCCCAGAATGGGATAGCCATGTTGAAGATTGGGATGTTGAATTTCTTGGCGATTCGAAGGCCTTGTGCCGTTCCGCCTTTCATCTCTCCGTTCTCTGTCCAGCAGAGGATAAAGTCTACCGGATCGGAAAGATCATCTCCAAGAATGATCGGAGAGTTCCTGGCATGGAGAGCCCGAGCGAACTCATCACACTTATGCCATGCCGGATGGATCAATTTAGCGAAATTCATCCAATGAGGATTTTCCTCCACCTCTTCAGGTCTGTAGATTCTCTTCCTCGTCGGAGGAACGAATTTCTCTACAGCCTTGTCGAAACCTCTAGCACCTCCTGAACGAAGAAAGAAACCCTCGTCAGAGAGTTCCTTTCCTTTTAGAGATGCCTTGTGTCGGATATCGACAGGAGTTTCTCTCGAGCCAATACCTGAGAATTTCATCTATCTGAAACCACGATGTCGTCGACTTCTTCGGAGATTTCCTGGAGAGTCTGTTCGAACTTGTCGAGGACCAACTGGAGATCATAGAGGTTCTCAATGCCGAACCTCTTGAAGACGAGTTCGGCCGTAGCAGGACCGATCGTGTAAATCTTCACAGGATCATCCTCGTTCGTCTTGATGCGCGTAACTTTCATTTCAATATTCCATCGTTGCTTCGCCAGGGATCAACTTGCGGTTCTGAATGAAACCGTGGAAGTTGCCGTGTTTCTCGCGGTTCTTCCAAGGCTCTCGATTGTACAGGAGCTCGATCGGATCATAAGAGTCCGGAGTAGCCTGATGCTCGATCGGAGACGCGTGGATCGGGAAGGACTCTACGAGACTCTTATAGAGACGGAATTCAGGATCGTAGCTAGAGCTCGAACCATCTCGGAGCTTGTAGGAAACTCGAGCACACCGTTCAGCAGAAATCATTTTCTTTTCTGCGAGAGGGAGATGCTCTTCATCTGGAGTGATATACGGCAGATGCCATTCGCCGAACTGAAGAAGACGAGGTTCGTTCGTCTCAAGTTGTTCATTGATGGTTTTAGCCAGGACGTTAATATGAGGTTCAGCGTCAGGATGACGACGAAGAGTATCGAAGTTCAGCCATGCCGTCGAAGAGATCACCGCGCGCATATGAACGAATGGGAACAGAAGACGGTTAACGACCTGCTTGTGATATTCAGAAGCGGCAAAGGCTTCAGCGTACTTCACAGCGTAGTTTCGTGCTTCGAGCCATGCTTCTTCCCTGTTCAGCTCACGACCATCGACAATAACCGGAACATCCTGTTCTTCGAAAGCCTGCATGCCTTTCTGGTTCTTACCCCAATGGATAGGCATGTAAGGACGGTCCATGATTTCCTGGACGAAAGTCTTCGTAGGAACGGCACGGAAACTTGCTGCATTCCGAGAGAAGACCTTGTGTGTCAAGACCTCAGGCCAAATGATAGCCGGAAGGACCACTTCGAAAGTGGCTAGTTTGATGTTGTGAGTCGGATGCTGAGAATAAGCCAGGAGGTTGGCTTCAATCCGAGTGGTATTTTTGATTCGTGTCATTCTTGTGCCTTTTCAAATTTCAGTTCAAATACGAGTGGTTCAGAGCCGTCGGAGTTCACTGGCATCTTCTTCAGACCTTCAGGGCAAGAGTCGGTATTCTCGCTGTAGAAGTCTCGAAGCTTTCTTACTACTTCTTGACCGTTCTTGGTGATAGCCTCGATCAGAGCCGGATCGTATTCTTTGATTTCGAGAGGAGGTCTGAAGTAACCGTATTCGGAGTTCAGTTCCCATTTCGCCAAAGCTTTCTCTTGAGGAGTTCCGTTCTTGATCTTCTCGTAAAGAGATTTCAGACGGTCTGTGACTTCGGTCGGGTTAGACTCGACGCGGATGATGCATGGATATTCATCGAATAAAGACATGAAAGGTCCTCTAGTTTTGACTGAGAGGACCTTATCATAGGAGATCGAGGATGTAAACGATTATTCTTCGAAGTCTGACTTAAACTTCTTCTTGAATTCCTCTTCGATCGAGGAGATCAGTTCGAAGTGTGCGATTTCCACGGCTTCTGCTCGAGTGTAACCTTCCTGTTCGACCAGAGCATTCACGTACTTATTCGTCCACCAGACAATTCGCTTCGCCTTCTTCGAGGTGATCTTCTTGAAGACTCGCCGAGCTCGCAGGTGTCGAGTGAGGTACTGATATCCGAAGATGACTGCGAGGTTCGTGACAGCAAACACGGCGGAGACGACCTTGGCGACAGAACCGGCGCTGTCTGTGGCCAGGAGAGTCATGTAGCCGCTGATGGCAGCCAGCTTGTAGGTGATGATGTTGGTAATGACCAGGACCACTGCGAGAATGATCATACGAAGGATAACGTTCATTTTAATAGCCTTTGTGAGAGTTTGTGTTAGAATTCGAGGACTTCGTATTCGTCTACACGGAAATCGTGTTCGATCGAAACTGAAGAAGAGCTGGACATAATGACGGAGTCCGTTGCGGGATCGAAAGAATAGAAACAGAAATTCTTTCCTGAACAGATAGCTTCATATGCGTCGGAAGCGAAGATGAAATAGGAAATGTCATCTTTGTGAATGAACCTGGACATTTTCTTTCCGACGTAATGGATGAACGTCGATGGAGGAGTAGAGGACTTCACTTTTATGTGAAGAGCTTCATGGAGTTCGAAAATCGGATATTGTTCGATGACTCGATCCGGAATCAAATGACCATGATGTTCGACGAATACGACGACCTTCACACATTCTCGAAGCTTCTTCTCGAGAGTGGACCCGAGGACAAACAGGATTTCGCCAGGCTGAGTCTGGTAAAGATTGTGCTGTAGCTCATGTGAATATTGCGACAAGAGGAAATCGTTCACCCTGCGTTCACGTAGACGATTTAGGAAGTTCCGAATGAAGGTCATTTCCTGTTTCCCTTGTATGTGAAGGCCTCGATCTGTTCGTAGACGATGAATGTGTTCACACCATCTTTCCTGTCTACGACGATAGGTTTCTTCGAACCCATCTCGAGAGAAGTGATGTTGTAAATCATGTTCTGCTTTCCGACATGACTCACATTGATTTCCGTCCATATCGCATTCGGATTCGTCGTCACGAATACAACTTTCAGAGAATTCCAGAAATCATCCTGGACGCTCTGGTCAGGAACAGAAATGAAAACTTCGTTGTCGTGATAGCTGTACCGATTTCGGAACTTCACCATGTCGCCTTTTTCGTAAGCGACGAGGAATTCCCCATCAAGACACGGAAGACCATTTTCCTGGATTTTCCGAATATGGAAAGTGTCGTAATTTTCGCCTTCAGAACGGACGAGAAGCTTCGAAGTGTAGAGTTCACCGTCGATTTCCACAACAATGAAGTCTTGGAGCATGGCTTCCAGGGAGATAGCGTTGGTCTTTCGACCTTCGACGGTTTTGGCAGGAAGGATGTTTTCCTTCTTGAAGAGAGAAAAGAATTTCATGTTTTACCAATCCAGGATGAATGAGAGCTTGCCGTCTTTGAAGTACTTCTGGAAGATTTCTTTCTGGAAATCTTCGTTGAAGTTGCTCTTGATGTAGCCGATGAATCGTTCGGGTGTGATCACCGAGTCTTTTCCGAGATACTCGACAAAATCGTACATGTCGATTTCATTAGAAAGCCAGTCAGGGATGAAGGCATCTACGTCGATGAGATTGTCATCTACACTTTCCAGGAACTCGATCTTCTCCTCGAGAGAATAGAGAGGGCTGTTGAGAGCGTAGTTGATCTTGAACTCTGCGATCGAACGAATACCCATGATCTTACCAGAGAGATGCGCGAGTTCGTCTTTGATTTCTCTCATGTTAAATTCCTCTTTTGAGTATAGTGTATCGCTCGACGACGAGTTCCGTGCAAGGATATTTCGCATCGAGACGAGGGATGATCTGATCGACATAATCCTTACGATTAAGGAAGAGACGAGTTGTGAAACGCTTCTTCGTACCGGGCTTACGTACCCGGAGGGAGATGAGAAGTTTTCCTTGACGTGGGCTTTGCATTTCAGATCACCTTGTTTGAATTTCGATTAAGAGTTTAGTAGCACAGATAAACCGTGTCGTAAACACCTAAATCACGCAATTCTTCACTTTCTTTTCGAAATCCTTCTGAGCCTTGAGTTTGGCCTCTTCGAGGTCCTTACACTCGTTCAGTTCCCAGAGAGGAAACCACCAGCCGATCTTAGACACATGATAGGTCACACCGAAAGGTGTTTCAGCATAGAACCGAGGATTTCCGTCTTCGTCGTTGCAATGCCACTTCTTCCACTTGAGTTCGACGATCTTCATGTTATGCTTCCTTCGCGAGTTTGATGCGGTTGATGTAAGTTCTTTTGACTCCTGTCTTCGTGTCACAATGGAACTTGACGGTGAAAGTCAATTTGGCTTTTCCTACTTCGAGGTCGACTTTGCCATTGTGAGTCAGGATATCATCGCCGATCTTGATGGTGTACTTCCACTGGCAGAAGCTTCCATCGTCGAACTTGTCTTCGTTCTTATAGAGGACTTCGACTTCTTCCGTGTACCGTTTGCCGATTTCGCCGAAGTGAGTCGATTTCAAATCTTGTTCGTGACGTTCATCACGCTTCGCTTGACGTGCTGCCAGAAGGCCGCGTTCATTCGCGATGCCGGATGCAACTGTGCAGAGTGTGAAGAAGCCAGGCTTGAGCTGATCAGGAGGGTTCTTGAGCTGGTCTGTCAGCCAGCAGAGATAGGTATCAGGGAGATCGGCGATCTTCTTGTCTTTGTGCTTGCCGAAAGGTACGATACCTGCTTCGATCGATTCAACAGCTTGCGTATCTGCTACTGAAAGCTTTCCTCGACGCTTGAAGAGTTCATCAGTCTCCGGACCGATGTAATAGACTTCGAAATCTGGAGTCGCAATGCGTTCTGCCAGGTTCTTCGTGTATTCCATCGCGAGCTCTTCGGCTTTCTCAAGATCAGTTGAGAGGTTCTTGATGTAGGCTTCGCGAGTGAAGAAGAAGCCTGGACCGGAGTGAACTCGAGAGGTGCGGAGAGTGAACATTGCGTTCTTGGCACCAGTGGATACGAAAATTTCCATGTAAGCTTTGGTCATTTCAGGACTCCTTAGAAAATTCTACGTTCGCGAGTAAGTTCAAGCTCGAAAGCTCTGAGCTCTTCTTGATCTTTGGCGAAAGAAATTCTCGACTCTTCTGTAGAAATATCGTCTTGAAGATATTCGCCATAAACTTTGTTGCGGAGTTCTTGAAGTTTTGCTTCTTGCTTCTTGGTCATTTTCTTCATTTGAGAACTCCGTTTGTTTCGTTGTTGGAATTCTTATAATCAAGGTCTAAGTGCTTGTAAACCCCTAAAATGACCCAGAGGAAAATTAATTCCTCTGAGCCATGAAATTACATCCACTGACGCTTCTTTTTAGAGTTCTTCCAAGAGGCCGGTCTTCCGTACTGGAGGTCGTTTCGAACAAGATCACTCCAAGAAGTCACGAGGTGCTTACGTCTCGCGAACTCAGGATTCGCATTATCCGCACGGATTTCCTGAGTGGTACGAGGATGACGGTAATGACGATACCGACGCTTCTTCGTTCCAGGAATAGGGTCGACGCGGAACTTGCAACCCTTGTGCCTCTCTTTGATCCATTCGAGCGTTTTCTCATCGATGATTCGACGAGCGCGCATCTTACAGAATTCGATATCGACGGGAACCTTATCGTAGTCATTACGGATGTCATAGACATTTCCACGGAGAACTTTCCAAGGGTACTTCCGGAGAAGACCTTCAAGAGATTCGTCAGTGTAGGTTTCGAAGATACGACCTTCGATGGCGTACCAATTGGCGATAACAAGTTTGTACATTTTCATTCCTTAGATGAGGCTTGATTGCCTTTACGTATCTAGGGTCATGATATTCTCCTTTTCGCTGTATGAGTTGATGATGACATTTATACACATCTAAAATCGGATGTAAACACCTAAAGTCCGATTCTCGGTTTATCGCCTTCTACGATGATGATTTTCTGAATTCGGATCGGTGCAGCTGACGTCGGTGCACTTGTTCCAAACGCTGGACGAATGGAGAAATAAGTGGTAAAGGAGTTCGGGTCGATATCAGCGTCGACCAAAACGTCGTGGAAAACAGCCATCATCTTACCTGCAGATTTCAGAGTTCCTGCGCCGCCGAACTGAAGAGAAGCTCCTACAAGAGTCTTCGAACCTCCACCGGATTTGACAACGAAAGAAACTGTAGCATTCCTTTGTTCAGGAACCGTCTCGTAGAGGACTACAGCCGTGACTCTTTTCCCTAGCATAGGAGTTAATTCAGTAGTTCTGATGTACCGAATAACGCCTGCATTTTGGTTGCCATTTGGCAGAACGGACATGGAATAAGGGAAACTCGCATTCCATTTATTGTCAACGTCTTTCACAGCTGTAGCAGGAGCCTGAGCGTTCCAATTAGCAGGAACGGCTGCAGTCCAATTGTTGAACGAAGGATCGATGAAAAGATTTCCTGTTACAGGTTTTAGCGGCCATGCTTCCGTTTCGAATCCATCCTTCGGAGAAGACCTTCTATAAGATTCGAAAAGGTATTCGGCTATTTTCGTGCTTCCGAGTTTGTTCGGATGAACGTTGTCCGTATACCAGGAGACAGGTTTTCCAGCGCTTTCGAAGACTAAATACGTGTCTTCGAGATAAAGGTCCGTCAGAGATGCGCAAATCTCTAGGATAGCTTCTCTCACCTTCGTATAACCTGTGTCTGACCTTCTCGGGTTCTGAGTCGTAATAATCTGCGGCACGCCAGGCCATTTCAAGCAAGTCATCCCGATCGGACCTAAGAATGCAGATTTACCTGAGACGAGTCTAGAAGGACCGGAAGGAGTTTCGAAGCTCTGCATGTTATGACCTTGACACATGATGATCAAATCAGGCTTAGGCACGTCGAGAGCCTTCGATCTGATTCCTGCAAACATATATCCGGCCATGCCTCCAGGAACGGCAGCAAGCCACACGTGGACAGTGCCTCTATTTCCTTCGCGAATAATCACCGGAGCCTTGTATTCCATCGGGCCATTGGCGGTATTGATATTCCATTCTGCCCATTGATGGATTACGATAGTCGCGTCGTGGTATTCTCCAACTTTCTCAAAGAGGATAGCGAATTGACCATCGATAGGATAAGCCGTGCTGTCTCCATTAATGAAGACGTTCGCCGTGCCATTTTCCTCTAGGATTTTCCTCAGAGGAGACCAAGCAGTTTCTGATCTGACGATAGCGCTAAAAGATTTCTCTCGGAACGTCTTATCGCTTCTCGTCTTAAGAACAAACTCTACATCAGGATGTGTCTTTTTGTTTAGAGGGGTAGCGCCACGGGCCAGGGTAGTAGAAGATTTGAGAGCTACTCTATTACCATCCGTGTTCGTTAGGAAAAGCTCCCACCCTTTAGCTACGCCGATTTCGGTAAGTGTTTGGCCTTCTACGGCAGTTTCGTCGAATTCAAGAATTTCTGGAATAGGATCGCCACCGAAGATTTCGGTGTACATCCCGTATTTCGTGGAGTTTTCGAAAATGCTTTCGATTTGGAATTCGATGACTTTCGTGTTGCTGCAGAATTTCCTATCGGATTCTACGAAAGCTCCGCTAAATTCGTCTCTCAAATCGTAAACGGAATTTAGCCCAGGACCGGTCTCTGCTGCAGCGAGGAACTTACTCATAATTCTCGAGACGTAAAGGCTCGAGGTTTCGTCCGGGAGAGGAAGGAAGTCTGAATCTTTTATTACAGAATAATTATTATTTGGCGCGAAAAATCTAGGAACTTGCAAAGACACGACATTTCTCCTTTAGGTGCGGTCTTGATCCCTCCACACGGCCAGAAAGAAACTGACCGTGTGGAATATAAATTTCTTATTCAAAAACGTGTTGGTAAAGACCGAAGTCCTTGGCGTTCTTGTAGATCGCCTTGAGCTGGAATTCGAGGAGATCGGTCGAGTTCGTCCAACGACGGTTCTGATCGACGAAGCACTCATAGAACGGCTGATAGAGAGCCAGGACAGAGTTCAGACCAGGACCGGTCTTAGCTGCATTCGTGAAGAGACCTACGATACGAGTTACGTAAGCATCAGCATCGGTATCGGCAGCGATCGGCTGAAAGTCCTTGTTCACGAGCTTGTCGAAGTTCGTGTCGGGTGGGAAAAACGGAGGTACCTGAAGCGACATTGGATTTATTCCTTTCTTTGTCTCTTTTCTTTCTTTGCCTTCTCCATATGGGCTAGAAGCCCGGAGAGTTCGGTTTCGTCCAAAGACCGTAAAATCTCCAGAGCGTCAGGCTGAGAGCATTTGAGCGCATCGCAGACATATTCTATTTTATCTGCCTCGAACTCTGCCTTACCTTTGACCCACTTCGTTCTACGACGAGTCTTCGGTTGAACCAGCTCGTGCATGATCGTGAAGAGGTAATTGTTCGGAATGTTTCCACGTGTCTGAACGAAGTCGGCGAAGAGAACAGAGTCTTCCGAGAAACCAAGTCCTCGAAGAAACATGAAACGGTTGAGATCGGCGGCATCGAGTTTTCCGTCGATAACGGCATTACCAGTCTGTTCGTAAACAGCATTGATGAAGTCAAAGGGAGATGCCTTAGCCATTTTATTCTCCAGTCTTTGGAGCTACCTTGCAATCACGCATGATCTTGGTCAGAGTCGCGATGACCTTAAGATGTTTGTCCGGAGCTGGAATGACCGTGTCCTGAGCTTCGTCCAGGATCAATGCTGCTTCTGGAAGCGATGACCTCTCGAGTCGATTGAAACACTCTTCCCAGAGACGGATGATGAATGACTCTGCGTCAGGAACGTTCTCGACGACCCATTCGGTCATCTTCATGAACTTCTTCTCAGACAGGATATCGAAAAGAGCTTCGAGAGAAGATGCCTTCGCGTGTTCAGCTGCATCCATGTCGACCTTACCAGTCGATACTGCACGCTGGAGTTCGTTCATAACCGAACGCATGTCCGGGAATTTGTACTTGACGATTTGAAGAATTGCCTTCTTGTCGTACTCTACCTTCTCGTTTTCCAGGATTTCGACACACCGCTTGCACACTGAACGGATAGCTTCGACTTTGTCTTTCGGATTGAGGTCGATCGACAAGCAACGAGACTTCAGAGCTTCCGAGATACGATCGCGCTGGTTTGCCGTGAGAATGAATGTCGTGTACTTCGAGAACTCTTCCATGATCGGACGAAGAGCATCCTGAGCTTCAGGAGTCAGACGATCAGCTTCGTCGAGATGAACGATCTTCGGAGAACCGTCGAGAGATCGAACGGAGCAATACTGCGTGATTTCGCTTCGGATAACATCGATGCCGCGCTTTGCAGAAGCGTTGATGAATAGAACATCAGCACCGATAGCACGAGCGATGACAGCTGCAAGAGCTGTTTTGCCGAGACCAGGAGAACCGGTGAAGAGAAGATGAGGAATATCGCCAGAGTCGATAAAACCTTGGACTTCTTTCTTGACACTCAGCTCGAGGATGATATCATCCATATCAACGGGCCTGTACTTCTGAAACCACTTCTTTTCGGTTAGGTCTGCAATTTTCATTTCATTTCCTTTGAATTCTAAACGACGACGAGTGAGCCTGTCCATGACTCACTCGAATTTCATATCACATCTTAACCGAAGCGTGAATAGTTGAGAGACGGGAAAACGTAGTCGACGAAACCTTTCTCGCCAGAGTCGAAACGAACAGCGTTCTTCGAAAGACCTACTCGATAGTTACCTTGGAGGATTTCCTTGAGAACTTCAGCTGGAAGACCGACGAAGAAGTCTGCATCGACGGAGATGCCGGTATTGAACTTGAACTGGTTCGCAGTCTCTTCAACGTTGCCTTTATCCGTCATGTTGGCGGCCAGGATATGGAGAGTACCTTCTTCAGCCAGGAAAGTCATCTGACCAACACCGTTGATCTGAATTGCCTTCTGGATTTGAGAAAGAGTTTCGTTGGAGAATTCGAACTCGAATAAATCGAGTTTGAAAATGTTGTCGACCTTTGCTGGAGACGGAACGACCAGGATATCAGGATCAGAGAGAGCGAACGACTGATTGTAGACGCCATCCGTCGAACGGAAGTATGCTCGATCGTTCTTGACAGTGATGTCATAGTCCTTGTCAGAGAACAACGAGAAGATTTGAACGAAGTTTTTCAGATTGAAGATCGGAAGATCGAGATCGATATCCTGGACATTGCGAGCACGTGCGATGATACGCTTGGACTTCGACGTCACATAGAGCTTCTGATCGCCAGGAGACGACTCGATGTTAATTGCTTCACCGACACTCGCAAAGTGCTTGAGGATGTCGATCGTGGTATTTTCGAATTTCATTTCATTTCCTTTGTTGATGATTTTCCATTTATACACCCATCAGAGAGGAATGTAAATGTCCTTGTCGAGAAATTTCTTCAAAGTCTCGTTGAAATTTGAAGGCCTCTTGTCCAGAGTGGCCTCGAAGAGATGGATTCGCGATGCGACCTTCGAATCGACCGAGAACCGCTTGTAGACGATATTCCTCTCGTCCTGGAAACTGATTGATCCTCCGAGGTTCATTTCCCAGAAGACCGAGATCATACCGTTGCCTTCGAGATGAAAGAAAGTCTTTAGACGTTTGATGCCGAGTGCTCGATCATTTTGATAATGGATTTCAGCATTGGAATTATGAGTTCCAATCTTATCCACGATCACCATCTCAAGGCGCTTCCACATCTCGTGAGTGAGTTCTTCCATCACTTGGTCCTTCGAGCGAGTTCAGCTTCGACCTCTTCGATGAATTCGTCCTTGTGATCTACAGCTGAGCTTTTGCCTACCCAGAGATCGCGGATGGCCATGACAGGCAAAGCGATGATAATCACGATGACGGCGAAGCATGCGATAACCAGGTGGGCAAGAAGCCAAAGTGGAACGCTGATCGGAAGAGTGAGAACGAAGAGCTTCCGAAGGAAAGGAGGCCATTCCATGACGTTGGAGGAAAATTTCATTTTCATTAGAGGTTCCAGTGATTGAGGAAGTCGGCGAAGAATTCTTCGGGTGTTTCCGAGATCGACTTGATGAGACGATCCATGTGGAGTTGAGCTTCGTAACCGAAAGAATTCATGTGAACGGTGGCGGCGAAAGTCTTCTTGTCGGACATGACCAATTCGCTGTACGTCGGATCGTATTCGAGATGAGTTTTGCCAATGATGACAGACATCTTGCCACTTCCGGTCGTATAGGAAGCGGATGCAGGTTTTCCTGCAGAGAAGACGTTAGACCAGAAGCGCTTGAAATCGCTGTAGGTATCGATGTCGATCACGTGAGAATTCATTTCGGTTCTCCAGAAGAGGTTGATGTTGAAGAGACCATACATCAACCTCTAAGTCTTGTAAATCACAAAGTTTCGAGATACGAAGAAATTTTCTGAGCGTCCTTAAAAGCGATGGCGATAGCCTGGTGCATGTCATAGTATGCATGCCTGCCCATACGGCCACCCATGAAGAGTCCGTCGATCTTCGAAGCTTCAATCTCGTAGAGCTTCAGGATTTCTTTCGACCGATCGGTATTGATCGGATAATAGTACTCATCTTGAGACTCTGGAGTCTTCGATTTTTCCAGAGCGATGATAGTACCCTTTTGAAGAGCCGACTCTTCTGGATAGAAGTTCTTGAACTCGATCGCTCTCGTCCATTCGACTCCAGGATCAGAGAAATTAGTAACTGATGCGCCATAGAGGTTCTCACTATCGTGCTTCTCGAGTTTGAACTCGACGGACCGCCATTCGAGTTTTCCGTGAACATAATTGAAAAGATGATCGATCGGTCCACAGTAGTAAACTGCGTCCATATTATTCCAATCCAATATGAGAGCGTCCGTGTTCAACGCGACACTAATATTCGGATGACTCAGGATATTCTCGATCAGCTTCGTATAACCGCCTACAGGCATGCCTTCGTAGGAGTCGTTGAAATATCGAGTATTGTAGTTGAACCGGACCGGAAGACGATTAATAATCGACTGAGGAAGGTCTTTCGGGTCTTTGTTCCACTGCTTCATCGTGTAACCCTTGATGAAAGCTTCGTAGAGCGGTCGACCGATCAGAGAGATTGCCTTCTCTTCAAGGTTCTTCGGAGACCCTTCGATTTCTTCGGCATGACCTTTCACCCATCCTCGAGCGTACTCAGGAGACACATTTCTTCCGAGGAATTGAGCGATCGTATCGAGCGAAATCGGCATCGAATAATTTCGACCGTTATAGATGGCACGAACATGGTGCCGATAATCGGTGAACTCCGCATACTCATTCACGAAATCCCAGACTTCTCTGTTAGGAGTATGGAAGATGTGAGCACCGTACTTGTGGACATGAATGCCATCTTCCTGATAGTCGTACGCGTTTCCTGCGATATGATTTCGCTTGTCCACGACTATGACTTCATGGTTCTTTTCTGCCAATTTCCTGGCGACAGTGGCACCGGAGAAACCAGCGCCGACAACCAAAACTTTCATCGAATTCTC